AAGTGATAATATTTTTCAAGTGATAATATTTTTCAAGTGATAATATTTTTCAAGTGATAATATTTTTCAAGTGATAATATTTTTCAAGTGATTAGAAGTGAGAGATGGGATTTTTGTGATTCTAAACCACAAATTTCCCTCTTCTCACAGCATTAATCCACAACACCACTAAAAATTTTCTCCATAGTTCGTAAAACCATGGAAAATCCTGTGTTAATGAAAGAGGTGAGACAAGTTCTAATCTTGAACCCTAATCACCTCTTATTTGCCTCTAGTATCAATAAATATATAAGCTGTCGTGTCTATAATTTATAACTTTAAATTTAAAATTATGGAATTAATATTAATTATTTTAACAGTACTTAATGCAGTATGTATAACTGCGTTAATAGTATTATTACAAAACATTAAAAAGACAGCTAGTCCTTGGATGTATAGAATATATCTATTCTTTACAATATTAGCTCTTCTCTTTTGTTAGATAAGAGTTATAATATAAATTACAAGGATTGTTAGATAAAGATCTATGATATATTATCTAGATCAACATATTCAGATCGCTAGAAATATGATTATGATATATGTTTAAACATATGATGATAAGTATATAATTATATATCTTATCTAAGGATATGTAAGGTCCCATAGCGTAAAGGTTAACGCAAAACACTCATAATGTTGAGATTCTAGGTTCAAGTCCTAGTGGGACCACGATATTGATTTTCAGGATTTCTGATGTTTAGAATTTCTGGATTAATGTTTTTTGTAATTTTTTTCATGATCAGTGTTTAACATTAGCAACATTTAATGAGATGTGATATCTCCTTCCTTATTAAGGGAGAGTTAATACTCTCCTTTTTAAATTTGTTTATTATGAGAAAGATAGATATAAAATACATAATGACAATAATAGGAATATTTATATTTCTATTATTATTATCTTCATTAGAATCAATCATTAATTCTATTTAAGTAAGAGCGAATATCCAAATTGGTTAAGGGAATAGTCTGCAAAACTATATTGTGAGAGTTCGAATCTCTCTTCGCTCTCGTTAAATATTATATTTAAAAGGTTATATTCGGAAATATATAAGAATGATATCTTTTAAATACTTTAAAATTATATTAATTAAAATAAATAAAAATAATCTTTTAAATATAATAATTATGAAGATCGTGATTAATAGATCCGGAATTGGATTAAATCTATCTTTACCAGCTATAGAGTATTTAATTAAATATAAAGTAATTAAGTCTCCATTAGATATGAGAAATATTAATAGGAGTAGCCCAAGATTAGTAAGATGTATCGAAGTATTAGGAGATAACGCATCTTTAGATATGTTAGAAACGATAACAGTTAGAGATGATTTTAAATATAAAATCTCTGAAATCCAAATAGGTAACATCCATAGAGAAATTATCCTCATGGAGTAAGATATTTACATATGTAAATCTAATTAGTGTACAATAATTAGATATTCCAAGCTCTACTGGTTACAGAGTATAAATAAACCTAGATTTTTAGATTTTCCAAATTGACCTAAAATCTAATATCTTAGGATTAGATATAAAATAAGCGTGGAATACTTATTGTTAAATCAACTTCTTAGTAGTTTAACTGGTGAAAATGTCACATACAGTAGGAAATATTAGTTCGAATCCAATCTAAGAAGTGATAAAGAAACTCATATAATTCATATCTTAATATTAACCCGAAAAAGGGGCAACAGTAGGGTTGGGGTGGGTTCAGTGCCCTTGAGATAATATCAAAATCAGTAATAATGCAGATGAGCTGTAACCACTCTTTTATTAATAATTTTGTTTATATTCTATGCGGGATAGTGTAAAGGTAACATCCTAGGCTCATAACCTAGAGGATGGTGGTTCGAATCCATCTCCCGCTACTATATAATAGACTTCAGATATTTAACGCGGAATATAGAAGTTTGTTATATTTTATAATTATGCATGCTAATTATAAATCCCAACTCATCCTATGTCTAAGGGGAGTATAAATTAAAAGCAGATCCATCTTTTTGAGTTTGTATTGGTAATGAGAATAACTCTATAACTTAGAAATGTTATAAAACTTTCTTGAATTTAAAATATAAGGTTTGGGAACTTATATCATTAAATTAACTCCTCAGTAGCTCAGTTGGCTAGAGCAGCGGACCGTTAATCCGTAGAGTCGTAGGTTCAAGTCCTACCCGAGGAGCATAATAAAGAGTGTAGTACTAGTGTAGGACTCAACGTAACTTATAGGTTTTGTATTGTACATATAAATTTAGTCCTATTGGGTGTCGTATAACCCAACTTAGCTATCGAGTACGGTTAATGATAGCATTTTTATCGAACTTCCATAAAAATAATTATATGAGAAACAAGCATTATTTCCTAATAGATTAATCTGATAAATCGTATGAGCAGAGTTGATACACTTATAATTGTCTAATGTAGCTTCGTATTATAAGAAGCAAGTTAATATAAGAAATCAGTTCGGAATAATGTATTGTATTCGACGTGGGATTTAAAATTGTATTTATGTGATAGATGTATAGAGAGAAGATTAAGACGGAAAATATCTGGAGAAGATCTAATTCCAAATGATCCTGTTAATAATTTATATATACAAATATGTCTAGATTTATAATTTATTAATTATGAAAAAGAGAGAACTCCCGAAAGAAGTAAAGAGATGGATTAAATTTTTTATAAAAACTAATGCTTATTATAATTTTGATTGGGCATTTATGTTAGATGTAGAAAAAGAGAAATTAACTCAATGTATTAAATTTTTTACTGATAACGGATGTCATATTAATAATTCCAGAATAATTTCGAAGATGCAATTGGCTGTGAGATTATTAGATATTGCTAGGGATGAGGATTTAGATTTTAAAGGTTATGTAAATACTAAGAATATAAATAGATTTATTTCTATAGATAAATATGATATTGATATTCTCCCAACTCTTCGAACTGAAAAAGCGTGGTATTTATATAATAAATTAAGATATTATTATATGAAAGAATGGTGGGATTAAATATATTATGCTAGAATGGTGAAATTGACAGATACTCAGGACTTAAAATTCTGTGGATAGTAATATCCATGTGGGTTTGAATCCCACTTCTAGTACTATCTAGATGTAGCAAAATCAGTGAAGTTAAATACAGAAATACGCTTCGTAAGAGAACCTGTAGTCCTTAAAGGATAGTGGTGACACTGAGCCAATCTATTTATATAGAAGGTGAGATTCCAAAAACTACAATATTTATAGGGAATCAATCATATAAGAAATTATATGAAATCTCTGATAATCTATAGTGCCTTATAGAAAAACAGGGGATGAAGTTAAGGCACAAACTTCATTGGGATACATTCCCGGCGAAAGAGATTTTATATATCTCTGGATCTGATTATTTAATAGTACTTTGTGCATCGGATGCACTCAGATAAGTCCTTGAGGTTAAGGTTCGACTCCTTACAAAGTGCCTAAGTAGTAATTATTTAAATATTCATATTATGGAAATTAGAAATGAGAATAAAGTATTTTTTGGAGAGAGTGGTATTACTTCTACTTCTGCTACATATTTATGTAACATTGCTAGGGAGTTATTAAAAGATATAGAATCATCTTTAAATAATATCTCCTTCATTACTGAGGAAGTAACACTCTTTGGATCTGAGAATAAGATTAGAACTAAAGAAGGATATAATTTATCCGAACTATCTGATCTAGATTCTAAACTTACTAAAGCTGCACAACTAAAAGCATTTATTGCATGGATGAGTGAAGGAATCAAAGCAAAAGATGTGGAAAGTGAGAAACTTAGAGAATATACTTTATCTGATTTTATAAAGGATTTCCCTGAATATGTAGTACAGAGATCTAAAGATTCTACACTAGATCCTAATTATGGACTTGGGAAATTAGATGTTTCAGAACGGGTTAAATATCTCTTCTCAGAAGCTTTAACTTCTTCAATTGGGAAATATATTCATAATAATGGTGCTTTAAGAAAAGCTTATAGCGAGCTTTTAAATATTGCACATAACAAAGTGAATATAACCACAGAAGCAAAAGATTCTATAGTTGTAGTCACTAATAAAATCCCAAGTGTGGATACTAAAGAAGTAGAAAAGATTATGCTTAAATATCAAGATTTACGAAGAGAGAATGAGAAGGTTCTGAACTCTTTGAAATCTAAGATAAAAAGTTATGATCATGAATATCAAATGTATCTTACTCTTGAAGATAAAGCAGCTTCAGAGTCGTATAATGAAAAGATGGAAGTAGTACGTTCAAAATATAATGAATATGTATTAAATAAGAGATCGGAAATTGAGAAACTTAAAATCATCATCCCAGATGGTTTAAGGAGTATTTATAACGATCTTCATACCATCTCAAAAGAAAAATAAATAAAGTAGGTAATACTTAAATCCATTTGGATGGAGGTATTTTTATATGTATAGATTATATATATAATAAAATTTAGCTAAATAATATAGACGATAATATAAACTATTAATGCGAAAGAATCCTCAAAAGATGTTTTTATTTAAATAAATATACTTATTTAAATATAAACTATACTCCTCTTTCTGTCTTAACCTTAGTCCTTGAGAGGATTCTTGCCCTTGACATATTCTTTGACTATATTATATAATCTATACATAACTATTTTTAATAAACATTTGTCCTATAGTATAATGGTAATACATCTGGTTTTGGTCCAGAGAATTGAGGTTCAAATCCTCGTAGGACAACAATTCTATAATGGGAATTTTTAGATTGATTATTTCTTATAGAAAAATCTGGACAAATTTTGTTTGGACTTTTCTTTTCATTCAATAAATATTGAAAAATTCGAAAAGATATGAAAAATACTCCAAATAGTTATTTAACTGAATATTATATAAATAAAGTTTTGTTTATATAACTCTTTAAAAGACTGTAAAATATTAAAATTTCAAAACTAAACGGATTCTATGGCTTATAAGTAGAATACCCCTTTCTGTCTATTTTATCAAGCCTAGATACTCTAAAACTATTTTTAAGTCAACTTCCAGATATGGTATGTTTGGACTATTATAGATTTTTGGAGTTCTAGGCTTTTTTATTTTTATTTTTCAAACTCAGATTTTCAAACATGATGGTAGTAAATATATTAATTAGATATAATGATTTAATTCTCTTATTCAAAAAAAGACATAAAAATATATGGGATTCTTTAGAAGGTCCACTACTTCAAGCAGAAACAATGGAATCTTGTGCAAGTAGAATTGTGAAAAATTCTATTAATCACAGGTTTCGGAGAGAGAGGTTTATAATGATTGATAGGGATAATGATTTAGAGAAACAAAGGTATTTTTACTCTATTAATTTAGATCATATCCCGGAATTTATACACCTCCCAAAAGATCTAGTTTCTTGTAAATGGTTTCATTTACATGATCTAGAATGTATTAAATTATCAAAGAATTTAAAAACATTGTTTAATATAAATACTTAAGATTATGCAAGAACATAAGAATGAAGATAGTGCTGGGGTGATAGCTTTTGGAGTCATATTGATAATACTAACTCTTCTAGGAGTTATTAATCCATGAGAATAACCGTCAGAAAAAAGTTTTGGGAATATTTTAAATCTACTAAGACTATATACGGAAGAACTATTAAAGGGAGTTCCGATATAATAGATCTTAAGGGGAATAGAGTATTTAAAACAAGCGGTAAATTTGGAGTAAATTGGATGGGATGGATGGTATTAAAATCTTCCGGATTTGGGTATTGGTCTATCTCATCCATGAAACCTCATCCTATTTATTCTATAAAAGAGGATGGGGATAAATATGATTTAAATGTGATAAAAGATACTTTAAACAAGAGAAGTACTAAAGATTATCCCAATTTATCTATAAAAGAATTATTCGATATAATCTCACCAGAATTTAATGGAATGGTTTATATAGGAGATGAGCTTGATAGCGATCAATCGTTCTTAAATTCTCTTAGATATAAATTAGATCCCAAATTTGATTTAAATAGTGTTAAAAGTAAAAAGATGTTTATATATTAAAATACACAAAATATGAATGAAGGAGTTACTAAAGCTACATATTTAAATAGTATCATTTCAAGTTTATCTGACAAAATTGATACTAGATTTATTTCGGATGGAAAACATACATTTGGGGAATTATACGATTATATAGCATATTTAGAAGCTTTATATTTAACTCAGACCAATGTATATAAAGCAGTTAAACGTACCATAAATAATACTACTTTTATAGTAGTAAAATCTCGTGAATTCCCTCAGGGAGATGTAATTCAGACAAGTAAATTATATCCGATTAAATATATAGATCTATTTGCAGATATTCCAGAGGATAAGGAAGTATCTCTAGTTAATATTCCACTCACTGATTTTTATATATAATTATGAGTACAGAAATACTTTCATATAATAAATTCCAAGAAATTTTAAATCCTTATAAGGAATTTTGTGTGGAGATGTGTGAGATTTTAGATAATATAAGAGCTCTTACATCAGAAATATTATCAATCACTCCACTTACCTTAGAACTTCCGGATATAAATAGAATTATTGAGGGGAATCAGTTAGATTTAGATTTAACAACTGAAGAGTTATTATTTAAAATTGATGAAATGTTTGTGTAATGGATATTATATATTTAGAATGTGAATGTAATTGCTCTGAACATTTAATTCGCTTCATCTCTTATGAAGGGGAAGAGGAGATTTATATAGAATATTATTTAAATCCGGAATTGAGTTTTTGGAAGAGATTGAAAATTGCTATTAAATATTTATTTAATAGAAAATGTAAATTTGGGGCATTTGATGAAGTAATTGTAAATAAGGAAAGATTAAAAGATCTTTTAAATAAATTATAATAAAATGTATATTATTGTAGGTTTTATATTATTATTATTGTCATGGGGTATATACTACCATGCTGAGAATTACTGTGAGTTAGAGCTTGGAGAATTTGAAAAGCTTATAGCCATAATACTAATGATGTTCGGTCTATTGTTAATTCCTATAGCAATATTTCAGAAATTATTATGATAAATATAGCAGAAATAATAAAAAGATTTCCAGAAGATTTTGAGTATTATAACATACTTACTGGAATTTGTACAGTAGAAATACTTGAGAATGATTATATTAAAATTCTTCCAGGAAATATTATACTAAATAAATATGGACAACATTCATCTTTTGAAGCTTCTGAATGTATCTTATTTCCTAAAAAAGACCAACGGGATTGGGAGGCTTATTTTATTGATTCTGGATATAGAATAAATATCTTTTCTAGATTAGCAGGATTAAATATATCTAATAGAATGTTTTATTATAAGGATGTTGGAGATTGCAAGATTAAATTGAATTTAGAAAAACGTAATATTGAGGTATATACATCTACTCCACCTTATCACATAGATACATTAGATGAATTTGGATTTAGTAGTAGAAGATCTATATTTTTAACACCTTTTAAACACTCTTCTTATTTAGACTGGGTGGATGTTCCTGAAGAGTTACTAATCGGAACTTTAGTAGTTGCATCAAATAATAAAACATTTTGGTCAATAGGAACATATGAAGGAAATCAATGTGTAACTACAACTTTTCCAAAAAGGATAAGTGCAAGATATCAGTATATAGTTCCATATAATTTATTCAATTTAGAAACAGGAGAATTTCCGAATCTGAAATTATGAATGTGCTAAAGGATTAGAATGAAGTATATTATATTCATTACCGGATATATTATAGCTATATCTGCATTTATTAAATATGAAATATATAGTTTATACAGATGGATCTTACAGAGCCTCCAGAAAACAAGGAGGATATGCAGTAGTCTTTTATGATTCCGATATGAATCTTATTAAATACGTATTTAAAGGAATTAAGAATACAACTAATAATCGTTGTGAGTTAATGGGATTTATTTCAGCATTGAAACATCTCCCATTTAACTCCGAAGTTGTTATATATTCTGATTCTGAATATGTATTAAATCCGATTAAAAAAGGATGGATTTATAATTGGATAAAGACTAATTTTAAAGATAAAAAGAATGAAGATTTGTGGAGAGAAGTTATTGATTTATTACCTCATTATAAATTATCTCTTGAGTGGGTTAAAGGACATGAGGAAGATGAAGGAAATAATTTCGCGGATATGTTAGCTCAACATTCATCATTAATTGATTTAAAAGATAATGAAGACTAAAAAGACATTAAACGATTTCTTGATATGGTTAAAGTGTTCTGGTTTATTAATGGTATATTTTGAAACAATCAATAATATATCATCTTCCTATAATATAATAAGAAATTTAGATGCAAATAATCCAGATACTTTATTTGATATTATTCCTAAGGATCTAGGACAAGAATCAGTATTACCGAAAATAGATTGGGATTATATAAAAGCGTTATATACTCATTGGTTATTAGACATTTAATATATGTTTAACTAGATCTAATCTATATCAAAATAAGTAAAAGGAGTTTTTATTATAAAAATTATAATAATCTGTGTATAGCAGCTGAAATAGAATATTTACTAATTTATTACATATGATAATAATAGAAAACGACTTTAAAATAGAAGAAGGTTCATCTCCTGCTAGATATGATCTATATCTAAAGAAGATTATAAATAAAGGAAAAAAAGATACCTCCGGAAAGAGTTTAGAGAGAGAGGATTGGATATTAGAAGGATATGATATATCAATGCCTACAATCCTCAAAACTCTTTCTCATCATTTAACAGATAAAAAGTTAAACGAATGTTCCTTAAAAGAATATATAAAAGCATATAAAGACACTATTAATCATTTAAATACTATAATAAATGATTGCTGAAATAAAAGTAATAATCAATAAGGAAGAGCTTGAACAAGCGGATAAAACGGGAGTATACAAAGAACCAGTCTATACCACTACTCCATTTGGATTTCATCTAGATGATGTAGAATTATTTTACTTAAATGATAATAAGAATAAAGAAATAACACTTAGAATAGATAGAGAGTATTTTGTTATTAAATACGATCTTTCTATTTTAAATAAATTAAAACTTAAATTTAATAATTAATGAAAAGTTGGTATGTATATATTGTAGATTTTAATTCTACTAAATTAGAGCAGTATGATGTAATGCCTTATTTCTTAGGATGTGCAAGACAGCAGAAATTTGAATCTTCTGATTTAGAAGAGTGTAAAAAATTTATAAAGAAAGAAGGTATGTATATGTTTTGGGCTAGATGTGAGTGGGAAATTCTAATTTCTCCTTGGCCTTCTGTAAAAGATAAATACTTTAAAATAGATGTCTGGGATCAGATAAATATGAATTTAGATGTTTTTGCAACTGTATTTATTGAAAATTTAAATAATAAATAAAATGAAAGAAATAATACAATATATAGAAGATGTTTTTACTGATAATAATGGGTGTCAACGAAAATTTATTATCTGTGCTGTAACCATCTCAAACTCATCTGGAAAATTTACTCGTTTCGGGATTTCTGTAGCAAGAAAGGAGGATATGGCTAAATATTCTTTAGAGTTAGGAAAGAAGATAGCATACGGAAAGGCTTGTAAACGTCCTTTTATATTCGTTGAATGTAATAGAGTAGAAGGAATGAATCAAGAAATTTGTAATGCTTATTTAAAAACATTTGCTAAATATTTTAAAGAAGATCCCTCGTTTGTTCTTACATGGTTTAAATCTCCACGTAACAATAAAAGATAATGTCCCGAATTTTTAAGAAGAATAATTCTTATATATATCCTACAGAAGAATTTATTTATGAAGTTTTATTATATAAACGAGAAGGTAATATTATCTCAATTCAAGATAGTAAAACTTTAAAATCTAAGACATATATTCCGGAAAAGACAATAGCTCCTAAAAAGTCTAATACATTTACATATATGGATTTAATAGGAGCTCCAGAAGAATGGTTATATGATAATGGATATATTGAAACTGATTCGGAGGAATTAATAAAAAAGAAATTTAGGAAAAATAAAAGTAATATTTAGTATTAATAATTATAAATAAAGTATTTTATGGAAAGTTATAATCTCGGAATCATTAAAATGACAACTGGAGAATCAGGTAGAGGATTAATTCTTAAAAGAGAACTTTCTTTGGATGAATGTAAGTATATTCTTTCTGAAATATTTGGAATTAAATTATGCACACGTGAAAATTTTGATGAAGAAGAAGAATATCAAGAGCAAATGGATAAGTATAAAGATGCTATGAACGCTTGGCTTAAGGGAGATTGTGAAGATCAATATATAGTAGATCTTTTTTGCGTGAGCTATTTAGAGAATTATCTAGGGATGATGAATATGGTTTTAATCATTGATTATTTGAAAAAATTATCAGTTATTTAAAAGTTAAAAAGAAAAAGATTCTAAAGGAAATTACTTATGTTTACTACACCTTGTTTTATCGGAAAATACTTCAGAACTTCGCAAGAAGTTAGAGAAATTGGATACTATCTCCACCATCTGAAAAGAAACTTTATAAACAATAGTAGAAGAATTAATTTCACATTTTAAACATGAAAACAAAACTTCTTAAGAAACTTAGAAAAAAAGTAAAGAATGACGTTAAATATAACTATGTAGATGATTTAGTATGTTTATATGATTCAAACCTTAAAATTTATTTTACTTTAAAATATCCAGAATTTATAAAAACATCTGATAAATATCTATATAAAGTATTAAAAGAACATAGAATAGAGAGAATACTAGAATATATTAAAGAACTTAGAGAGAATAAAAATTTTAAGAAGTCTAATATGGAGAATAGAATTAATTATTTAAATAACTTATGAAAAATATAACTATTGAAGTTCCAGATAATTGTAAATTAATTAAAGAAGACGATACAACTTTTAAAGTAATTACAGAAAGAGAACCTAAAACTTGGAAAGATTTTTGTGATATTGTACCAGTTATAAGTGAATATTATATAGATCAATTTTCAAACGTGCATTCGATAAGCTCTGGTAAAAGAGATCCTATGTATGATAGAAATTTATGTGCAACCAGAGAAGAAGCAGAAGCTATTGTAGCCCTTATTCAACTAAGAAGATTAAAAGTTGAATGGGATAAATATGAAAAAAATATTTGTTCAAAAGGTATTTTTAAATACTATATTATATGGGACTACGGCAATAGTTGTTTAACTATAGGTGAAGGACTTTCAAACCATCTCTTGGAATTTAACTCTAGAGATAGTGCCTCAGAATTTATAACTTGTTCCAGTTATTTACTTGAAAAAGCTAAATTATTTTTACATTAATTTCAATGAAGCAAGAATTAAAAGATAAGGAAGTATCACTATTCTCATACCTAAGTAAATATAGAAGGTTTTATGATAATTATCATCTTAATTGCTTGTATATTGCTTTATAAGTATAAAGATGATGATGAAGCATTTAGTGTTCTATTAATTATTATTATATTTCTAACTGTTTCTCTAATATGTAATATATTATTAAATAAGATATGGATAATTTATATAAATCTGTGCTTTCCTTAGAGAAATGTAAGTATTTGTTAACACTATTAGCAGATAAACCAAATTCAGGACTCTTCTGGATTCGCGTATCTGGACCCACAAATAATTTTTTAGTTACTAAAACTAATGTAGAAGTTTACGAAGATTTAAACTTTGTAGAACAAATTATTCCAGCTTTTACAATAATTGATTTATTAGATTTTCTTCCAGAATATGTAGAAAAAGAAGGCGTTAAATATTATTTAAATACTCAAGAATTTAATAAAAGATGGAACATAACATATCGTAATGTTGATTCTATAAGATATTTATATTATAGTGAAGACAAATCTTTATTAGATTGTTTATATAACTGTCTACTCTGGAAACTTATAGTTTATGACCACAAAGACATTTAATATTGGAACAGTTACAACCTCATTGACTTTAGATAATTATCCAAAAGGATTAGTACTTAAAAGAGAACTTACTACCGCAGAATGTAGATATGTTTTAAAGAAGATACTTGATATAAATATCTATACTAGAGAAGATGTTGTCGATGAAGAAGAATACATAGAACAGAATCTTGAATATCAAAAGGTTGTTAATAAGTGGCTTAAAGGAGAATGTTCATCTAAGAATGTAGATTATTTTAGAATAATATGGGATGATCGGAAGACTGATATTGTAGATTTAATCCCTATTCTTGCTTATTTAAAGAGAAGGAAAATTATAGATTAAGACATTATGAAAATAAGATTATTAAAAAAAATTAAGAAAGAAATCTTTAAAAAAGGTTTATATACGTCCTCCAAGAGCTAGTTGGGATTATTACTCCTGAAAAAGAAATTAATATTTATTTTTCTTGAAAAAAGATTTTAATAATACAAGAAAACTTCTTATAGAAAAGAGAAGAGAATTTATTTTGCGAGAAGTAGAATCTATTAGAAGTATTCAACATAAAAAAGGAAATACCTCATGTTTATCTAAAGAATTAAGTGAAATCAACAAATTAATACCTTAAACTTATGTGGATAGCGAGAGAAGAAAATGATGATTTATATTTATTTAGATATAAACCTTATAAATCTGTACGTCATTGGGTTGCTGATGAGCAAGATCCGTCTAAATATCGTTTTAGAATAGATAGAGAATTATTCCCAGAAATTACTTTTTATAATAGTCCCAAAGAAGTTATTCTTCAGCTTAAGGAGAAAATAACTAAAGTATCAATATTAAACCAGACTATATGAGAAAAATAGGAATATTCTTAGGAAACTTTGATCCTCCTACTATATGTCATCAAAATATAATTAGGAATATTGTAAATTATAATTTCTTAGATGAAATCTTTATTGTTCCTAAATATAGAAGTGTTAAAGAATCATATTCCACACTTTTTACAGATAGAGTAACTATGTGTAAGAGAGCGTTTAAACCATTTAAAAAGGTTACTATATCTAATATGGAAAGTTTAATAGCTTCTACAGATATGAAAACCTATAGAGAAGGGGTTCCATCTTGGAAGACTATTGAATTCTTTAAGAATATAAAAGATATCGAATTATATATAATAACTACATTCCCTGGATATTCCAAAATTCCTAATTGGGATAAGGGTGAGGAGATATTAAAGGATAATAAATTTATTGTTCTTTGTGAAACTAAAGATTTAGGGAAATTATCTGAAGATATTATTAGTATACCTTTATATGATCATATTAATATTACATCTAATAAAATTCGGAATTATATAAGATTAGATTCTAATCCGTTTCCCTTAGTTCAGAAAGATGTGCTTGATTATATTTACAAACATAATCTTTATATAGGATGAGATATTATATTACAGGACATCGAGATTTATCTAAAGAGGAGTTTAGTAAAATTTATATTCCGGAAATAGATAGAATTATTCAGGAAGATTCTAATGCAGTATTCTTAGTTGGAGTATGTGAAGGTGTTGATTTATATACTATACAGTATTTAAATAAATACTCTATTCCAGTTCAAGTATACGGTCCGAATTTGGATATTAAAAATGATCTTATAAGATTACATTTATATCCAAGTTATGAAAAATCTGCTTTAGAGATGATTAAAAATTCAGATAAAACTATCGGGTTTATTAAACCTGGTAGAGAAAATTCTAGTTTTACTGCTCTAAATGTTTTAAAAAGGTATATAATAAACAAATCTTAAACTTAAATAATATGAATAGAAAAGAAAGAACTATCTCCGAAAATATGGAGAAATTAATGATAGACCAAATCTCAAGAGAATTATATAATCATAATGTATATAGAACATATGCGAATTACTATTATGTAAGAGGATTGTTTAAATTACATCTTTATTATGAGATGAGATCTAACGAGGAATATAATCATCATCAATGGATTGTTGATAGATTATATAGAGCCGGAGTTGATTTTAATTATCCAGAAGTACCAGCTATTAAATCTAATCATGTTATATTAAAGCCAGAAGATAGTTTTGGTAAAACTGTTGATTTGGAGATTGAAACTACTATGTGGATATCCAAACTGATTGAAGCTGCACGAGAAGAGAAAGATTGGCAAACTGAGGGATGGTTGAAGAGGACATTAATGGAAGAGCAGATAGATTTCTGTCTGAAAGTATGGTAACATACAGGTGAATAGATCAAAATCGGTGGAATCTATTTTAGATAATACCGAGGTAAGTATAAATCTAAAGAATTTATACCACTGTAACGCGTAGGTGTTGAAACTATAAATTATTAATTCTTTACTAGGAATTTATATATGTATATTATATTTTTGTGTTCATGGACATGGTGCATCTTTGCGGATCATTTCTTGCACATAATAAATATTAGAAACGTGGGTGATAATGCCCTTGTCAAAGCTAACTTCCCTTAGTATAATCCCGCTCTGTCCCAACTCCGACAACGGGTGCTGGTCAAATTTCAGGGAGTATCCAGCATTACAAGATGTATATCTTGGTTAGTGGCGACGACCCCTTAATAATATTTATAACAAATATTATGAAAATAGTAGCTAAGAAGGTGAAGGGGTTTAAGTTGATAAATAAATAGGTAGAAATGTTTATTAGCTATCGGTTTAGATACCAGCATAGGGAGTTTTATATACATATATAATTTTAGTAAGGTATAGAATTAAGATTCTATACCTTTTTTTATATTTAATATTTTATAGAATAAAATATACCCAAGAGTGATCTACTCCTACAGGTGATGCTGAGGATGAAAATGTACGCTGAACCGTCTGATGATTAAATCAGAATATCTTTATTTATATCTTCAATAAAGTAAGGAGGAGACTCCCGGAAGTAAGAGATAAAAAACTCTTACGATAACAAAATTGGGAAGAAGAAGATGTTAGCCGAATAATCCTAACAATGTCTGAGGAAGATACTGACTGGCAGACTAAGGAAGATACTATTCTATCATATTATAATGGATTGAATAGAGTAATAGAAGGAGATAGAGATATTATTGACAATAACTCTTTTCTTAAACAAAGATAATAATTTAATATAATAACTTATGTTAGTTCTAGATAATATTAATTCAGTCTCGGATGTAATTACAAATTCCTCATCGGAATTATTTGTAATAAACGATAAAAATACTACATTAGACCATCTTAAGAATATAATCAATCCTATATTAGATGGTTATTATGAACCATTTGTATTTAATTTAGATACGTTTAGAAAATGGGTAGAAAGTTCCGAAGAGGATAATTCTACGGATATAGACGCATGTTTTCAGACTATATACGACTGGTTTATTGATTTAGAGTATCCTAGTGGTTTAACTTACTATATTAGGGATACTCTTTATAAGTTACGGTTAGAGGACTATATTAAATTAGAAAATAGTCTACTTAAAGAATTATACGCGGAATTAATTAAAAAGTATGATACTAATTATCCCTCATATAAAGAAATTGAAGCTTTTCTTCAAACATATGATGAAGACAAAATAAACAAAATCATAGACTATTTACTAAATGCAAATTTCGAATATGACATTCGAAAATTAAATGGAAAGATTATTCTCCTTTCCGAGGAGGAGAATTCCATTTCATGTAGTAGAAAATTTAACCGCTCAGAATTTGCGGAAGATTCTGATGTATTTCAATGGCTTGAGCATAACTTTAATATTACATATTATCATTTAGGATGAGATTTAAAATACATTCAATATCAGATATTATAACAAACAGTAGTTCAGAAGTATTTCTTGTTTCTAAAGATAGTGAGATAAAGAATATAAAAGGATTGCAAGAGAAACTGAATTTAGGAGACGTATCTGATTTACTAAAGTTTATACATACTTATAGTTGGGGTATAGATAAAGACTATAATCATGGAGATTTATGTATAACACTTGATCATATACGTGATATAACTGATGCTTTCAGTAACTACTTCAATGATAGTGACTGGGATGATAATATCTCAAAAATAGGTATATTACGTGATGAGATGTACAAAGTATTTGCTGAGAGTTTTAAGGATATAGTAGCTATAGTAATAGATAATGGCTATCATTATGAATTTATTGCAGATAATCCAAATTTAAAATATGAAAACTTTCCATATTAAAATTCATTCTATTTCAGATATTATTACTAATAGTAGTTCCGAGACCTTTTGTTTTATTTATAGTGAAGATATATCTAAAGTATTAAAAGTATTATCTCCTTATTTTGGGAACTATGATGTTTTTGATGAATGTTGTGCACAAATATATGGTCCTTTTCAAGAAGGTATAGAGGATCCTTATATTGAAATTAGATGTTCCCAAGATTATAGACCTTCGTTACTAGAAGAAGGATTAAGATATGTATTAGATAAAAATAATATTGATTATACAATATCAAAAGAAGAATAAAAAATATCTTTATATATGGAGTCAATAATAGAGTTTCCAATAATTTTTGTATTTGATTCTAAATACTATAATGAAACTACTATAAGTAATATATTAAATAAACTATTAGAGCCTGAGGGAAGATCATACGAAGATTTCTTTAGAAAGATCCAACCGGCTATTGAAGTAACAACATGCTGCAATCCTAAAGACTTAGCAGTACTAACTTATGAGATACCCTATTGGATGAGACTTTATTTAGAGAATTTACATAATGTAAAAGGTTATAGTTGTTTAACTTTATAAATTAAGAGATGAAAGATTTTAAACACTTTGGAGTTAGGTTTAAAGGTATAAGTAGTTGTAATTATACCGCAATATGGAGTAATTTAATTACAATACGTCTTGGAGATAAAGAGATTAAAGAACTTCCAGCAGATAAAGCTGAGTTCTACGATGTTTCATTAGGGAATAAGTGTGTTACTGGAAAATGTCCGTGGTGTTATGTTGATTCTAACCCAAATGGGGAATATTATACTAATGTATGTGATACATGGAAGAAGTTTATCGCTACATTTGCTCCAGATAAGAAAGAAAAGAATATCACTATCACAGAAAAACCCTTTCAAATAGCGATTGGATCTGAAGGCTCTGCGGACGAGTCGCCGGAGTTCTGTGATTTCTTGGAAACTGTATATAATACTGGAGTAGTTCCTAATTATACTACTAACGGAGTAATTCTATCATATTATGATAAGCCTGGAACAGAATATTATGACTTGGCGAATAAAATCCTTAAATATACTCACGATTATGTAGCAGGAGTTGCTGTCTCGTTTGGAAACAAATCTCTCCGATCTTATGCAGAAAATGCTATAAAAGGATTATTAGAAAAAGGAGATTGTCATATTAATATTCATCATATAATATCTGATAAAGCCTCTGTACAAGACTTTATAGATAGTTGGTATAATTACTCAGACGATATAAAATATCATGTCCTATTGCCTCTAATGCCCTCTGGAAGGTCTACTAAAGGATTAGAACCAGGAGTATGGGAAATTCTAGAAAAAGCGATTAAAGATTTAAATATTACAAATGTTGCCTTTGGAGCTCATTTTTATAAATATCTAACAGATTCATCAATTAAAGCTTGGATATATCCTCCCGAAAGTTTAAGTAAGAATATGATTCTTAAAAATGGGAAAGTTATTATTACTCCAAGCTCCTTTGATTTAACCCCTATTAAAACATTTGATTTTAATGAGAAAATATAAAAAGAAAAAGAACAGGTATAGACCAAATAAGGTCTATCCTGTTAAGGATATGCTAATAATAATGGTGAATGAGGAATTAAGACCTTACAATAAAACAGTAGATGATATAAAGGGTATTGAAGAATGGTATAATTTATATACTTTTAACACTAAATCTCAAGAAGAAGTTTGGAAAGATTATTGTAATAAATTAATTCGTAGACATTTAAATCCTTGGTATATAGATAAAAAACATGCGAGAATACAGCTCAGTTGGGTAGCACTACAAGTTGGATTATATCCGAAATATTTAAAATATGAAAATTAGAGTAATAGGAGATCTTCATGGTAGAGATTGGTGGAAGAGAAAAGTTAAAACTGGAGATTCTGATTTAAATATTTTCTTAGGGGATTATGTTGATTCTTATATTGTTTCTGATGAAGGAATAATAAATAATTTATTAGATATAATTGAATTTAAGAAAGCATATGAGGATAAAGTAATATTATTATTGGGCAATCATGAATTTAATTATATTTCTCCTTATATAGGTTATTGTTCTGGATATAGATATAGTATATCTGATAAACTCCAAGATATTTACAGAACCAATCTGCACTTATTTAAATTAAATTATAATATTAAGATATATAATCCAGAAACAGAAAAGATAGATAGAACTTACTGGTTTTCTCATGCCGGAATTACAAGTAAATGGTTATCTTTTTATGGACAAATATTTAATAATATTGAGAATGAAAAAGATATAGCTTCTAATTATTTATACTATCCTAATCTCTGTGAAAAGATAAATTTATCTATAGATTCTTATAGATATTTATCTCAAGTAATGTCTATATCTATGTGTAGAGGTGGTAGTAATTTCTATGGTGGACCATTATGGTCAGATATGTTAGAATCTAAAAGAGATTTTCTTAAGTATGATCCAGAAATTCCTTTATATGATGCTCCTGTAATACAATACGTAGGACATACCACAGTAAATCCAGAAAAACAAACAGTTTTCAGAGATAAAGACTCAAGAAGTGAAATTCATTATTGTGATTTTGGAAATAGTGCAGAATATAATGATATTATAATCGAAGTATGAAGAATATTTATGTAAATAAAAATAATTATGAAAACAGTAACTATTGAAATTCCTGATGATTCAGAACTTATAAAAGAAGGAAATATCTATAAAATTTGTCAGGTAATACCTAAAACTTGGGAAGAATTTTGTAATAGAACACCTATTAAACAGGAGTATTTTATAGGTTATGATTCAAAAATAAATTTAAGAGAGAATAAAGGCAGAGCTTCTTGTGGGGATAGAAATTTACATGCATCAGAAGTAGAAGCAGAAGCCACATTAGCTCTTATTCAACTGATAAGGTTACGAAAAGCTTGCGTAGGTGAATGGGATCCAGAGAAAACATGCCCGAATATTTATTATATCCAAAGTACGATAGATGGAGAATTAACAGTATCATTTATATCACGTTATGTATACCGTCATACTCTTACGTTCCCATCTAAAAGTATGGCAACGCAATTTATAGAATGCTTTAGAGATTTATTAAATAGAGCCAATAGATTTTTAGCATGAGAGATCAGGTTTTATCAATAGATCAAATGAAACATCTAAAAGACTTAGATATTGATACTAGCGAAGCTACTTTATATTGGACACGTCGTTGTCATGGATGTAAAATTGACGACGATTCTACAGGAGAGTGGTTTCTTAGTCTACAGAAAGAGTTTCAGGTAATTGGATTTATATCTTATGAAGTGATTCCAACTTTTACCCTCCAAGATTTATTGAATGTTATCCCTTGCATGCTATCCTCTAGATCACATGAAGTATTTTCTCTTAGAATAGAAAAATATATAGATGAGTGGAGAGTATACTACGGGACTACTGAGGATAGTGACGGAAGTAAACTTTTCGCTCCAATTTATGGGGATACGTTACTAGAAGCTGTTTATGAAATGCTTTGTTATCTTGCTGAAAATAATTTACTTAAAAAATAGAAATTATGACGAATAAGGACTGATAATATGGGATATATTGAAGACTATATAAAAGGAGGCTATGATAAAGTAATTCTCAGAAGCCGTCTCTTATGTGAAAGATAATATCGATTGCCCATTTGATAAAATATCTGGATATCCAGAGTATGCAGATACTAAGGAGCACTTCGGATATGTATACGTTGAAAAATATACATTACACGGAGATACTTACTATGTAGCAAAAGGACGATCCAATCTCTCCTTAAAAAGAGAAGGTGATAATAGCGAAGATAATTTTCATTGCCTTGTTGATAAAAAGACAGTATTTAAGCACTGCCATTTCGACTATTTCTACAAATTTATTATCAAATAAAACATATTAATGACGAAAACAAGAATTTGAACAATTAAAAAACCACTAAATATAATTGAGATGAAAAAAGTAAACAAACCAGTTAAAGCATATAAAGGATTTAACAAGCATATGCAATGTGCGCCCAATGGGAAAATTTTCCAATACGAAATTGGTAAGGAATATAAAGAAGATGAAGCTAATTTATGTCATTGTGGTTTTCATGCTTGCGAGAACCCTCTTGACGTTCTGAGTTATTATAATAACATTGATGACAAATTCTGCGAAGTAGAATTAGATAAAATTGATCCGAATAGAAATAAAGATTCGAAAATATGCGGAAAGAAAATAAAGGTTGGTATTGAAATAGGATTCTTAGGCTTATTTAAAGCGGGAATTGAATGGATTAAAAATAAAACAATATTTACAGAAGAAGATTTTAGAAAATTACCTTCCAGTTATAATGCTAAGATCAGTTCTTCTGATTATAATGCTAGGATCGGTTCTTCTAGTGATTTCGCTAAGATCGGTTCTTCTGGTAAGCACGCTCAGATCGGTTCTTCTGGTGATGGTGCTAAGATAGGCTCCTCCGGTGATAATGCTAAAATCAGTTCTTCCGGTGATAGTGCTAAAATCGGTTCTTCTGGCGATAGTGCTAAAATCAGTTCTTCTAGTGATTACGCTCGGATAGGCTCCTCCGGTGATAGTGCTAAGATAGGCTCCTCCGGTGATGATGCTAAGATAGGTTCCTCCGGTAGTTACGCTCAGATCGGTTCTTCTAGTGATTACGCTCAGATTGGTTCTTCCGGTTATAATGTTCAGATCGGTTCTTCTGGTCATAATGCTAAAATCGGTTCTTCTGGTTATAATGCTCAGATCAGTTCTTCTGGTCATAATGTTCAGATCGGTTCTTCCGGTGATGATGCTAAAATCAGTTCTTCTGGTGATAATGCTAAAATCGGTTCTTCCGGTGATAATGCTAAGATAGGCTCCTCCAGTGATTGTGCTAAGATAGGCTCCTCTGGTGATGATGTTCAGATCGGTTCTTCCGGTTATAATGTTAAAATCGGTTCTTCCGGTGACGATGCTAAAATCAGTTCTTCCGGTAATTACGCTCAGATAGGCTCCTCCGGTGATGATGTTCAGATCGGCTCCTCTGGTGATTACGCTCAGATCAGTTCTTCCGGTTATAATGTTCAGATCAGTTCTTCTGGTCATAATGTTCAGATCGGTTCTTTCGGTCATAATGTTAAAATCGGTTCTTCCGGTGACAATGCTAAAATCGGTTCTTCTGGTGATGATTGTGTCATAATGTGCGCTGGTATTAATTCATCAGCTAAAGCAAAAATAGGGTCATGGATTACTCTTGCAGAATGGAAGTATTCAGAAGAAAAACAAAAATATATTCCATTTTCAGTTGTAACTAAACAAGTAGATGGAATTGAGATAAAAGAAGATGTGTACTATACCTTACAAGATGGTAAATTTAAAGAATCAGAACAACAGTAAAAAATTGAATAAAAACTATAATAGCACTAATTATCACATCCTTATTAGGAGACAACTCTGGTATTGCTGAAGAAGTAGAAAAACAACTCCAATACCAAGACAAAAAGCAAGAATCTGATGAAGTTGTAAGTATCCATCAGTTCGACATGCTTTCCAGGTATGTGAAAATGATATCATGAACAGGAAGATAAATACATTTAAATGTCTTGTAAACGGCGATATTTCTTTATCTTGGAATGAGAATAATATTCTTAACTTATAATACTGATAAAAATTTAAAAAAAATTGGAGAAATGTATACAGTAAATTTATGTAGATGTCCTTATTGTGGATCTTACCACTATGAATTAATAGGTTTTACATTCAGGGCTAATTATAATTACTTTTATTATACTTATATGTAAAGGAGCATGAATAAGTATAATTTTTTATTGCGTGCAATTTGTTTGTTTCTACTTAGTTACATCTTTGGAGTTTTGGTTTATAGTTATATACACAAAGAAACACCATCCGCTATTGACGTATATCGTGGAAGAACGGAATTAGAAATAACTATGATTATTAGAGACTCTACTATAGTTAGTAGAGATAGTATTGTAGTATTTAAATAAAACTTAATAAATAATATTTGGAATACTGAAGAGGAATTACCAGAATATCATAAATTACTCTTATGTTTACATAAGAAAGGTAAATTTCTAGCTATATTACAAGAAAATCATTACTTATTCACCGTTCCTGGAAGTCTTATATATCATTTTGAGGATATTATAAAATGGGCATATGCTGATGAAAATTTTCCTAAAATATAAATCTATGGGTAGAAATATAATTAAAAAGATTTTCTCTACTCCTAAATCTCCCAAACCATTAATATATAAAAATATTAAAAATTATATAAAAGAAAAACGTAATTCCAAACACCATTCACAAAAAGAAATATATAACATATTAATAAAAGCAAAAGAAACATACTTAGATTGTATAGAACATAATGGTGTATTAATGGGAATGTGTTATTATATACGAAGTGTTCCAGAAGTACTTTATTATATCCCAATTGCAGAACAGATTCCAAAATTTAATGAAAAGTTTTTACTTGGAATTTCTGATATACTAATTGGATATTGGTGGCCGCGTACTGATACAGAATCTAGAATCAAAGCATTTGATAAATTAATTGATTATTATAATCCAAAAGGAGCATGATAATATAGAAATAATAATTTATATAAAATATGTTAAGTACACATGAAATATACAAACTGTTTAGATTGCCCTTATCATCGTACAAATGAAGATGGTTAGGATATGATGAAGAAACAGAAATATATTGTTATCTATTAGATAGATATGTAGGGGTAACAAAGATACGATGGTTAGAGAATGGCTATAGTTATATTAATACTCCTAGTGATTATCCTCTAGGAGATATAAATAAAATTAATGAAAATTAAATATGAAGAAACAAGAAAATAATAAATATAAACCATTCAATCTCGAAGAAGCTAAAGCCGGAAGACCTGTTTGTACAAGAAACGGACAAGAAGTAAGAATTATTTGCTTTGATGCTAAATCAGAGAATTATCCTATAGTAGCTTTAGTTAAAGAAGGATATTCCACACAGGAATATTTACGTACTTATACCAATGAAGGCGAAGTTTGTCGTAATGGTCTTATGCATACCTTAGATCTTGTAATGCCTTTAAAAAAGAAAACAGGATGGATTAATATATATCATGTAGATGGTGAAGATACTGTATCAGGCATAAAATGTATTTATACAACAGAGAAAGATGCCAGAACAAATGCGATAATAAGCGAAGCTGTTGACACTATCCAGATAGAGTGGTATGAATAAAATTAAATATTATGAGTGAACTTAAGGATCGATTATTAAAGCAATTAGAGACAGACTATTCAGAGGATGCCAGAGACTGTCTTAAAATATATGAAACCATTAAAAAGTTAAATGGAGGGAGTATCCCTAGTGATCAATGGATGGTATTATCCAGAGTTCAACATTTAGGAACCCTTATAGATCCTATGAGAGTTTATTCCCCTTCTGAAATAGGTTACATATTCCTAAAAGGATTAGAAAAAGATAACGAGATGAAAGTATTATCAATAACAGAAGCAGAGGCTAGGATGATTTATTCAAGTATATCCGGAGAATTTAAGAAAAAGCTTGAAGATGTCTTCGGAATAGAGAGACTTACACTGAATTTCCAGGACCTGGTGAAGACCTATGAGGATGCATGTGAAATCACAGGATCAGTTCCTGATATAGAATATGATGACAGGTCTGAATTGGCACGTTTAAAACTGATACAGATCTATAAGGCCTCTAATATATTGAATGATAATTGGAAGCTTACCCCTCTTGGTACTCAATGTGCATTTTACCCGTCTTTTATGTGGAAGGAAGGTAAACTTGTATGCGGTGATATATGTCATACTTTATACGGTGTCTCCTATGATCCTAAATTATGTTGCGGAAAAGAAGATGATGCTTTTTACATAGGAACTCATTTTATTGATCTATATAGGGATTACTTATTACTAGAGTAAAATGGAAATACAGGAAATAAAAATTGACGGGATAACGTATATAGAGAACGAGGACTCAACAGCATGTAATAATTGTGCTCTTAAAGATGAAGAAGACTGCTGTATCCTTATACAGGGAGATGAAGTCACACTCTGTAATCTATTCTCAGGACATGCACTTAAAATAAAGGAGGATTAACTATGTTTCCAATTAATTTTATAATAGCTTTTACAATAATTGTTTTATTTCTTGTTTTTGCTGCTCAAGAACTTCGTGATAGAGATATTAATTCCTATAACAAGTATAAAGTTTTAGAGAATGAAAACGGATGTTATGTTGTTAAATATGTAAAATATTATCTCTACGGATTTATTCCTATGTGGAGATGGCTTAAGAAGAAATGTCCTATTAGCTTGGATGAAGAGGTTGTCGAATTTCAACATAAAGAATTAGCACATAATATTATGTTAGACTACTACGAATTGGCTCGCCATGATTATAATATAACTAAGATCAAAAATAAAACACTTTAACAAATGACAGAAGAACAAATTAGAAATTATAAAATAGCAGCAAGAACAAAAACTGCTCTCTTAAACAAACACTCTATAGTTACGGAAAATTTAGACATGGATGGTATATTTACTTCTAATATACTTGATAATTGTAGCAGTTTATCTTATAAGTGTTATACAACGTATACAGAATTACAAAAAGAAGTTGATGATGCTTTTAAAGAAGCTATTGAAAGAATCACTAATATTATATCTGAAATATAAATATGGAAAGTTTACTATATTATTCTATTAAATTAATATACGGCTTCTTATATAAAGAGCCTTTAAATTCTATAAAGACATTAGAATTTTTTGATTCACATATAACTAAATCACTATCAGAAATTAAAGATTTTGATAAATATGCTATGGATTTATGTATTAGAAATCTAATAATATATATGTATAATCCAACTAGTTTATATACAATAGACTGGATAAATAATATCGTCCGCTATATACGACATGTAATGGATAATACTGATATCTTAAATATTTTATATAATACAAATAAATCATCAGACTATGATATTTTAGAATCAAGTTTTCAAGCTAGTTATGAAGATTATATAGATATAACATTACCAGATTCTCAAAAATATGCACTATTTTCTCTATCCGGATTAGAAATAGATAGTGATACATATAACAAATACACTTATAATGAAAAATTTTCGGAATTATTACAAAGAGTGTTATGTAGAAGAATTATAAAAATTGATAGACCACAGGAAATTACATTAGTAGACATTTTAAAAGATGCAAAAGAACTATATTTAAAAAGTATTAATAATAATATTGAAGTAGGAATGTGTGATTGTATCAAAATTGCTCTAGAATGTAATCCATTACTTCATATAGGTAGAGGACTTGGTAATTCTTTAGATATAGAACCTCTTTCAATGATTCCGGAGTTTAATCCTGATCATTTTGGAATAAGCAAAAGATATGATCATTATTGGTGGCCAATAGGTGATTATCATTCAAGGATAGAGGCTTTTGATAAATTAATATCTGAATATAGATTAAATAAATAACTAAATTAGTATTTAAAGAGATGTTACCTATATTATACCAAATTAGATATATTCATAATGTTTGTATGAAATTTCTAAAGGAAGTAAACTTTGATGAAGCTGTAGATATGTACATAGATGAACGTACTAGATCCACTTGTTTAATTGAAAGAATTAGACTAAATAATTTTCGGAATCTTTTAATGGAAGGTGTAGAAAACTCTACAGATTTAAAGATTTTTTCAAAAAATTGTATAAAGTTTCTTACTAAAGCTTTTAGTAGCTCTGATATAATAGAAGCTTTTACTCATTGTAATGTAAATGGATCGTGGGAGGAATTTGAGTATAGTTATAGGATTTGGTATTCGAATATATTAGGACATAATGTTGTAAATCCTGATATATATAATCTTAATTATATACTACAAGGAGGAGAGGGGCTTAAAAATTCCTGGAAAGATAATTCCTGTAATTTTAATCTACTGCTCACTTATATAAACAGATATAATCATGAACCTCCTAACTATTATCCAAACGAACTAAAAATATCTATTCTAAAAGATGCTAAACGTATTATAAAATTAAAAAGTATATCAGGGTTATGTTTAGCTCTTAAGACATCTTTTCAATGTCAACCAAAATTTTACTATCATAATGGTATAAAAGAAATACCAAATCTATCTACAGCATTACAACATTATTTTCCAGAGTTTAATAAGGATAGATTTGCTCCGTATTGTACTGATTATAATGGTTACTGGTGGGATCCTGATGATAAAACTTCAAGAATAGATGTACTATCTATATTAATAAATATATACGAAGAAAAATTAAATGATAAAAATCTTTATCATGTTGAATAAGTTTTTATTAGAACACATGAAGGAAAATAACTTATACTTTAGGGGGGGGGGGGATTTAAGTAAAAATATAAGATCTCCAGCTATAGAATAATAAATATTATAACTAAATTTAATTATAAACTTTAAAATTTATTATATCTATGGCAAAAGAATTTATTACTGAGGACGATATTAATACTAAGTACATAACATCCTCAAGAGTTTATGAACTAATTAATGGTGTTAAGCCAGATTACACTACTGTAGGTTCTAATGGGTATATTACATTCCCCGGCGGAATAACTTTTGAATGGGGAAAGGTATCAGTAACATCTGGATCACAAGAAGTAACTGTTAGTTTACCAAAATCCTTGTCCTATGTATTTCAAGGGTATGTTAGTGTACAACATCCTGTTAATGAAGGGGCATATGTAGCATATGTGAGATCTATATCTACTACTACATTAAAATTATATAAATATGGGTCCGCTGCAAATACACTTAGGTGGTTTGTTGTAGGAACGGTTTAAATATTTAATATTATTTAAATAAAACATACAAAACTAATCATTCTAATAATCACTTAAATCTTTATTTATAAATGAAAGGATAAAATCTCTAGTGTATAATAAAAATATCTACACACATCCTACTCCTATAACAGCAAGAGTAGAAGTAGTTGAGAAAGAAGAAGGATTATACAGTACGTATATATTTAAAGATTTAGATCTGGAAAATGAATATTATATGATAACTAAATATCCAAATTGGAATCAAGGTCCTATAAATATCGGGGATATTGGATATGTTACTTATTATATAATAATCGCAGGAGTATCTAAATGGTATGTTAATTCTGGAGAAAATGTAAAAGAAGTATATACTCCATATAATTATACTCATTTAGCTCTTATTAAATTTATTAAAGATAATTCTAATATAATTAAAAAAGATAAAGATAATAAACTTAAAATAAAAATTATTTAAACACATAAAGTTATGACATTATTAAAAGAAAGACTATTAGAAGCACAAGAAAGAAAAGAGAATGATATTAAAAACTTTACATGGTTATATCCGAAAGATAGAGATAATGGAAATGTTCAGAATGAGGTTAAATTAGTATCTTGTACTGAGGAACAACTTAAGGGTTTTTATTCCCACTGTAATAAAATGTTATATAATGACTCTAAGGAAAATCCCGGAAGAGTTAATGTGTTAAAAATAATTCAGGACCAAATTACAAAGATTGGAGTCGAGTTAATGCTTCGAGATTTCGAAGCTAAGAATGAGAATTTCGATAGATTCTCTTTCGCATTATCTATCGATGAGTTCTTGGAAAAGAATAAAGATGTAGATCCCAAAGTTGCTACAATTAAGAACTTTATTAAGGTAGCTAGGAAATATGAAGATTTAACTTTACATTCTGTATATGAAGGATGTATTGGGAAGTTGGGATTGTTTGAGAATCCTCATATCACTAAATCTTTTATTCTTAGAATGGGGCTATGGATGAGTAAAATGGCTGGAGATCATAAGAAATTAAAAGAGTGGGCTGAGTTAAATAAATTATCCAGCTTAAATCCTATGGATAAAGTATATAAATATTTAAGACTTAAAGAACATGATAAATTAAGATCTAATCCAACCGGATTAACTTTATCCCAGATAAAAGGGATGTTAGAAATTACTAACCATCCTAAAAAGTATAGTGAATTAACTACAGAACAGCTAACAACTCTTAGATATAGGGTATTGTTAGACTTAAGAACTAGTGTAAGAAGTCATATCTCAAGATGGGAAACTTTAAAGCATCAGATTGAATTGGTTGCTGAATCCAAAGGATTTAAATTGCTTTAAAATGGATTATGAAGTATACGATATAGAATGTTTATCAAACCTATTTACATATACTGGTTACGATTTAAATTCTAAAGAATATTTTCAATTTGTAATACATGATTCTAAAAATGATTATGAGTTATTATATAATCATCTAAGAGGAAGAAAATTAGTTCAAATTGGATTTAATAATGAAGGATATGATTATCCTGTAATACATCATTTATTAAATCATTATGATGAATATGTAACTAAATCTGGACATCTTCTCTCTCAATGTATTTATCAAAAATCTCAAGAAGTAATTATGATGGAATTTTCTGAGATTGCAGATAAAAATAAATTTATTCAACAAATAGATTTATATAAAATACATCATTTAAATAACAAAGCTCGAATTTGTTCTCTCAAACAACTAGAGGTTTATATGCGAATGAGAAATGTAGAGGAAATGCCATTTAATCATACTCATTGGTGTTCAGAAGAGGATATTAAATCTATTCTTTTATATAATCTTAATGATGTAAAAGCTACTACTTTATTCTTTTTTATGACAATTGGAAAAACTGATAATCCAATATATAAAGGAAAGGATAAAATATCATTGAGATTAAATTTAAATAAAAAATATAAATTAGGATGTTTAAATTTCCCAGATGTTAAAATCGGAGAACAACTTATTCTTAAATTATATTGTGATAAAACTGGATCCAGAAAATGGGATATAAAACAATTAAAATCTCCTAGAAATAGTATTAATTTAAAAGAATGTGTTCCGAAATGGGTAGCATTTAAAACTAAGGAATTTAATCAATTGTTAAATAAGATTAATTCTACGGTTATATCTAATACTAAAGGGGAATTTAATGAAAGTGTTATATTTCATAATATTAAAATGGAATATGGTACCGGAGGTTTACATTCTAATGCTGATCCCGGAATTTATAAATCTAACGATGAATGGATTATATATGATCAAGATGTTGGATCGCTATACCCCTCTTTAGCTGTTACATTAGGATTATATCCCGAACATTTAGGTAAAATCTTTACTGAAATTTATAATGAGATAGTAAGTACTAGATTAAAAGAAAAAAAGAAACCTAAAAAAGAAAGAGATATGGTTATTATGGAAGGATTCAAACTTGCTGCTAATGGAATTTACGGTAAGTCTGGAGAAGAGTCCTCTTTCTTATATGATCCTTTATATACAATGAAAACAACAATTGCTGGACAATTATTTTTATCAATGTTTACTGAAAAATTAGTAAATGCTTGTCCAGAAATTAAATTTATACAACATAATACTGATGGACTTACGTATTTAGTTAAAAGGTCACATTTATCTTTAGTTAAAGAAGTAACTAAAGAAATGGAAGACTTAACTGGATTATATATAGAAGATAATATATATAATCTCTTAGTAATGAGGGATGTAAACAGTTACTTGGCTAGATACGAATCTGGAGATGTTAAATATAAAGGAATATTTGAAATAGATTCCGAATGTTATAAAAATCCTTCGATGAGAATTGTACCTTTAGCTTTATCTAATTATTTCCTTAATAATATTCCAGTATCAGAAACTATATATAATCATAAAGATATATTTGATTTTTGTATGTTACATAAATCAAATTCAAATTTTACAAGTTTTATGAGAAACGGAGAAGATGTTATTAAATTAGATAGAATTACTAGATATTATATATCTAATAAAGGGTATGAATTAATAAAAATAAAATCTAATGGTAAAGATTTAAATTTATCTAAATTTAATCAAGGAGAAAATAGAATTAATGTCGGATACAGAACTACATTATTTAATAAATATATAGAACTTCCTATTGATAAATATGATATAAATTATAAATTTTATATTAGAGAATGTAATAAAATTATAGATATAATAGAACCAAAACAAATGGTATTTGATTTTTGGAAATTATAAATATTTATATGGTAACCAGCGAAGAATTATCTCTTAAACTTGATCAAGTTCTTAGAAATCAGGAGGAATTAAAAACAATAGGATTAGTAACAATCCAAATTCTAAATAAATTTATAGAACATGAGAAAGGTCCAGAAGATTTTATCAGAAATATAATAGCTAATATAGCCGGAGATGAAATAGAATGGAATAGAAGAGGACAGTATATAAAATAAGTTAATATGATAGAGTTAAAAATACTTCCAAAATTTTATGATGATATTATATATAAGGATAAGAGATTCGAAGTAAGAAATATTATAGATAGAACATTTAAACTCGGAGATCTAATTCTTTTAAGAGAATATTACAAAGGAGAATATACTGATCGAGAATGTATTATAAAGATTATGTATATTCTAAAAGATCCTGAATATTGTAAAGAAAATACATGTATCTTTGGATTTGAATTAATTACCACTAATCACATATAATGAAAAAAGAAGATAGAATAAAAGAGTTAATAGAACTCTGGAGAAAAAATAATGGGAGAGGTAGAATAATTCTCCCTAATCAATTTGGGAAACAATTATTATTATCTAAAGTATTAGAGATTTTTTTAGATAAAAATCCTTCTTCTGAGGTATTTATTATAACTCAAAACTATTCTTCTTCTTATCAATGGAATATGTGGTTATATACTCAGAAGTTATATAATAAATGTAAAGCTTATAGTATTTCTTATATATTAAGTAATTTATCTACCTTTACTAAATTCCCATTCTTGATAATTGATGATGTAACTAATGAGAAAAGTTTATACAGTATTTTAAAGATTCCTTATAAATTCTTATTATCTATAACTTCTTTTTACGATTTAAATTATTTAAAATCTCTTCCAATTGTTGGAGAAATTACTAAAGAGGAAGCAATATCTAATAAATGGATTAATAATTATAAAGAGTATAAAGTTATTATAAATGTAGATGATTTAGATTTATATAAAGAGCATGATCAGAAATTCTATAAATATATGAAACTATTTAATTATGATCTTACTCTAGCAATGAACTGCTTATCATCTAAAGAAGTAAGAGAAGAATTTAGTAAACTTAAGAACTGTAAAATAGAATTAGTCAATGCTTGTACTTTTGGAGTTTATAGAGAGCTTAAATGGAGAAAAGATTTTGTATTTTTCCACCCAAAAAAGAGAGAATTAACTGAAAAGATTTTAGAGTATAATAAATTTAAAAGAGTTATTATATTCTCTCCAACTATAGAAGAGTCTTATAAGTATGGAGATATTCAATACAATAGTAAACTATCAGATAAACAGAAGTTCGAAGCATTGAAGCATATAAATTTCCCAAGTCCGATATTAGTATCTGCTGTAAATGATATTTCTCATGAAATAAAGTCGCAATTTGATGTGGAAATTATTACATGTAATAATTCATCTAATATATTAAAAGAGAATAGATTAAAATTAATAAAAGAAGAAGGTAAGATTTTTACATTTGTTATAAAGAATACTATGGAAGAAGCTTGGTACAAATTAAGTACTTTAGATAATGATTATATAACAATCACTGAGAAAATGCTACAAAGAGTCTTAGAAGGAAAAGAAATCTTAGAAGAAAGAATCGAAGGTCCGGAAATGATTTATAATTATTAAATATTTAACATGAAAGAATATAACACTCCGTATGATGAGTTTGGTTGTGAACATGGTCCTGGATGGTATGGATTAGTTTATCCTATTATATTTGATATAGAAGAATATAATAAGACTCATCCGGATAAATCACAACAAATAGAAATTTTTCAGATAAAAGAGAAATTTGGAGAATTATGTATTTACTTAGATAATGCTCCAGAAGATATTAAGAAAAAAGTTAGAAAGGCAGAAGAATTATCTAAGAAAATATGTGAAGTATGTGGTTCTCCTATAGATGTAGTTACATATTCTAAAAATGGATGGATACGTACTCGATGTAAGGATTGTAAAATTTAAAAATTATGCCATACTACAGAATATTAATGAATTGTACAAAACTTGCAGAAGTTGAGGTATATGCTAAACCTAAAGAAGAAATTATAGAATTCTTTGAACGTAATAGTTATATAGATAGAGATCCTGAACCAGAAGGGTATGGAGATATTGCGTATTATGATAATATAGAAGATCTTATAGAGGTATCTACTACCGTAGATATATACTATGATGAACCAGTTATATACGAGGATCTTGAATCTATAACAGAAATTTCAGATTGATTTATGCCATATTACGATATATCGTTAACCATTCCTTGTGATGTAAAAGTCTCAACTACTGTGTATGCAGAGTCCGAAGAAGAAATTAAATGTTTCATAAATAAGGGCTATATAAATAGAAATGCTACAAATATAATTGAAGATATTGGTAACTTTTATAATGCTTATGATTTAGTTGAGCTTGCTAATATAGTTGATATAGAACCAAACGCAATTGGAGAACAATATATAGATCTTATAGAAGAATTAAACTAACACTATTCCATTCACGTAACATCTAATAAACTAGAATTAACCGTGCTTGTTTGTGTTATATTGTATAACAATATAAACAAACATTAATGGAAAAAATCTCAATCTCATTAGATCGTGAATTAGATCTAATGACACAATATAATCTATCAGCCGAGGAATGGTGGATTATACAATTATTATTTCTCGCTCAATATCCTGAGGGAAGGATAGATCCTTTAGAACGATATAGTAAAATTATAGGTGGATTTAAATATGATATAATTGAATCTCTCCAATCTAAAGGAGTATTAAAAAAGATGAATATTAAAAAAGGAGATCATTTTGAGATAGATGATTTACAGTTTAATTATGTAAAAGGTGAAGATAAGAAAACATATCCATTAGATATTCCATTCACTGCTAATTTTATTAAGTCTTATTTAAAACATTCTGGGGAATTAGGGAAGGAATTGTTCCTAGAATACCCAAGTTTTATATACATTAATAATTCTCCTGTAAATGCTCGTAGTATAACGACTGGAAATCATTTCGGATCTATGGAAGATTTCTTTTTCTTTTACGGAAAGACTATCAAATGGAATCCAACATTACATAGAGAAATAATTGACCTGCTACAATGGGGAAAAGAAAATGATATGATAAAAATGGGGATTTCTACATTCGTTATTAACCAATCATGGATTGCTTTAAAAGAGGCTAGGGATAAGGGTATGGGATCGGTGGATATAAATACTCTTATATGAATTTAATTGATTCTTTTTATCAAAAAGTAGAAGAAGGGAAGAAAGGGAATAATATGGGTATACCATCCGGATTTCCTAAATTGGATAAGTATATATATGGTATACAAAGAAGGTTTATGAGTACAGTTATTGCCGATTCGGGTAAATTAAGTGCCCCTATTTAATACAAATAAATAGAAAACCATTTGAATTGCTAGGAACTCGCGAAGATTTAGTAACTAAAACATCAGAAGAAATTCTAAATGTGAATGTTAAAAATACTAAATTATGTGATAATTAGCAGCTAAGCTCCTAAGGATGTAATCTATGGAGAAAGTTCAACGACTATCTCGAAAGAGAGTAGGGCTAAGTAGCTCGAAGCGGATGGTATAATATTTTAATATTATAATGAAATAGTCTAATCTTACACGAAAGTGTAAGAGTATATATGGAAACGATATATACGTAATATAATTGGCAGGTAAGAGTTCTGTGGCCATATTCATGTATATCTATAAACCTTTAGTTTATTCCTTAGAACATCCAGAGATACCTGTAAATATTCTCGCATTAAGCTTTGAAATGTCAAAAGAAGTACTTCTCGCTAAACTTCTCTCTCTTTATATCCTTGATAAATATCATATTGATATTAGTTATTCTGAAATATTCTCATTAGATAAACCTGTTTCAGACGATAAACTTAAATATATCTACGATGCTAGGGATTGGTTAACTAAAGTAGATGATAAATTAACCATCTACGATACTCCTTTAAATTCCACTGGAGTATATAATATCCTCAGAGCATGGGCTGGATATTTTGGGAAGTTTGAAACAGACGATAATGGTGAGAGGTATATAAAGAATGATAGAAATCAATATTTAATAGCAGTATTAGACCATTGTAAGTTATTAAAGAATAATGGTTCCGGAATTAAGCATGAAATAGATGAAACAGCTAAACATTTTATTTATTACCGTAATCTGTGTGATATGACAATATGCGCTGTTCAACAAGCTAATAGACAATTTAAATCTATGGATAGAAGAAATTCCGAACATAATTATCTCGAATTACAAGATGCTCAGGATACTGCGGACATGACACAAGCATCAGAAATTGTTATTGGTGTCTATCATCCATTCAGAGAGAAGAAGGCTAAGTGTGAAGGGTTCGATATTAAGAAACTACGTGACCAATTTAGGCTAATTCAATTGCTCAAAGGAAGATTTGGACAGTCTGATGTTGTTGAGGGTTGTATTTTCCAAGGAAGTATAGGATATTTTAAAGAATTAGATCCTCCCGAAGATGGAAAGAGATTTGATTACGATAGAGTTCTGAGAATGGATTATTTATTCGAAGAATTTGATAATCAACAAAAGAAAAAAGAAGAGTTAGATAGAGTTATTAAAGAAGATGAAGAAGATGAAGTACTTGAATTTAATTTTAATGTATAAATGGCTATAGTATTACCAACAAGTAAAATACAACCAACAGAAACTGAACCTAGGGTATTAGTTATATTCTCGAAGCCAAAATCCGGGAAATCTACGGCTCTAAGTTTATTAGATAATAATCTAATACTAGATACAGAAAAGGGAACAGCGTATATTGAAGCATTAAAAGTAGATGTTTCTTCAGTTAAAGATATATTAGAAGTATGTAAACAAGTTAAGGCAGCAGGATGTCCTTATAAATATATAACTCTAGATACTTTAACTTCTTTAGAGGAAATTCTACAACCATACGCCTTAAGTTTGTGGAAGAAATCTAATGCATATAATCCAGAAAAGAATCCAGAACAATTAAAAGTAACTGATGTATATAGTTTACCTTTTGGGTTAGGCCAAAAGTATATGAGAGATTCATATTTAGCAGTAATCGGATTATTACAACAAGTATGTAAAAGAATTATTCTAGTATGTCATTCAAAAGATGCGAAAATAAATGAAAATGAATTAACTATAAAAGATATTGATTTAGCTGGAAAATTATCTGATATTATTGCATCTAGATATGATGGAGCTGGATATTTATATAGGGATATAAATGATAATACTATTATTACTTTTGATATAAAACAGCTTGCAGCAGAATGTAAATGTAGAGTTCCTAGATTAGATGGTAAGAAGTTTGTATTAATCGAGAATCGAGATGGGGAATTAATACCTCATTGGGATCGTATTTATTCTTCCGAACCTTATAGTGGAGAAGATATAGTTACTACTCCCCAGATTAATGTTACAGATGTTTTAGATGAAAAAGAATTTAACGAAGAAGATCAATCTGAAAATTCTAACATATCTGAAGAGGAATCTGAAGTAGATAAACTTTCAAATATAGAATTATAAAATGGAAATAGAACTTAATCTTATAGTTACTCTATCGGATAATTTAAAAGTTACTGGAGTTAGGATTAATAAACCATCCGACTCTTTTGAAGAAGCAGCTTCTAAAACTATTGCTGTAGTAACTCCTAAAAGATCTAAATCTAAAAAAGATCAGGATACAATAGTTCTGGAAGATAATAAACTAGTATTAACTCAGAAGTTATTAGATATAATTAATGCTGAACCAGGAGATAGATTACTAGTCTCTTTTAAAGAAGAGAATGGTATTTACTTTCCAGTAATTGCTAAATCAGAAGTTTTTGCGGATCCAGAATCTGGAAATAAATTAACTAAAAGTCTTACTCTTTCTTATAGAGGAAAACAGAGAGAACAGTTATTAATCTATGGTACAAAATTTAGATTCGAGGAAACTTCCGAAAATTCTAAAACATGTAAATTAATTGGAGATAAAGAAGTTAAAGCAGATGATAAAGTTATTAAATCTAATAAAGATATTGTAACTTTTGATTCTAACGAATCAGAAGATGATACAAAGAAAACTTATACAAGGGAATTAAAAATTCCTTTTGAAGTTACTTTGGAAGATGAGGAAGATTATGAAATTCCAACAGATCTTAAAAACTTAGATTTAGAGGGATTAGAAGAAATAAATCTAGATGATGAAACACTTTTTAATTTAACTAATTAATTTATTTAAACATTATGGCACTAAATTTTGGAGCAGATTTTAACAACGCAGGAGAACACACATTAGCTAAAGGAAGTTATTTACAAGGTGATAAAATTCATATTGTTAAATTAAAAGAAGCGAAAGCTGATAGACAAAAATTAAAAGATGGAAGGGAAGTAGATACTATCAACGTAGTATTTGAGGATGAAAATGGAGCAACTTTTGAAGATAGAACCTTTGAATTAACACAAGACTCTATTGAAAGAAAAACATTCGGATGGGGAACTTCTGCGTCTATGTATGATTCCGCAGTATTAAAGTTCCGGTGTTATATTGAACACTTCGCACCTAAATATAATGAAAAACTAATTAAAGGAGAAGTAAAACTTGAAATGAAGAGCTGGAAACAATTCCGGGATTCGATGGTTGCAATTCTCCAAGCTGTTATTAAACAAAAGACTCCTGTATGGTGTAAACTTAAATTAATTAAGAATAGCTCAGGATTTGCCAGTCTTCCTTTCTTTGCAGCAGTAGATAAAGAAGGAAATGCGTATGTAAACAATAACTTTATCGGCAATGTAGAAATTTTGAAACAACAAGATAGAGATATTGCATTTACTGCTTCTGAAATCAAGAAGATTAAAGCTAGAGAAGAAGCTGCTTCTGGAACTGCTACTTCCACAGAAGAATTAATTTCTTCTAATCCGGAGGAAATTTCGGATATTAATATGGAAGATTTTGAAAATATGACTCTGTAATGGGAGTTAACCTCAGTAAAGTAGATGTTTCTAGTCCTTTAATGGCTGATTACGATTCCGTGTTCTCTGAGAAGTTAACTCAAGAATTATTACTTAGATATAATTCAGAAGAAACTTATATGGAACATTATTTGGGAATTCCAGTTAAAAAAGGATTATTTAAATCCCCACTTAGAAAAGATAATACTCCTACATGTGCATTTTTTAGAGATAGTGCAGGAAGATTGGTATTTAAAGATTTTAGGGGCGATTTTTATGGAAATTTTATTGAGGTAGTTAAGTATAAATATAATGTTTCTTATTCTAAAGCGTTAGCAATTATCGCTAATGACTTTGGGATAAGAAAAAATATTAACTTTCCAGTTAATAAATCTTGTATAAAAGAATATACTAATTCGAAATTTGAAAAAACAGAGGGATCTATTATTAAAGTTAAAGTTAAGGATTTTACGGAAGAGGAATTAAAATGGTGGGGAAAATTTGGAATAAGTCTAAATACTTTAAAAAAATTCTTTGTGTTCTCCCTAGAACTAGTGTATTTAAATAATGAAATATTCTCATTTAGCACCTCTAAAAAGTTTCAGTTTGGGTATTACTATCCCACTAAGGATAAAGAGAAGCAATTGTGGAAAATTTACTACCCGATGAATAAAAAATATCGCTTCATAACTAATTATAAGAAAAGTATAATTCAAGGTATTCATAACATGCCGAAGAATGGAGAATATTTAGTAATAACTAAATCCCTTAAAGATGTTATGTGTTTATATGAACTTGGAATACCCGCAATTGCACCTAATTCAGAAAATCAGTTTGTGAGTGATGTTTTATATTCTAAATTAAAAGAAAGATTTAAGAAAATATTCTTGTTTTATGATTCTGATTTAGCTGGGATTAGTAATATGAATAAAATTAGAAAGAAATTTTCTGATATACTTCCTATATATATTCCAAGGAGATATAAGGCTAAAGATATATCAGATTTTTATTCTAAATATGGAAGTTTAAAAACTTTCGACTTAATAGAAAATACGAAAAGGTTATATTTAAATGGATAAAGTACAAAAAATAGAATTAGAAGAATGTATAGCAGATATAGAAGCCACATTACATAGTATCTATAACTATAAAGATAAATATAGTGTCGGCGGTTTTGATACTGCGGAATTATATCACCTTAATTTAATACAAATATACACTGAATCTTTAAAACAGTTTCTTAAAGCAAAAAGAGAAAATAAATAATATATAAAAGATTTAAATAATTTATGAAAGATTTAAAAATTATATGTGATATAGATGGAGTAGTTGCTGATTTCATGGGACACTATAAAAAATGGTTTAACATAGATACATATCCTTCTAGATTACAAGAGTATACAATACTTAAAAATGTATATAATCTAAGAAATAATAAGAAATTTTGGACAACAGTTCCTAAATTACGGGATATTGACTTTCCGATAGTTGCTTATTGCACTAAAAGAATTAATTCTAAATCATATACTAAAGAATGGATAATTAAAAATAATCTTCCCAATAAGCCTATCTATCAAATGGTATGTTACTCTGGAAATAAATCTAGATTAATTAAAGGGAAATGTGATGTATTTATTGAAGATTCTATAACTAATTTTACAGAATGTAATAAATCAGGAATATTTACATTATTATTAACCACTCCAGAAAATAAACATTATAATACTCCTCTTAGAATTAATTCTCTAAATTATGGGGATATATATAATAAATACGAAGAATATAATAAATATTAAATACTATAATTTAATCTTATGGAAGTTTCGAAACTTGAACAAGTAGAAGTTGATAAACTATACAAACAATTAGCTTACTATAATTGTCACTATGGATGGTTATTACTATCTATAAATAAAACTAATCATAAATTTAAGGAGCAGAATTATTTAAATATTGCATATGGATTAAATCAATCCACAATAACATACTATACACATCCTACTGATGTAGTAGATATAATGGATTTATTTGATAGAAATTTATTCAGGAATATTATCTTTGAATATTTAGATGTTTACTTCGGAGAAAATAATAGAAAGTTTAAAGATATAATAATAACTCCAGAAATTCTTCAAAATATTGTTATCATCACTTTAAATAAAGAATCTAGAGATGAAATAATAAAAGCTCTAGAAGAAATACTTCCAGAGTATTTTGATTATATCGATTTAATTACAGAAAATGAATATTGACAATTATAAAACCTATTTAGATACTACTATTTTAAAATGTCTTAATGCATGTAGTACTTCTGATGAGACAGAGGTATTTTTAAAACTTATAAACCATCTCTATAAGAATTATAAAGAAGAATTATTTGTACCAGAGTATTATATTATAAATGCTATTAAAAATTCTACAGACAGTGCTTTAGGAGATATATATGAATCTATCCTTAATGAAATACTTAAAGATTTATTGGGGAATGAAAATATACTAGATTCTATAAGCTTTCATGTCTTAACTACTGATTTTGGATTTAACCTATCTATAGAATATTATACAATTGAAAATTTTCAATGTGGGAGAGAATTTATCTTTGGTTTGAGAAGAATTATTCCAAACATTATTATATATGAAACTATAAATGGAGTACCGCAAAAAAGAAGAACTGATATCTAAGGAAGTATTATCTAAATTTAAGATAAAAATAGTATCAATAAACACTCTAGATATAACAGATGATATTTATTTCTCTAAGGCTTATTCTGGATATATATCTAACTCCAAGCTTAAACTTATTAATCCGGATGAGGAAGGGTCTTTTAAAACCTATCTTGAAGGACTAAAACAATTCTCTACAAGAAGTATGGACATAGGTGCAAAATATAAAATAATTTTTTATAAATAAATTTCTATTTACTTGTTTCTTTGATTTTAAAATGTTATACTTGTCATGTTAAATTAAAACATGACATCAATGAAAAATGTAACAAAAATAAAATCAACGTTAGAAATAGAAAGAGAACTTCACGAAGTTTTTTCTTTTATAGATATAATTGGAGAATATACTGGAGCAAATAATAAAATATTACATAGGTGTAATCTCTGTGGGCATGAATGGGAAGCTGTTACTAGGTCTGTAAAAGCATCTAAACATGGATGTCCCAAGTGCCAAGTAAACAAAGCACGTAAAGAACTTTCTTTAAAAAATTTTTTAGATAAACTAGATAAGGATAAATACGAACTTGTAGACTTTCAAGATCAGCAGCATGTAAAGGTCAAGTGTAAAGATTGCGGGAATGTTAGAGAGACTACTAGCTCTAATATCCTAAGATTTGGATGTAAGCATTGTTCTTCTAAAAGGAATAACGAACTCAGAAAATTAACGAAAGATGAGTTTGTATCTAGAGCATCTATTATTCATAGGAATAAGTATGATTATTCAAAAGCAGAGTATATTAATTTTAATACTAAATTATGTATAATATGCCCTACTCACGGAGAATTTTGGCAATCCCCTAATAAACACTTATCTGGACAAGAATGTCCTAAATGTGCTTTCAGAAAAAACTGGACCACAGAAGAATTTATACAACATGCAAAAGAAATACATGGTGACAAATATGATTATAGTAAAACAGAGTTTTCCCAATGGAAAGATCGAGTAACTATTATTTGTCCCAAACATGGATATTTTGAGCAACTTCCTTCTGTACATATAGATTTTAAATGTGGATGTCCATTCTGTAAAGAATCACACGGAGAAGCGTTCGTGAACAAGATATTGCAAAGTTTGAGCATACCTTTTGTTAGACAAAAGGTGATAAGAAATAATCACAGACTATTCAAGGTTGATTTTTATCTAGAATTGAACAATAAAATATTTATAATTGAGTATAATGGAAGACAACATTATTTCCCAATAGTCCATTTTGGCGGAGAAGAAAGTTTTATTAAACAATGTGTAAGAGATGAGGAATTAAGAACCTTATGTAAAGAAAATAATTATTGTTTGCTAGAATTACCATATAATAAAAATGATAGTGAAGTAGAAGAAATGATAAAAAGTTTTTTAGTGCCGTCATTACAGGAATGTAATAGATTATCACAGGGCAATAACGGGGAAAGCTGTGATGCCAATCCCGTGATAAATTCAGAGATTACGAAAGGCTCTGAATCATCGTAACGCGTAGAGAGTGAACAAATATAATCTCTCCAAGAGTGTCCTGCACCCTAAGGGTGAAAATGTACGCTGATCTATAACTAAATAAGAAGTTATAGAACTTTAGGATAAAAAGCCTAAAGGATAACAAAAATGACTTCCATACATGAATTAATCTTGCAGCCAGAGGAGTTTGAGTTAAATGATTATACAAAACCTTCTGCCAAAGCTGGTAAGATAGTAGAATCTATATTTAAATATAGATGTAAAGGGTATAGTATATCCAAATCTATAGAACAAGCATCTGAGGATGTGTCTTATTACGTGGGACAATTAAATGGAAATAAAATCTCTAAATTGATTTCCTCTGGATTAGAATACTACCTTTTTCTTAGAGCTAATAAAGATGTTCCTTATGGAAAAGAACAAATTATCCTAGATAAAAGGACTAGAGAAACCTGTATAAAGTGCGTAGATTCTATTAGAGGGAATATAGATGCAATGAATTTACTTCTTCCAGATGAATTTTCATTAGATCAATATTTAAATAGGAATGAGGATACTATTATAATGGAAATTTTAGTATCTTTTCCAAATAGTATAACTAATCCAGATGCGCCCATTGTTGAAATTCCTTTGAAACTAAAAGCTAAAATAGATAATTGGAATTTAAATATAGATGAAGGTGTTCTTAATTTAAATGATTTAAAAACTACTGGTAAAATGTGGTATATGTTCCCAGGATCAACTATTAATGAGACTGGAGAATTTGTTGAAGGGTCCTTCCAACATTATCATTATTATCGCCAATTAGGTATGTATTACTGGATGTTATTATCTTATTTAAATTCTGAGAATTATGTAGTATCTAAATCATATTTAAATATCATATCAGTACAAACTATTCCTAATTATTCTACAGTAGTATTTAGAATCCCAAATAAATGGTTTGTTAAAGGATTAAAAGAATTTAAGACCTTATTATCTTACGCAGCTTATGCTGAATATAATAAAGAAAAAATATTATCATGATTCCATATAGAGATGATGTTTTAATATCAGAACAAATAGTGCAAGATTTAGTTAATCAGTTTAATAACTTAACTCAAGAAGAAAAAGAAAGATTTTTTAAAAAGGTTTTATGTATTGGTTCTCTAGCTGTAGACTCTTTAGATGCTGTTACAGCTTTAATATCTATACTTATTGCTGTATATAGAAAATATGCTGAGAAGCATCCGGATGTTTCTATAGAGAAGTTTACTAAAGCATTTTTAAAGGATACTATATCTACCTATGATGATTCGTGGATGGAGAATTTTTTACCTTTATGTAAAGCTATCACAGATTGTAAAAAAGTAAATCTATGTGGAGCAAAGAATCTTGAGGAATGTAAATCTAAGATAAATAATGTATTAGATAAATTACTTCCATTTTAATATAGGAGTATCACTACTTTAGATAAAAACAATACCTCACTAGAAATTATTAATAAATTTTTAGTGATTACTATTTTGATAACATTAAAAATCCCCTTATCTTTGTACTATCAAATTGAGGGAAAATATAACAACTTAAATATTTATTAACCTATAAAATTTTTAGAATTATGGCAAAATTGTTTATGACCAATGTAAAAGGATTTAGTAAAGAAGAAGCAATGTGTGAACTTCCGTTAGAAATTAATCAAAATGCAACTGCAAAATGGCGTGCTGCTGGAGAACCTACTTTTGGTTCAGATGATTTCCGAGCATTCGCTGAGAACTTCATCAGCAACAAACATATGATTACTGGAGCTGGTGCTTATATTCAGAAAACTTCTCCTGTAGCTGATACTCGTACGAAACCTTATAAAATTGTAAACTTCAAGAAAGAAGGTAAGACTAAATGGGAAACCGTATATAATGTTTGTGAAGCAGAATTTAACTTAGATAAAGAAGGTAAATTTAAATCAATTGAATCAATTGGTATGCCTGTAGATCAATCTGCTGTTAATAAGGCTGATGCCGAACGTAAAATGCGTGAATTGATTGCTCAAAATAAACGTAATTATGTAGTAAGAAAGACTAAAGAAGTTGTTGAGGATGAAGCTTCTAAGAACGGAGAAATCTTGTGTGCAGGTGTTTATACTCCGTCAATTACTACTAAACAAGGAGAATTTTATGTATTTGGATTAGTTAAAGAATAATCTTAAATATAATAAAATATTTATATAAATATATAATCAATCAGAAGGGTGTAATATTAATTTATTACACCCTTTATTTTTAAAAACATAACAGTAATAATTTTAACAGTGTTGCTACTTAAAGCCGTGATTAAATATGAAACTAGAATTATCTAAATCGATCTTAGAATCCATCTCAAGTAGAGTAAATAACGATATTTTTACATTTGATGATGTAGAAAGTGAATATAAATTCGATAATATTCAAGAAAAGTTATATAATAGATTATATAAAAACTATCAGGATTTAACTCCACCACAATTTGATTTAGATACATTTAGATTCACATATAAAATACTTTGTCAAAACTCTGGAGTGAAGAAGACTCCTCAGAAACAATTAAATAAAGTTAAGGATAGAAAAATTGTATATGATGCTACTACTGATGAATCTTTCGAAAGTAGAATTGTTGGTTCATCTGTAAGAGATGAAGAAGGTAAAGTAATACATTATGAATTTAGAATCCTTATTAGAGATAAAGAATCTTTTGAAGGTACTCTCACATTATCTGAAATGCAGGATATTTATGTTGGATATTCTAATAGAGGATATAATTTATCAGCTAGGAAATTGTCTGAGAAATTCCCACAATATGATTTGATTCAATTAAAGAAGATTTTAAGAGCATTTCAGATTACTAAAGATTGTTACCCATTTGCTCCGCATATTGCAGAAAGTAAGAGTAAAGAGGAATTAGAAAGGATGTTATTAGATTTAAAATTACATTCTGCTTCTAAGAACGCTGATAGAGATGAGATACAAGATAAGAATAAATATATCTTAGAATTAACTAAGGAACTTAACAAGTATAGGGATAAAGAAACATTCGTTAAGGATTTACTTAGAATTCCTGTTAAATATAATACTCCTATAACGCCTTTATATTCCGATGCTAATGAATATACTAATACGTTAGTTATATTCTTATCTGATATGCATATTGGAGCTTATAATCCTAAATATGGATTTATACAATTGGAAGATTATAATAAAGAAGAAATTAGTAGGAGATTAGATAAAGTATATAATTTTATTATTAATAAATTATTTGATAATTTAATTATCTGTAATTTAGGAGATAGTGTAGATTCTTATAAAGGTGAAACTGTTAGAGGTCATGAATTACCTACTACTATTACTCCAAAAGAACAATCTAAGATGTATTTAGATGTTATGTTAGAGTTCTTTAATAAATTACTTGATTATGTAGAAAATTCTCATATTAAATATATTTGTATTGGAGATTCAAACCATGACGGTGACTGGGGATGGCTAAATAACGTTGTTCTTTCTGCTAAACTTAAAGAACTGAATATAGAATCCCACATTTCTGATCTTCCAATCGATAAATTTGATATCGGAAACAATAGTATTATTTTCTTACATGGAAAAGATTCAGATACTCAATTTAAAGGAATGCCTCTTACATTGAATGATAGAACAATAAATTGGGTAAATGATTATATTTATGATTCTGGATTAAAATTTAAAGACAATCTCTATGTAGTAAAAGGAGATTTACATCAATATGCTATAACAGAATCCAGAAGGTTTCAATATATTTCTGTTCCAAGTTTATATGGATCTTCTAATTATATAGCTGCTAATTTTGGGAAGACTAAATGGGGAGTAGGTTTTATGGAAGTATTTAATGACCATGTAACAACTGGAGTAATTAAAGAATGATATGATAAGTGGAACGTTCGTAGGAGGGAATGCTAAAGTGATAATTCCCCTAAGAGATAAAAAGAGTATTTATAAGTATTGTCAAGAACAAAAATATGACACTTCTTTACCATTAAGTTGTGATAGTTCTATTGGATTAAAATATACACTTTCTTTTATTCCAAAATCAAATGAACAATCTAATTATTTTATTCTTTTAAATCTTAATGAGGATTTACTTAAGATGTTTATAGAAAAGGAAATGACTCTTGATGAAATTATTTGTATAGTTGAAGAATCAGAAAAGTTAGACGATTATGAATTATTTCTCTGTTGTTTATATTATTTTCATAATTATACTAATTTAGAAAATTTTGAATATGCACTTGAATCTTTTTCATGTAAAATAGAAGATGATGAAGATTATATAGATTTATATCTTAGTATATATGGAGATATGATAAGAGCAACACCATTATTTTCTAGATATATAGACTTTAAAAAGTTCTTTTTGGAACAGTATACCACTATTAGCTTTAATAATACAAACTATATATTTTTATATGATAAAATTTAATATAAGAGGAAATAAAAATTCTACCGAGTTTAATAATATTCAAGAATTTATTAATTTCTGTAAGAGGAATAATATAATATCAGATGATGAACTTTTCGTATATGATTCTTGTGAAAGTTGGATTACTTATGATATAGAAGGTAGTGATTACAGTATACACTTATATAATATTGAAGATCCAAAATTATGTCAATGTCTTAAAGAAATTGTCTTTAGAGTTGAAGATATTATAAATATTATCGAACTTTCTGAAAAAGGTCTATGTGATGAAGGAATATTAATTTCTTTTTTATACTATTCTGAAGGTTATTCAAATGATATAGTTAATGAGTATACAATTGCTTTAAGTACTTATTTTAAAAAGTGTCCATATCATGAGTTTGATTCTATTATAAAAGATTATTATGATATAAATCTTTCTGCAACCGATTTATGTAATTATATTGATTCTTTTAAATTTTTATGTGACAAATTCAATATTGTAGAGTTTGATGATTGTTGGTATTTATATCATAAAACTAATTAAGTATGAATGCTTTTGTATATTCAATTAAAGATACTTCTAAAACTCCTATAATCTATTTAAGTAATTCTCAGGATGTTTATGAATTTTGTAATAAGAATAATATAAATTTGACCGCCCTTATTAATCCTGATGAAGATAATTCTGCAATAGATAATGTTACTTATTATTTAGAGAATTTTGATTTCGCTATAAATATATTTGATATATGTTCTCAAAAATTAATAGATTATCTAAGTAATACTTATTGGTTATTTAAAGATATTGTAGATTTTATCAAAGTATCTCATAAAATTAGTGAGTTTGAGTTATTTATTTCTATCTTATATTATAGTGAAGGATATATAAAAGATATATGTGAAGATTATCCAAAAGCTATTAGGAAGTATATAGGAAATATAGAAAACTATAAAACTATAAATGCCAAAAAGGATTTAATACAAATTATATTTGGAGAACGTATAAACAATTCAGAACTACTAACTTATATAGATATAGACACTATATTAGATGATTTACATACAATTGAGTTTGAAGATAAAATTTATTTATTTAATTCAAAACAATAAATATGTATCTACATAAATCGAATTATTTAAATAAGGATATTTATTATATACTTAAATAAAATTTTATATAAACATGGGCTTTGTTTATTTATGTGATACAAAGAAATCAGATACAATTGAAATAGATTATAACTGGTTAGAATCAAATCCTTCTTTCTACTCCTTACTCTGGAAATGTATAGATAGTGATAAAACAACAAATTCAATACGATTTGTTGCAAAGGACTTAAAATACTCTAATTATATTATTACCATAAATCCTAATAATACAAATCCTAATTTATCTAATCTGTTAAAAACTAAAGATTGGAGTATTAACGAACTATTTTTAATAGCTACAATTCCATATTATTATTACGAAGAAAATATATTTATAATCATCTTAGCATATATTAATTCTATTATTACTAGTCTTGAGGATTATCAATATGCTTTAGATAATTATATGGGAAAGATAAGAAATGGAGAATGGATAGATTTTATGATAGATACATTAGGTATTACTATAGATCCTCAAATAGATGAATATATAGATGCACGTACTTATATAGAAGATAATTTTAATTATGCAATTTTTAATAATTACTATTATATATTTGGATATTAATACATGGAAGTAACTTTAGAACAATTATTAAAAGGAAAAGCAACGCAAATAGGAAAGAAAGAATTCTATTCTACTAAGGATTATATAGATCCCTTTCTTCAATCAATGAGTAAATTTACAGATGAATTTATATGTAAAGTAAAAGAGCCAAAACAGATTAGTATTGGTGAAGAGAAAGATGTAATGTATAATAGGGTTTATATTCAAGCAGTTTTACCTAAAAACTATTGGGAGTATGAAGATCATCAGCAAGTAATATCTTTAATTTATGGATTAGATTGTAAAGTCCCAGTAGTAAAAATTTTTAGGGGAGGGATTAATATGGCGTGTTTAAATCTTTGTGTGTTTAATGCTACATATTTAAATACACAAGTATTAGAGCCACAAAAGATGTATGATATTTCTCCCATTAAAAACCTAATGAATTTAACAGATGATTTAGGAGTTAAGATTAAAAAATTAAAGAATACATTTATATCTAGAGATAAAGTAGATATGACTAATACTCTGGGCAAATGGGTAGATTTTTGTATTAAATCTGAGTATAAAAGTGATTTCGGAAAAGCTAAATTATCCCCAACTACTGCAATATCTGCATATAAAAATTTAGTTTTAAATCCCGACTCAGAGTATTATATTCCGGAAGATGAGGAAGTTTCGTTATTTACCGCATATAACGCATTTACTGAATTATTAAGGGATGATAAAGATGTTGTCAATCCTTTTGAAAAGAATTTACTTTTAAATAATTTATTTGAAATTTAATATGTACAATGATCAATCTAATGCTTTAGGAGAATTTATTTTTCAATCTAAATATGCTAGATATAATTCTAATCTGAAAAGGAAAGAGACCTTTGAGGAATCTGTAGATAGAATATTACAGATGCATTTAAAACATCTTAAAGATAAATATCCAGAAGTATTAAATAATGCAGAATTTAATAATGATTTATTAGAAGCCTTTGAGGAGTATAAAAATAAAAATGTTTATGGATCTCAGAGAGCTTTGCAATTCGGAGGCGATCCTATTTTAAGAAAGAATGAAAAAATCTTCAATTGTTCATATACGTATATAGATAGTTTAGAAAGATTTGAGCAAATTGAGTATTTACTGTTATGTGGTTGTGGAGTGGGGTGTTCTGTTGAATATAGACACGTAAATATTCTTCCCATGATGCCCGAAAGACTTAATAGCTCGGTTGAAGAATATGTAATCGGGGACAGTATTGAAAGTTGGAGTTTAGCTATTGGTAGATTAGTTCAATATTATTTTAATTCTAACGTAACTTATCCTAAGTTTGATTATTCTAAAATTAGACCTAGTGGAAGTTTAATATCAGGCGGATTTATAGCTCCAGGTCCTGATGGTTTAAGAAATGCTTTAAATAAAATAGATTCTTTACTTAGTAATGTTCATAAAACTACTAGAAGATTATCTCCACTTAACTGTGCTGATATATTATCACACTGTGCAGACAGTGTACTTTCGGGTGGTGTGCGCAGGTCTGCTTTAGCTATATTATTCTCTCCTAATGACGAGGAGATGTATAATTCTAAAGTAGGTAATTGGTTTTATGACAATCCTCAACGTGGAAGATATAATGCTTCTGTTGCTTTGGAGAGAAGTGATGATAATAAAGAAGTATTTAATAAAATCTTTGAATCTACTAAAGAATATGGAGAACCTGGGTTTTTCTTTAGGTCTGATTCTGGTATAGGGTGTAATCCATGTTTCGAGATTGGTTTTAAACCCGTACTAGAAATACAGAAACCTGATGGAGTATCTAAACAAACCGGGATACAGTTTTGTAATTTGATCTCTATCTCAGGTAAAGAATCCACAACAGAAGAGAAATTCTATAAACAATGTAAAGCAGCTGCTACTATTGGAACAATTCAAGCTACATATAATTCTTTCCCTTTCTTAGGTGAAGTAACAGAGCAATTAGCTAAGAATGATCCATTAATTGGAGTATCTATTAGCGGGATTATGATGAATCCTGATATATTATTAAATGAAAATATTCTGCGTAAAGGAGCTGAGATTATTAAAGAACAAAATAGCAAAATAGCTAACTTACTAAGAATTAATCCTGCATCTAGGACTACTTGTATTAAGCCTGATGGAAATATAAGTACCTTAACTGGAAACACTCCCGGATGTCATGGTCAACATGCGAAAAGATATATCCGGAGAGTTCAGGTTAATAAAGAAGAAGAAGCAGGTAAAGTATACGCTAAATATAATCCTAAAGCAGTAGTAGAATCTGTTTGGTCTAATAATCATACTGATAATTGTATTATGTTCGCAATAGAATCGGATGATAACGTTAAAACCAAATCGGAATTACTAGGAATTAGACAATTAGAAGTAATTAAATTACTATATAACAACTGGATTCTTCCAGGAATGGTAGATCCTACTAATCCTGTATGTAATAATGTATCTAATACTGTTATAGTTCCAAATCAAGATTGGCATAGAGTAAAAGATTGGGTATGGAATAATAAAAACTTTATTGCTGGAGTATCATTTATTCCTTCAACTGGAGACATTACTTTTACACAACCTCCATACTCAGAAGTATTTATCCCAGAAGAATTAGTGGAAATGTATGGGGACGGAGTAATATTTGCCTCAGGTCTAATCGTAGATGCAGAAAAAACTTTCGGGAATTTGTGGAAAGCTTGTGATACATTTAATTATAAAGGGGAGAAACTATATTCTACTGTTGAAGATGCTAAAGAATTTATTAAAGAACTTAATGTAGCAGAAGATCCCTCTTATTTAAATAAACCTCATTCTGAATGGGTAAAAGCTAATTCAATTCAATATAATAATTGGGTTAAAGTATTATCCATATTGGGATATACAGAAGAATTCATAGATGAAATTTTAGATTCTGATATAGAAATTCCAATTGCAGAAATTCAGAAGTATTTAGATAAAACAGCATTTACTAATATAAAAAATCTAAATACTAAAAGAGATATAATGCGGAGAATGAAGAAGTTCGGAGATACATATTTCGGAGAAGATTATAGTACTATGATTGAAGCTCTTAAATATGTACAATTATATCATGATTGGTGTGATATAACTAGAAACTATACTCCTATCGATTGGACTACAGTTAAATGGAAAAAAGTATTAATTGATGCAGATACAACAGGAGCTCAGGCTTGTTCTGGAGGACAATGTGATATAACTAAAATATAATAAGTATATGAAATATAGAATTACTTATACAGTATCTTGTGATTCTACATTTTATGTAGATATCGATGCAGATAATGAAAAAAAAGCAATAGATAAATTTAGTTCCGGATACTGGGATTACGATGAAGAAATACTTATAGACTCTTCTTGTTTAGATCCAGAAATAGAAAATATTCAAGTAATAAATGGGGAGGATGTTTGATGAAATATACTATTCACAATTTAAACAACGGATTGTACTGGGACGATACCTGTGAACTATTTAGAACTGGAGGATTAGTTCCATTATATAATACAGAAGATGAAGCTAAAAATGTTATAATTAAAAAAGAATTGAAAGAATGTGAAGTACTTCCAGTTTTATTAATTCCAAATCCTGACGATAATGATTAAATCTTTTTATGCTATATATAATCCTAAATTATCTAATTATTACAATCCTATAACAAAAGAGTTTGGAGTGTATAATACTAACGCTATTTATAATAAAGATACTGCTCTTAAATATATAGATCAAGATGGACTAAAAGGTTGTGAGTTAAAGATTATATATAAATATTTTAAATCATGATATTAAATTTTATATATAATAGTCTGGAATCTGATATCGATCCTTTCGATATTCTTCCTCCTGATAATGATATAGAGAATTTAAATATAAATTATTATGATATATCATATACTAAGGATAAGAAAAAGGGAAGAGCTATATTAAATAAATATGCTGCTAGAGAACTTCCAGTATTTGAATTAACAGATGACGACGGGAATTATTTATATTTTTCTTATGCAGAAAGTAGATTGTATAAATTAACCAAAGAATTTATTATATCTAAAGTAAAAGAATACGAACATAATAAAGAATAAATATATTTTATCTATGTTAGCAGAAGATCTCAAAATTGGAGATATTATACTTGTAGAAGGAGGAAGTAGTAATTATAATATAGAAATTTTGGATATATCATCACCTAATATTAAATATAGATATACTGATTTACCTAAAACTAATAATTGGGCAGACTTTTCTACGTTTAATAAAACTTTTAAAATACTTGAAATATTAAAAGAAGGAGATGGAAAAAGAAAAGGAAATAAAACTATAACAGTATCAAAGAAATCTAAGAAAAAATGAAAGTAAAAATATATAATAAATCTAATAACGAACTACCTAAATATAAAACATCTGGGGCAGCAGGGATGGACGCAAGGGCTAGCTTTAGTAATATTGATCCAAAAGATTTAATTAAATATGGTCCTGTTGTATATACTTTAGATGCGGAAACAAAAAAAATTAAATCTATCTCGATGCAGCCAGGGTCAAGAGTTTTAGTTCCTTTAGATATTCATACAAGTATTCCGGAAGGTTATATGATTACTTTACATATTCGTAGTGGAGTAGCTCTTAAAGATGGATTGATTCTTGGAAATGCAATTGGGATTATAGATTTTGATTATAGAGGGAATTATGGAGCTATTTTAGTAAATCCTTCATGGAATAAACCTGTAGATATCTCAGAAGGAGATAGAATTTGTCAATTAATTCTTCAAAAGGTAGAGACATGTGAATGGGAAGAAGTAGATAATTTAGAAGATTTAGATATAACAAATAGAGGGATTGGTGGATTTGGATCAACTGGAAAACAATGATGCTTATATTAGAAATATTAGGAACTGAATTTTCTACTCCGAATAAATCAGGATGTAAAATATTATTCGATGAAATAGAAAATATAGATCTTATTAGGAAAGCTTCTAGATGTATATATAGTTACCAACAAGATTTAAATTTTAAAACATTACAGAATGTATTCTCCTATGATCTTAATGTAGATCAAGATCTAATGAATTATATAGAAGTGATGTCAGAAGATTTTGATCATATTTCTAGCATAGTAATACATACTATAAAACATATAAATGAAGAGATTATGTTCTAATGGAGAATGCAAATAACATATTTTCTGAATTTGGAAGTGCTTTAATACAAGAAAAAGAAGATCAAGAGTTGGAATCTGAAATAAAAGGATTCCATACTCTGGATTTTGAATTATCTTGGGAACAATTATCTGCAATTAAGAAAATTATTAAGTTTATAAATAATAAAAACATTAGTAACAAAGACAACACTGATAATAATAAATTATTATTGTCTGGAAAAGCTGGAACAGGTAAAACTTCAGTTATATCACAAGTAATAGCATATTTAGATAACCATAGTTATGATTATGTAGTATGTGCTCCAACTCATAAAGCTAGGATTAATCTAGAGAAACTTACTAAGACTGAAACATTAACATTACATCAGTTATTGTTGTTAAAGCCTAATCTAGAAATTGAACAATTAAATATTAAAGAATTAGAATTTCAAAGTGGGTTGAAACATAATCGGAAAGCTAGAATTCCTAGATTAGTAATAGTAGATGAATGCAGTATGATAACCTCTGATTTATACGAGTTTATAGATAAAGAGTTAGTATCAAAAAGGAATGTAAAGATAGTTTTTCTAGGTGATTCAGCACAACTACGAGGAGTTAAAGATTTAGAAATATCTAAAGTATTCTCTTTAAAGAATAAAATAGAATTAACCAAAATATACCGACAGAAAGATGAAGCTCCGTTATTATATTTATTAGATGAATTAAGAACATCTCCACATTTTGGTAGGTTTAAAGAGTTTAAGTCCAACTATGGATCTTTATATAACTGTAACAATGTAAAAGATTTTATAATCGAAGCTGGAAAGAATTTTAAGAAGGCTATTAGTAAAGAAGATCCGTACTTATGTAGAATTCTTACATATACAAATAAAAGATTAAATGAGTATAATACTGTACTTAATAAACTTTTATTTAATAATAATGAAGAATATAATATTGGAGGATTTCTAACTGGATATGATAACTTTGAGTCCGATGATTATTTTGGAAAAATATATAACTCTCTAGATTATATAATAAAAGATGTAAAGCCTTATATTAAACCTCCATCTCAAATATTTCCTCTAGAATTAAAGGGATTTATATTAACTTTAAGAGATTTTATATATGAAGATGATATAGAAGTATTTATTATATCTAAATATATAGATCCTGAAATATTAAATTCTTTTATATCCTTATTTGAAACAACTAGACTAACCGCTCTAAAAGTAGACAAGAAAGTAAATTCTAGATTATATGGAGCATTGTGGAGTAAATATTATAAGTTACAACAATACTTTGCATCCCCGATTGATTTATATTATGATGGGAGATTAATAAAATCAGCAACACTAAAGCCTGGATATGCTATTTCAACACATAAAAGTCAAGGAAGCTCGATTACTAATGTTTATATAGATATGAAAGATATTTTAAGATGTAAAGATGAAGAGGAATTAAGACAATTACAATATGTAGCATTGTCTAGAACTAAAAATAACATTTATTTATTAAATTAAAATGGATTATAATATAGACTTAAATTTTCCAAAGGATATTCCTGTAGAGATTTATACTCCAGAAGGAGAATTACTCGCTACTGTAACTACTCAAACTGAACTTTTATATATCACAAATCAGATTAGATCACAGAAATTAGAAGGATTCTATATTAAGTTCAAAGATTTAGAAATACGTATAACTAAAGATGGAACTTTAGAAAGTACTCCTGAGGAAATGTTCTGTAATTATCGTAAAATTATTAATGAGACTATATATGGAATGCCTTTTGAAGAATATAATAAAGTAAAAATAGAAGTAGACGTAAACGGAGTTTTAACTGAAGTATATTATAAAGGTAATTTCTATGCTAAATATCTTTCTAGAATGAGTAAAGACTCCTTTACAATAAAAACATATCCAGAATGGATGGATGTAATAACTTCTGTAGAAATGGAAGGAACAACTCAAAGAAAGATATTAGAAGAACTTTCTAATGGAACATCTTTTACAACTATATGTAATCTTTTACTATCTAATGAGAACAACGTATAAGAATGAATTAATATCTAGAGATTCTAAAGGAAAAATTAGAGTAGTATATGCTAGTGCTAAATACCTCCCTATACCTAATGAATTTAGAATCTTTAAAAAAACTGGATTATTTAAAGGAAAACTCATTGAACAGCCTGAGAAAGTTATTACAGAAGGTAAAGCTAAAAGAACTGTTCATCAACAAGGAGATTTAGAATATAATTCTACTATATCTAAGTATTTAGATAAAGGATATAAGAAAGTAGAAGAATTATTTACAAAGCCTTTGGATAAGTTATCAGAAGAAGAAATAAATGAAAAACTTCCGTTAATAAAAACTAATGCCGATAATGTTCCTATTCCAATGGGATGTAAAAAATATACGGAAGTAGCTACTAAAGCTTTTGATAAAGAATATTTAGCTTCAAGAAAATTGGATGGAGTAAAGTGTATCTTCTATCAGAGGGATGGAGAGATTAGGACAAGTTCCAGGGGCGGTAAAGACTACAACATAGCAGCAGAACATCTAATTAATGATCCTGCTATGATAGAGATATTTAAAAAGTATCCGGATATAATGTTAGATGGAGAAATTTATAAACATGGATGGCCGTTACAAAAGATCTCTGGATTAGCTAGAACTAAGGAAATTACTCCTGAAAAATATCAAGATATTATCCAATTACAATATTGGATATACGATATCGCTGATGATAAAATGAAATTTGAGGATAGATGGGAATTAATGCAGGAACTAGAACCTATTATATCTAAATCGTTTCACTTAAAATTAGTAGAACAAACTCCAATTTCTGGATGGTTAGGAATCGATAAATTAAATAAGAAATATGTAGCAGAAGGATTTGAAGGAGTAGTCATTAAACGATTAGACGCATATTATGGATATGGAAAGAAGACTAGCGCAGCTATAAAGATTAAGGACTATAAGGATGAAGAATTTCTTATTGTTGGATGGATTCGAGGATTAAGACCCGAAGAGGATATGTGTTTTGTAATGGAGACTAAATCTGGAAAAAGATTCAAAGCAAAACCTGTAGGAGATAGGAATACTAAATTGGATTATATAAAGAATATGTCTAATATTATTGGACATATGGGTACTGTTACATATTTTAATATGTCAGAAGGTGGAATTCCAACTCAACCTGTATTTAAAACAATTAGATATGAAGAAGATATATATAATAATTATGATGAAGAGGATTAAATAATAATTGAATATGAAAATTGGCAGTAGAAAATCGATCAATGATGATCTTCAAAAGTATGATCACTTAAAAAATAAGTCTTCTTTTATAGAAATAACCGAATGGACTAATGGAGAGGGATGGGACATAGCTATAAATGAAAGAATATTTAATCTAACTTATGGAGAACTTGAAGCTATAAATTATCTTACTAAAGCATTAGATTATGAATCCGATAAAGTCAAAGATAAAGATTATCAATCAATATAATAATCCTCTTTATTATTGGTGGAAAGTTAGAAAAATATTTAAAAGACCTAAATGTCATCTTATAATTAAGAAAAATTTATGGTTTTTTGGACTTCCTATTAGAAGAGATTATTATAATCCTATTATAAGTATAAGATTCTCAGGGTTAGGATGGAAATGGAAATATGATGAAGTTAGACATGAATGGGATCCTTATATTCAAATATGCTTATTTAGAAAATATCATATTGTATGGATATTTAATTGGGTAAAATATGATGACTTAGATTCTGATACAATAAGTATGGCTACGTGGGAAGCTATACTAGATTATTTACATAAGCATAAAACTGTACAGGAATGCGTAAATTTTCATGCTTGGAAGAGTGGTGAAAAGATTCTAACTATAAAAGAAAATATAAAGAAAAAGTATTTAAAAACTTTAAAATAATAAACATAAATTATATTAGAGATAATTTATTTTATCTCTAATATTTAAATCATAATTTATGAAGTATAAAAAGAAGCCTGTAATCGTAGAAGCTATACAACTTTTAAATGATGATTATTCTATAGAAGAATGTTTAAAGTTTATATATAATGTTTTTATAACTGACGATGATATAGAAACTGTTAAAAATGATAAACATATACGTATTCAAACTTTAGAAGGGGATATGAAAGCTTCTTTTGGAGATTATATTATTAAAGGAGTAAATGGAGAATTTTATCCATGTAAACCGGATATTTTTGAAAAAACATATGAAAGTATTAAATAATATGAGGAAAATATTTATTTTTATAACATTAATATCATTAGTATTTTTATTAACAAAATGTAATGGAGACATATATAAAAAGAATAAAAGTGAGTTAGTTAAAACACTTTCTTCTATGGATTTATATACAGTTCCAGTGAAAGAAAATTTATCTACTATAGTAACATTCGGAAAGGATACTTTAGCGGTAACTAATACTCCTATAAATATATATATTCCAAATGTATTAAATAGATTTGATAGTCTTAAATTAGATACTATTGCTGTAGATACTAATAACTTATTTAGTCAATATGCTCAAACCATATTATTTGAAGATATAGAGAGCAAAGATTATGATTTTAACGATCTTGTGATTTATATTAAAAATAAATGTAAGTATTTAAATAATAAAGATTACTTCTTGCAATCTATAGAAATCCAACCTATTGCTCTAGGAACTACACAGAATATAAAATTAGGATGTGTATTAAGTAACGGTTCTGAGTATATTATATCTAATAATGTTAGAGAAGAGTTATTTAATAATCATAAAGGATATATAAATACAATATCAGGAAAAGGAAATATTAAATTTAAATCCTATTTAGCACTTGATAGTATTAGATTAAATAAAGACTCTAATCCATATATTGCTTGGTTCATTGAAATAAATAAAGCTAGATATTATTCAGTATGTTCAGAAATAGATTGTGAGGAATATAATATGTTTGGAGATAGAGATATTCCATATGGACTAGTCTTTTATAATACTTTCATGTATTCGGAAGAAGGAAATCCTATATTTGAAGTATATAAGGACTTCTATCTTTGGAGAGATGGAAAAAGATCTTCAATAGGAGAATATTCTGATTCTAAATGCTATAGGTATTAAAATATCATTTAAATAAATGAAAGATTTATATAACACTATAAATAAAGTAATTAATAACAAATCTTTAAATTCTGAGGAAGCAACTAACTTAGTTCATATATATATTACAGAAGAGTTAGGAAAAGAACCAACTTCCGAAGAACTTACAGAAGTATTAAAATTACTACAAAGAGGTATATTTGATTTTGAATATATGTTGGATATTATATTAAAGAAACCTCATGTATATGGATTATATACTTGTAGTATTTATTCTTCGTTAGATGAAAGTGGGAATAGAAAATTTATAAAAAGAACTCTTTATAGAAATTAGAATGGAAACCTATATTGATTTTGATGAACCCTATACATCAGATGTGTTTGATGATGTAGATCCTTTATTAGAAGTAGAAGAACTTCCGAAAGAAATTAGAAATGAGTTATTTAAAGAAATCGAAAAAGAATTTGAAGAGGAAGAAGAATCTGATTTATTAAAAGATTAATTATGAGAAATTTTAAAATTACTTTATCAACCGAAGAAATTATTTCGGAAGAAGAATTACTTGATATTATAAATTATTGTTATGATACTAATTATTTAACTTTTTCTGATATTCCCAAAGAATTGATAAAAGAATATATAATTGACGAAATAGGAAGTATATTTTCTTTCGAAACCTCTAATATAGATATTAAAGAAGTACATTGTGAAGAATAAATATATTGATATTACTAGGGAAGATTGGATTAGTCTAATCTCCCTAGATAAAAATAATCCAATAAATAAAAAATTGGGAGCAAAATTTATTTGTCAAGAAGAAATTAAGAAGACGGAGGAAACTATTTTATATAGAATATGTATAGAAGATATAAAATCAAAACGATTATTTTGTGTTAAATATATTCTATTTAAAGATTCCGAAGGAAAGCCTGATATAGCAATAAATACTGAATATACTGATAAATTATATAAAATCTAATAAGATGCTTACACATTATTTAAGAAACTTTTGGCAGGATTGTAAAATAGATTCAATTCAAAAAATTCGAGAAGCTATTCCAGATATAGATGATGAAACACTTCTAGAAATTTTAGAAGGTAAAAAGAAAGCTGTAACTGAGGATGGTATAAATTTTACTATAGAAGATGATCATGAGGAAGATAGAATGTATTTAAGTAGAGATAGTATACAAGAATCTTTTGAATACAAATTTAGGGATTTAGCTTCTCAGGTTATGGGATATTCAAAAGGATTGTATCTTGATACAGATGAGGATAGAAGACATTATTACTCTCTTTTAAAAAATACTTTTGAGGAGATTCACGAATTAGAGAATAATTGGAAAGAGTTTTGTACTTTGATAAAATGTAATATAAATCTAAAAGTTAAAGATTATCTTTATGACGAAGAGTCTTTGGAAGCAGATAATGTTGATGTATTTAATTATGTCGAACATTTAGATTCTCCTAATAAAGCTTCTTCTTACAAGGACCTTGTTTCTGAATACCTATCCACACTAAACTTTAGTTTTAAATATGCTCTAGATTATTTAATAGAAGAACGTGACTATCGAACTATAGAATTATTAAAATTAGATTCATCTAACGGATTAAAATATATCCCGGAGCATAAAAAAGCTCAATCTGAATTAGATACTCTTAGAGGAGATAATATCTTTCCAGAAGATATTCTTGAATGTATATGGAATAGTGGTTGGTTATCTCCAAATGGAGAATTATATGGATGTCCAGATTATGATCATATAAATTTCTCTGATAGATTAGTTAAATATTTAAATTTATCAGGAACAAATTCTGATAGAATATTAGAAACTAATGGATATATTAAATTCTCATGTGGAAGATGGTTATATATGGAGAAAGATTTTACTCCTACTATAGCCCAATTAGAAACAATTTTAAAGTGGAATAAGGAAAGGAATAAAAGTCTTAAAATTTGTATTGGAGATGGATTATCAATGGTTAATGTAGATATTATAGAATCTAAATTAAATTCTTTAAATAAATAAAATGAAAGTACATAATTTCCAAATAGAGAAAAGAATGGAATTATTTAATCGGTGGGTTAAGAAAAGGAGCGAGAGAGATAACAATTCCATTAAATATTTTTATGATGGAGGTAATGATATATACATAACCCCATATCAATTACAAGATCCGGATTATATCATCCCAGAATGGAATAAGACTATCCCTTCAAGGTTAAGAAAGTTATATAATAAAATAGGAAAATTATGTAAAATCGATGGTGATGTTATTGGATATTTTGCTGGGATAGTATGTGATTATACTGATTTTTATTATAGAATAGTATTAGAAGATGAACCTAGAAGTATTTTACATTCATGTGTTGGAAAAATAGATTTTATTGATTAGTATTAACATTTTAAATATATTTATTATGAATTATTCAGAGGTTATGGAATTACTAACTGATGAAATACTTGAATTGTACGAAATAAAAAATAGTGATTACGGAAATTCTTTTTATAAGCAATTAGATGAGGATGGATTATTAGTATCTAAGATTAGATTGCAGGATAAATTAAGTAGATTTTCATCTATTATTAAAAAAGGTACTATAGAAGTAAAGGATGAGAAGCTTAGAGACACATTAATTGATCTCGCTACATACAGTATAATGACTGTTGCATGGATGGATAATAAGTAAAATATGAAGAAAACATTTGAGAATTTAGAAGAAGGTGATGTTGTTTATATAGTACGTAAAAATGGATATACTGTAACAGAAGTTTGTCAAATAAATACTCTTGATACAGGAGAAATACGATTTTACCTTACAGATGGATTTATAGGTGGATATTTATATAATCCTAAAAACAATCATCTTATTAGTGTTGATACTATTGTATTAAATAAGGAAGATATCTTAAAGAAACAAATACAACTAACTAAAAAACATTTATCAGAAATAAATCGCAAAATAAAGTATTATCAAAAGAAATGTGATAAATGGAATGATTATAAAACATGTCTAGAGACACAATTAAATGAAAATGTTTAGTGACTTAAAAGGAGGGGATTTTTTATATAAAATATGTAATAAAAAGATTACTAAAGAAGAAGTATGTAGTACATATAAATTACCATCTGGAATGATTTATACTATTTTAATGTGCGATCTTCCATTTGAAGCTCCTGAATCAGAATCTGTATTTAAAGTTGAAAAATCTACTTATTATTATTACTATGTAATAAATAAAGAAGATATTGCTAAATATCAATTCATAATGGCAAAAGACAAATTAAATAAGATGAAAGAACAATTAATTTCATCAATAAAGAAATTAAAAAAGCAACAAGAAAATTATTTAGAACAACTTAAATATGTTCGAGAATTAGAAAGTAAAATATAAAATTCATCATGAAAACTTTTAAAGATTTAAAAGAATGGGATACAGTATGGATTATTGATTATAAAGATATTAAAGAGTATAAAGTTAAATATTGCAGACCTTATAATGATCATCATTGTTTGGCAATTAAAGATTTCTTCCCTTCTAAAGAGCACCCATATCTTTCATTTGAATTTCCTGTAGATTCTGATAAAAGTATTGAATATATAGATAAACATTATATAGTACTTAATAAAGAAGATATTCATGAATACCAAATGAAGTGTCTTATAGAGCGAAGAAACAAATTATATGGATTACTGAACGGATTAAGGAAAGCAGAACGAACTTATATAAAACAAATAGATGAAGTTGAAGATTTAATAAACAAATGCAATGAATAATTTTGAAGCTGCTATAGTTAAATACATTTGTCCTATATGTGGCAGTGTTGTCGAAGATAATATTATAATGAACTCTAGATTAACGGAAGAAGATGCTTCTAAGGTACGAGAACTCCATAATAAAATTGTAGGTTATTCTGATCATGCTTGCGAGGAATGTTCTAAATATAAAGATACTGCGGTATATTTTATCGAAATAGATTCGGAAAAGTCTGTTGGTAATAATACGTATAGAACTGGACGAATTACTGGAATTAGAAAAGAATCCGAATTAGTCGCAGCTGCCGAGAAATATATAATTACTTTAGAAGATGGAACTAGGTTTTGTTATATAGATAAAAAGGAAGGAAAGAGAATTGGAATGTGGAATGATTAAATTTTTAATGAATGAGACTAATTAAGCCAAGTGTTGAAATATGGGATCAAGAAGAAGATTTAAATGGGGTATATAAAAGTATTGAACGTGCGGGACGTATTTGTTACAAAAGTTCTGATAAAATAACAGAAGATTCTGCTAAACCTTTTGTAGATAGAATGATTAAATCACTACATCACTCTATGCTAGAACAGGGTACAGTATATCTTACTATTCCAAGAGAAGATATTAACTACCATATTTATTTAAGTAAGTACAGAGATAATCCATATTCAGAATGTAGAGTTGCTCAAACTTTAGAAGGTATACCAGTTGGAAGTTTATATATTAGCACTAATTATAGAGTAATTATAGAACATGACTGGACAGATGATTTAAAGTATCTATGTAAACCAACAAAATTTCATGAGAAGAGAATTAGTGTTCATTTTACATGTGATAGGGGAATATGGAACGAATTTATTAGACATAAAACTTTACAGAGGGGAGATGATTGTGAAGTATATCCAATTGTAGACTACGATTCTGAACAGAATAACTCATTTGCCCAAGAATCTACGAGGTATTGTAATTTCTCTAAGAATAAATTCAATAATGAGATTACTTATATAATTCCAACATGGTTAGATATTCCAGAAGGAGAAGCTTATTTCCATGATGGTATAAATTTTAGAGTTGGTGCTAATAAAGAATTTTTTGGAGAGTCTGTAAATAGTAAAGCTTGGAATAGAAATAATAATTGGAAAGAAGTAGATTCATTTTTACATAGTTTAGATGTTTCAGAGAAGGTGTACTTTGATTTACTAAATTTAGGTTGGACTCCCCAACAAGCAAGACAAGTACTACCTAATGCTCTTAAAACAGAACTTGTAATGACAGGGTTCATTTCTGACTGGAAACACTTTATAGATCTTAGATATAGAGGAACTACTGGAAAACCTCATCCAGACGCTTTTTATTTAGCTGAGAAACTATATAACTTATTCAAGGAAAAAGGTATTGATGTATAATGAAAGAATACATTCGATTCGGAGAAATTCCTAATAATGAACGTTCTGGGATATATAATAATGAGGGAGAATTAATTGGAAGAGAATGTGGAGTGTCATGTTATGAATGTATATGTTTTAATAATCAATATAGAGTTCTATTACCATATAGACCTACTAGACATACATGTGTAACATTACATAATCTATATGAGCAATATTTTGACGGAGATATTAACATGTACATTGTAGCAGGAATTGTAGTTGGATACGGAAGTGATAATGAACCATTATTAAGAAATGTAAAAGTAGTAAAGAAACTTAATATAAAATCTTTTAGATCTTAGTTTTTATATATTAAATTAAACATAATATGTCAATAAAAATAAAATCTAAAGTTTTAAAAGCTTCCGAATATACTCATTCCTTAATATTATTCTCTGATAAATTTTTAAAAAATGAAAATTTTACTTCAAAAATAATATATTATACAGCTAAAGGTATCTTAAATCTCTTTTCAGTATCTAAATTAGGAGATTTTTTATCTGGATATGTTCTTCAAAAAGTATTTAAACATAGAGGAATATTTGAATATTGGATAAAAAATAAATGTCAAACTAAGATCATATATAATATACCCCGCTACCAATTAGACACTCTTGTAGAACGTTGTGACAAAGAAAATATTCCAGTCTACCAAGATATCGATTTCAAGACAAAAGAGTGTGTAGGTCTTTATATAGGGCCTTATTGGACAAATAAATTGTATTATATCTTAGATAATAGGATTGTACAAGAAAAATTTGAATTAGATTTAGATATAAAGAATGATGATAAAAATATATAAAATAAAGTTTAGAATTTAAATATGAATAAAAATAAAAACCCTTTCGTATCATATTCGGAGTTTTTTACTAAATTAGATCCTAATACAGAGAAAGTATCTCCAGAAATATTAGATATGAAATTTAAAGATTTAACAAATGATAGAAACAATATTTCTAACAGCCCTGGCAATAACGATTCTGGGGTATCTACTAATATCAGCTCCGATAATTTTAATTTTACTAAACCAGCTGATTCTAGCAATTTGGAAACTAATAGAGCCAATATGGGACAAAATCAAAAGAATGAATTAAAGAAGCAGATTACTTCTTATATAAATTCTTTAGACATAGAAAATGATTATAAGAAATATTTAATTAGATTAGCTGAAAGAGAGAGTAATTTTAATCCAGAAGTAATAAATGCACAAGGATTTAAAGGATTATTTCAATTTGGGGATGATGCTTTAAGAGATATCGGGATGACTACTTCTGATTATATGTCAGATTGGAAGAAGCAGATTGATGCTGTTATTAAATTTACTAATTTAAATAGAGAAAGACTTAGAAATACCCTAAGAGGAACTAATGGAAAAGATATCGATGGGACTAAGATAAATGAGTGGGGCTTATTAGGAGCTGCACATCTAGGTGGCGTTGGGGGAGTAAACAAGTTCCTGTTTAAAGGAGCTAATCCAGTTGATGCGAATAATACTAGTATAAAAGATTATTTAATATACTTTAGTAAGTAATGAAATATAAAGATATCATATTAATATTCTATTGTTTATTAATTGTAATATTAACATTTGGAATTGGAAGAATCTCAGGAAAGATTTCATATCAAAGTGATATATTAAAAGAGAATTTAAATATACAAAACTATCTTCCATCTATAGATATTAGGAGATATTCTCCGGTAAGTGAGACTGAACAGTCTTTATTAAATAAAATGAGTAAAGAAGGTTATTGTTTAGTTGATGTAACAATTGAAAATGGAAGAGTATTTTATTATTTTCAAAAGATAGTATATAAGAAAGAATTTAATTTGAAATAAAGAAACCCTAACAGTGCATTATGCATTGTTAGGGTTTTTCTTTTTTTTATTTGGCTGGATATTTTTTATTAGATATGTATTTTAAGAATTTAAATTGAAATAATTTCCTAGTATTTAAATATTCTGGATTATTTTCATTATATCTAGCCTCAGTTTCAAAACATATATTCTTATATGCCATATTATATGGAGGTAAAATTATCTCTATAATCCAACATATTACATATATTAACAATGGAAGTAAAGGAGTAGCTAAAATCCACCATAAAGAGAGATTAAATATTAAACAAGATAAAACTGCTATAATAATAGATGTAATCCAAATCTCAGTCTGTTGATATACATGAATCGTTTCATGTCTAAAAAATCTTTCATTAAGTCTTCTAGTATCACCCTTATATTCGCTTCTTATCCATAAAATAAAAATAGTTACCATAGCAAGAAATCCTTTAACTGGAATTAGTGGATTATATATTACTAATGGTAAAAGTTTATGTTTTTGTTTTGATGTAGTCATATATAATAAGTATTTATTCTTCTGAATTTAATAAATTAAACACGTTCTGAGTTTGTTTTATTACATAAAAATTCTTAGGAATCTCTTTTCCGAAAGAACTTTCTCCTTTAGCTATTCTAATAGTAGAGTCTTTCAGTCTTTCTAAAAAACTAAGAGCTACTGGAGTATCTAAAGAAAGTCCTAGAGGAGCCCAAAATACAAGTTCGTCAGTGGAATTTAATAAAGTTTGTCTTAGAACATTCTTAGTTAAGGGATCAAATTCTTCTCCACTTTCTTCTTTATCTTCTATTATTAATCTAAATAATAATGCAAGTAAAGCAGCCCACATAGAATCTGCTAATAATTGTCTAGTATTTCTAATTCTATAATCTTTATGTTCTAAAGTTGCATCAGTATTCTTATTTATATAATACTTAAATAAATATTGCATATAATAGAAAGTACTATTCACCATTCCTTCTATAAATCTTCCAGACCATTCCTTTGCAGGGATATCTGTAACTTCTGTAGTTTCTATTAAATGAGATTCTCCATCCTCACCTACTACAGATTTTAAATAAAGTAAATTTCCTTCTTCATCTGTTTTTTGTTTCCATTCTCCTTTAGGTGTTTTATCAGTTCCTCCTAAGAAGAATCTTTCACGAGTAGATGAGAAATAAGATTTAAATTGGAATAGTATCTTACCTACAAATTTATGTCTAGCAGCAAATGTATTTTCATGATCCATATATCCGAATAATGAATCGGCAGAAGATTTTATATTTCTTTTTTCTGCTATAGTATATGCGGAAGGTAATGCTACTGGATTAGATTCGTTAAATTTTAACTCTTCCCAATCAAGATCATTCTCATGTTCAATATTAAATTGAGTTAGATGTGCGATATAATCTGCTTTTTGTTTATTATATAAAGGATGCGATTTATCTCCAGATGCGAATATAGAATATCTCCCATCTTTAGTCCAATCATATATCAATTCTCCATCTTTAGACATATGGTGAGCTTTTAAACAATCATCATGAATCATTTGAGCTACTATAAATACCATTCTATTTAAAAAATCTGGAGCAGTAGTAGCCCAATAAGCACCTCTTCTTAATAATCCTTTATAACCTTTTCTATCAGAATTTAATTCGTACGCTAACGAATTAGCATCCATTCTAGTCATCCCATAAAAATGGTTTAAAGCTTCTACTAAAGTCCAATTATCAGAACTTACACCGGTATTTCCCATAACTATACCATAAGCTTTAGCAGCATCGGCAGTAGTAAAACCATTATCTCCTAACAACCGTCCAGCAGCTCTAGTCATTAGAAGATAAAATCCTTGAATTGGCTCTCTAACTAATGAATTAAGATTTAATGCCAACATTGAAACTCGTGCAGCAGTAGTAATAGGTTGAAATACTTTATAGAATTTTTGATTGGATTTTTCTATAGAACTTTCTCCGAATATAACAGTTTTTAAATAAATATCAATTTGCTTATTTAAATTTTCGAAATTAATATTAGTATCATAAGATTGTAAATAGATAGCATGTCTTATATCATTAATAAGGGGAAGAATAGTATCAAAAGAAGATTTCCTTATATAAGCATGAACAAATACATCCTCTAATAACTCTAAGTTAGTCTCCCAATAAGAGGTATCTTGCTCTGAAAGATATTTTTCTCTAGTAGTTGGAGAGACGTTTAGAAAATTATACATTGTTAAATAATCATTCTTCCCAGCTTCGGAATCCTGTTCAATCGTCTCTTCTTGTGCTTTAGTAGCTCTTCTTATATCAACTTGTTCGTTCCATTTATCTTGTATCCACGAAAAGAATCCTTTACTTTTCAATTGTGAAAATGCAGTACCTCTCAACAATGGGATATCAAAATAATGTCCACTTTGAATTAATTCTTGAACTGGAGTAGTTTTTATTGCTTCTTCTTCTGTCAAATTATAATCAACTCCGCGCTTTATTCTATTTACATTCCATAAGAAAGATTTCAACCATTTTCGCTCGGCTTGAGAAAGATCATTTGTCATGTCATAAGGATTCTTTACTCTAAAATTACGAGCTATTCTTCCAGTAGAATCTCTCTCAAACATATTTTTAAATGCATTAGTTGAATCTTTAAAAGTCCATCGTTCTACTTGAGTAAATCCTTTTGATTTATATAACTCTAACACTCGTTGTAAAGATTTCTCCTTATATTTCTCAAACCATTCACGCATCTTCTGGAATTGTAATTCAGTTAAATCTACTATATCTTTCATTAAAGGAATCATTTCTGGATTTTCTACATAATACCCTCCTAAGGTCATAGTTTCAGATATATTTTTGAGATTGAAACTTATTTGACTTATATCATGATCTGAATCGAAATAGATACGTTTATAATGTAGAATAGTCCTAGATATTTGAGAATATAATAAAGATAATCCAGTTGGGTCAGAATCATAATTATTATCTGCTCTAATAATTAATCTGTTTCCAGCTGCTTCTCTAATAATATCTTGTAATTTTCTTAACTGTTCTATTTTATATCTACCGGTTTCATTATCTAATTTATAATTATTATAGAAATCATAAATTAAATCAGAAGTTCCTTTTACTAATTCTGTTCTATCTTGTCCTAGAATAGTTAATAGTCTTAATTTTAAAGCTTCTATCCTATCTGCAATTATTAATTCTGATTTAAAGTAATTTGTAATATCTAGTTCCTTAGATAAGATATTAAAATTATGCGTTAATTTATTTATATCTATAGGATAAGATTGTCCTTCTTTATAATTAATTACTTGAATATTTCCTATTTTAAAGTTACTAAAATAATCATGTAATTCATTTATAACTAACATTGTCTCTAATAACTTAGCGTTTCCTACAGTATTGGATAATAGATTTTTTAATTTCTTATATTTAGCCTCAGATCCTAAATTTCCAAAGATATTATGAGATCCATTATTCCAATTAAGTTTTTTTGTTAAATTTATATCTGTCATAGATATAATATCTACTATGTTATTGGCTACATCTCTAAACGCATAAATCCCTATCTCCGCTAATTCTGGAAGGTCTAATACTTCATATCCTGGATTATCTATGTAATTACAAAATACTCTAGTTAGATATGTATTTGCTTTTTGTGGAAGGTATTTAAATTTATTTTTATCTTCTAAAGATTCAGAAGTCTTTTTTAAATAATCAAACTCTTTCCATAAAGTAAAATAGTAAGATTCACTTCTATCCTCCATTTTTTCTTGATACTCTCTAGCTTTTTCTAATAATTCTTCTTTAGTTGGAGCTTCTATTATGGGAATATCTTGTCCCTTTCTTTTAGATACATAATCATTAAAGAACCATACTTTTCTATAATTATCATATTTAGCCACCCTCTCTACAAATTCTTTCGGAGTTTCTTTAGATAATTTCCCAAAAGCGATTTCTGAGTATTTAGCCACATTTTTAGTAGCTTCTGTATTATAACTTACTTCTGATACATTTGCTCTAATATGTTCTTGTACTATCCTAGTTATGTATCCATTAGGATAGGATAATCTTTGCATAGATTTTCCCTCGGAAGTTTTGTTTATAGGTTCTTCAACTTTATAAGATGTAAATGTCTCATTAGTATAATTTATATCCGATATAATAATAGGAACTATATTCAAAGAAGCTAACTTTACTCCAATTCCATTATTAGCTAATAACGCTCTATATGCAGCTAATTGATAATCTATTGTTAATTGTTTAGAAGAATACCATGTTTCATATGGTTTATTTGAGATTTTAAAATCATAAATTTCTACATTTCCTCTTTCATCTATAGCTAATAAATCTAATCGTCCTATGATAGGATCAGATTCATCATCAGAAGTTTGTAGTGTTAATTCCGGGATAAATTTATACTTTTTTCCTTTACTAATTTTAGATTCTAAATTCTTAAATGTAAAATATAAATTTTCGATTGTATCATATGGAAGATCAACAATCTGAGATATTGTATTTAAATCCTGATTTTTGAAATATAACTCAGCTACTTTATGTACTTTATCTCCAATCTTTGCTAGATGCCCCCAATTTTCTATATCAAATTCTATCTGTCTCTTTGCGTCTTCTTCTGATAATCCTTCTTTAGTTAAAAGTTTTAACTGATTCTTTTTATATTCCTCTACTTTAAATTCTGGAATTACACGATCTCCATTAGAATTTAGCCAAGTAGTTATAGCTGTAGTTACTCCCAATCTCTTAGGGGTAACTACTTCATTTTCTTGTGTTGATTGATTAAATTTGGACTCTTGTACAGTAGAATTTAACGCTAAGAGTTTATTATATATAGAATCCTGAATAGTATTACTTTCATCAAATACCGCATCTCCATATTTATTATAATAGAGCATATTTCCATAATTCTTGGCTATGAAAGCATCTAAGTCTCGTTCAGAATTAAAGGAATGCTTAGATCCGTTTATTGTTAAAAAATATTTACATGCCATACTGTTAACATTTTTCTAGTAATTGTGTATTTGGATTTTTAGAATTTAATAAACTACTTTTTATATTAGTAATATTCCTGTTCTTAAATGCTTCTGATACATTTTCTGGATTAAATAAAGAGAATCTCTTATTTCCGGCAGAGAGTAATAAACTATTAAATTCTGTTATTATTTTTTCAATTGGCATCTTACTTAATTCCCTACTTAAAGTTTCTGATGTTTTTTCTGGAAGAGTATTTAAATCTAGAGATAACGTAGAATCTAATACTTTTAAATATTCCCCAAAGAAATCTGTAGAAGATAATAAATTATTTATATTAAACTCCTCGCTACTAAATACCCCACTTAAACTATCTGCTATAAATTCTACGAAAGCTTCTTCTTTAGCATCGTTTAACGTTCTATTAGTAAGTATATTTCTAAATCTCTCATTAAATTCCGGGAGAGTAGCAACTTTATCTAGTAAAGAGGAATATAAAGAATAATTCTTACTTCTTAACGCTCCCATTATTAGATGCATTAATTCATGTAATGGAGAAGAGATATCAGCTCTATTAATATTTACATATATTTTCTCATTCCAAATAAACGCTCCTGCTCTAGAAAACGAATCAGCTAAAGTACTATTTAGATTTTCAGAATCAACTAATTCTTGAATTTTAGCATCATCTATTACGTTAATAATATTATTATATGTTGAATTAATATTTTCTATAACCCTATTTAGAATTTTCTTTTTATCAAATTTATCATAAGTATCAGTAAAGTATTCTACCTTTTTTATTTGAGGAACCTCATCTGTTATAGATAAATTCTCTAATTCTTTTTGTCTAGTTTTATTTATTGGATAATATAATTCTGAAATAAGATATTTTCCGGATTTAATATCGTTAAAATTTATATACCAAGAATTATTATATATCTCTCCATTTAATCCTACTATTTCAGACTCTAAATTGATTCCTTTATCAGTTATAGATTTAATTCTAAGATATTTAGTAAATTTATCATTATACTTAATCTTTACAACATCATCTACTTCTATGATATTAATAACTTGTTCCGGAGAACGTTGATATATTCTAGGATCATAATAAAATCCAGTTGAATCATTTACTTGAATTCCGGTTCTTATATTCTTCAGCCCGTAAATTTTAGTATCTTTTACATTATTAGCTTTTATATATTCAGAAGTGAGATCTATCAACTCTCCGTTTTTAATCATATCTAATATTGTTGGAGTTAATAGTGATACTCTACCATGAGGAAGAGTTTTCTTTTTTGAATCTTGATATCTTTCTTTAAATTCTCTTTCTGTAATATTTTTAGGAATTACATACACTGCCTCTTGTTCAATTGCCCAATCCCGGGATTTGTTCAGGAGGCTTTTCTTTTTCAAGATTTCTTCTAAAGAATAACCATAAGTGCTATGATTTAAATCATATAATCTACTTAAACGTTTTTTATTATATTCAGAAATCTCTTTATGTCCAATTATTCCTAATTCATAATTTGGATTTATAGCAAATCCGATATATTCTAATTGCTGTGGAGATACTATTTTCCTAAAAGATCTCCTTTTTAAATATCCAGATCTATAACTACCCGGAACAATAATAGTTCCTGTTATAGGGTCATAATTAGATACTACTCCAATAAATGTTATATCATTTTCTTTAAATCTAATGATATCTCCTCTTTGTAATTTAGCAGTTTCTTGTTCTGCGTTAGAAGAGTCTATATTTATAATGTGATATAAATCTTTTAAAGGAATATAGTTAGAATTAGGATCAAATACTATTTTATCATCGACTCTAGTAAAAGCTTTACTAGCATTCTCTTTTTTAGTATTTAAATCTTCTACTAATTCTAAATCGGAAGTATTATTATAATGTATAGCTGATAGTGATGGAATATTTATTCTCTGTCCTTTAGAATTTTCTGATAATGGAAATTCTGTTTTTAAATCTACAAATCCTATTTTTGGAGCAGAGTCATTTGTTGTTCTATTTAAAAAGTATATTCTATCCCCACTTATCCCAACTACTATATGTTTACTAATAACAGGTGATCCATCAGTTCTTTTTAAATCCCATTCAATAGAAACAGAGTCACCAATACGTAAAGATCTAACTTTATCTCTTCTATATTTAATAACAGATTCCCTATCTAAATTATCAGAGAAGTCTCCTTCTAATTTCCGATAAGGTTGTTGGTCAGATTTTAGAATATTTAAATTGAACCAGATAGATTGATATTTACTTTTATCTTTAGTATTTAAAGAATAAGTATCATAATCATTAATAAACTGATTATATATATTATCTAAATCCGGATGATTTTCTTTAGTAAATATCACTGTCTCTATATTCCGAAAAGGAATTTTTTTAGTAAAGTATTTACCATCTTTATTCTTTAAAGCTACTTCTACTATTGTACCTATAGTTCTAACTACAGGAGCATAATATGTAAAAGAATCCCATTCACTATTCTCATCCTCTTTATTCCAAGATCTTAATTTAATTATATCATTTTGACGTAATTCTTGGGTTATAGTAGCATTAGTTCCATTAGAAACATCTAATTTAAATCCTGATTTCCCTACTGTGTAATACTTGAATGAGAGTCCTTTTCTGTCGAATCCTATAGATTTAATCAGTGGTTGATTATTATAATCTTCCGATTTAATATTTCTTTCATAAGTATCTCTTACATTCTTTATTAAATCTTCCGGAAGATTTGGATCTTTCAATGCTCCATATAACTTTCTAAATACAATTTGTTTGTTTTTTTCTAGAGATAATTTAACTAAATCAGTATAAGATATAGTAAAATGTCCTACATTAGATCCGTATTTATTAACTAATGTAATAAATGTTTCTCCATTTCTATTCTTCCAAACAGATTGAATTGGATGATATTTAGCATAAGAGAAATAATCATCATCAAATTTACCATATATTATATTCTTATCTTTACTAAAATTTGGAATTAGTAATAAGTCTCCAGGAACTAAGGAATATAATTGAGCTTCTGTAGTTACTTTAACAGGTTCTGAATAGTTTAAGTTATATAAATCCTTCTTAGGATTACCTTCCGAATCTAATACAGTCGATTCATAATTCTTCCAGATTATTTCTGATATTTGTTGATAAGATATATTTTTAGATTTCGGGATTTCAAGTTCTATATAATAAGAATCATTTTTACCAACAAAAGGAGGTTCTTCATATTCTTCTTTCGTATTAGATATGATTTCTAAGTTCTGATTTAATTCTTGGATAAAAGGATTAACATCCATAGAAAATAATCTCCCAATAAATTCATTAAATAAATCAGAATTACTTATATTTAAAACATCTCTATATTTAGGTTCTGATACTAAATATGCAATAAATTCATTTAAATCATAACTAGATCCTTTAGATACTTTACTAACAAATTCTTTTATATAAGGATCCTTATCCTGATTCTGTTTAGCAGTGGTATATATATTATAAGCTATTTCATTTATTCTCTCAAAATTAGGATCAGATTTATTTATCTTAGAATAATATAAATGAAGTAGTTCGTGATATAAATCTCTAAGACTAGCTTCATTAAATGTTCCATTAGTTTTTAAGATAATAAATTCATTATTTAATAAAGTCCCTCTAACATCTACATTTCCATCGATATTTAATGATTCTATATCTCCATCTAATAATAATATATTCGGTTGAGATGGATTAATAGCATTCATATCTACTAATTTATTAATTAATAGAAGAAAGTCTTCCTGTAAAGATTTATTAGGTACATAAGAAACTAAAGACCTAATATCATTTATAGTAGCATTTCCGATTAAAGGTTCTCCATTAGAATATACTACTTTAGTAGATAAAAGATTTAAATCCGAAAGAGTACTTAATAATGTATTTAAAGAATCTATATCTAATCCAGAAATAGCCTCACTTAAACTAACTGCATTAACTTCATCATATGAATTTAAGTTGGTAGGAATAATCCCACCAACCTTTTCTTCTCCATCTACGATATATTGTATTTCTATGTTACATCCCATATTTAACAATTTATAATAAGTTTTATTTTATTAAGTCTCATTAGATCATTTAGAAGTTCAACTGTCTTAATAGCTTTTTCAGATTTATTAATAGTTTCTTTTAATTTATAATTGTAATTACTTCTTATTAGATAATACCTCTCATCTCCTAAAAGCTCTACATCCTTATAGCTCTTATTCTTATTACTATTTCCTAATCTTTCTTGTAATTGATATTTACCTAAGTTCTCATTGTATATTTTTACATATTTATTATTTGAAACAAGAGCTTCGAAACTATCTTTAACTGGAGCCATCCTAAGAAGAATATCATCTATATTAACATCATCCATTGTTACTTTATCACTTTTTGAATCATAAACTACCCCCGGAGTTATAGTATTTAAATCTAGTCCTCCAATATATTTAAAGTAATCTACAATTAAACTCCCTGGATTAAATACTGATCCCTGTAATACTTTTAATATACTATCCTGTCCTTTTCTTCCTTTATGGGTAATTAGGTTATATATAAAAAATAGATCAGATAATTTAATACCTCTAAATTCAACATTTTCAATTTCTCCAAATGCTGAAACTTGTTTATCAAATTCTGGATTATTTACAGTAGTAACCATATTTATAGATGGTCTGTAATATATATAATTAGATCCATCTAATTTAGAAGTATTATCAGTTATAATTAATCCATTTAAAAATGCGTTATTAACTAACTGAGATCCAAAAGTCATTACTCCTTTAGAATTAATTGTATATCCACTCTTTAACATTGGAATTACATAAGATTCCATATATAATTTAAAGGATGCTAAACCATCATCATTAGATAAAGAATAAGATGTTTGCTCGGTAGCAGTAAGCATTTCCCCATTTAAGAAATAATTTTGGCCTTTAGGAACTGAAATAGATAAATTTTTATTTTTCAAATACTTCCTAATTATCAATTCATCTATATAATCTCTAATGATATTTAGTTGAGATTCAGATAGTTTATTAGGCATAGTAATTTTACCAATCCTCCTTCTCATTATTACGTTTTCTAAATTATCTATAATAGAGTTTGATAATGCATATTTAACACTTCCTAATTTAGAATTTTGTTCATTTATATAATAAGCATTAATAAATGCTTTATAATGCGGAAGAGAATCTATTAAATCAAATACATTTATTACAGACTTTATTAAATTATAGAATTTAATAACAGATTCAGCATAATCAGGTTGTTCTAAAAATTTAGTTAAATCAAATTTCATACTAGAAAAAGTTCCATTTGAAGACATTTTATCTAGAGCATCTCCAACTATAGAAGATAATTCTTGATCTGTATATATATTCCCAATATTAGGATTATATTCTTTTAATGCCCCAATAAAATAATCAGCTGTATCTCCGGTTAATTGAAATTTATCTAATCCATTCTGAATTAATGTATTAAAGGACTTGCTGAAATTATATCTATCATATTGTTTAGTCTTTATACCTCCATTAATTCCTAAAATTTGACCTAACGTAGCTATTTCTTTTGCTCCAGTGTAAGCTTTTACAAAGGTAGTAAAATTTGTTTTAGATTTTACTGATGAATTAAACAAATCTTTTAAATCTTTAAATTTCCTCACTTGTTTAAAATATCTAATTAATCCCTGCACTACTTCCTCAGAAGATCTAACTAATGCTAATTCATCCCACTCTGACATAGAATCTAAGAATGTTAAAGCATACTCTTCATCAAGAAATCTTTCATTAACAAAATTATATTTAGTAGTTTCAAGATCATTTATAATTTCGTTTATATCATTTGATGTTAGTTCATTAAGTTTAAATGCGGAGATTATCTTAGAATTATATAATGTATTTAAATATAATGAAACAGATTTTACATATCCTTTTCCAATAAAATTTGTAAGTGATGGTCCTTTTTCTATATTTCTTAATGTGGAATCTATAGTAGCGTATTGATCATACATTCTATTAACTGTAGCTGCTTGAACTATAGCATTAACCTCTGAACTAGTCATAAGATCTGAGATATTATCAAATGATAAGCCTTGGATTAATAAATATACATATACTCCAGCCAGGTCAGGACCAGCGTTAATCTTTGATAAGATCAATTCTTTAGCATTCAATTATGTTACTGTTATATCGTTTCCATATAACATCTCTATATTTCTATAGAAGTTCTGACTATATCTTAGCCAATAAGGCTCTCCCCATTTCGGAATTACTAATTCCTACGATACTCGATTCTATTTGTTTAAATAGTCTTTCTCTAGTCGATGCTCTTTTATCCTATTAGGATACTTAGATCAGGATTATCCAATCTTTATACTTGTTACTATACCTGAGTAATTAGTTCAGCCATTTAAATATTACTATTTAAACTTAGTATATAAAGCTCTAAGGATGTTCCCTGAGTTAAAGGAGTTTTTTACAACAAACCACGCATTTAATTAAAATATTTAAGTTTATATTTCATTTCTGGAATAATATAAGGTAATATCAATTCTTCGAAGTGTTTTCTGCTTTTCTCTTTGATATAAAGAAGATTCCAATTTTTGTCTTTTACAATTCGAATAGTGGTTTCAATATTAAATTTAGTTAATAACCACTTAGATAGTAGACTACATTCCTGTAAAGTAAAGGAACATGTAGCAATAGTCCCATTCGAACTCCCATCATCCATAAACCAATAAGCCAATGCTATTGGATGATAGATTTTGGATAGATACTCTCCTGTAACAGTTTTTACTTTATTTATATAAAGAATGTCATATATATTAGTGAATATGGGATGACTATAACTATTTCCTCTATACGTTTGATAAACATTTCCAGTTCTCGAATCTGGGGAAGGTGTTTCTAATCTATATGCTCCCATAAATTCCCCTAATATCTCAACCTTCTTCATAAATAACGCCTTTTGTTTGACGGAATGTACTATTGTTAGTCTTGAATTATTATGTCTATTACTCTGTGGATGTGATAAATTTAAATCTCCTAAAAGAGAACCTAAAATCATTTGTTCCTGTTCTTCCGTTAGAGAGACATCTAATTGAGAGAAATATCTTTGTTGTTTCAAATTTAATATTCCTCTATGTCTCCTAACAGTAGGAATAGAACAATTAAAATATTCAGCTAATTGTTCATCGGAATATCCAGACTCAAATAGGTCTATTAATTCTGGATATTGATCTTCTGTAATAGACTTTAAAGATCTAGGTTGTATTCCTAATTTTCTAAGATGAAATCCTATAGTTTTCCCACTTTTACCTAGAATTTTTCCTATCTCTTCTGCTGTTTTTCCTTCTTCATAAAGAGATTTTATTTTTTCTAAATATTCCTTATCTACTCTAGTTTCACCTTTTCTAGATCTTCTAGTTACATTAGCTTTTCTTAAAATGTCCTGAATTGTTCTAGGGTTTTTTCCTTCTTTTTCAGCGATTTCTTTTGCTTCTAATCCTGAGTTGTACATATCTACAACTCTTTGAATGTATTCTTCACTACGTTTTTGCATAAAATTTTATTTGATTAAAAATTATTATTTATGCAAATATAGATATTATATTTTATTATTCCTAATGATTTCAATAAATATTTTGACGGCTTTGGATCAGTTGCTGCCGAGATTAAACTTGAGATAACGAGAGATTTGTCTTCTTGAAATCTATTTTGTGTAAGATCTATTGCATCATTCACACTAATACTTTTATCTCTAGCCTCATTTAAAAGATCATATACAAACTCAATATCATCAAGATTAATGTTAGCCAAACTATTTGTGAATAATTTAACGAGTTCCCCATCACTCTTCCCTTCATTTCCAGGAATATTTTTATAAATCTCAAAAACATTATTAAAATATAAATTTGATTTTAATAAATCTTCTACAGTTAATCCTTTTTCAGCTAATTTTCTTATCTCCTGATTAAAGTACTGAGTTGCAGCTAAAAATACTTTTTGTCCTACAGCACTTATACCAATAACTTCTTTTCCGGCCATATTCTCGAAGAATAAGTTCCATTTAACAGACGGGCAAAAATCAGTAACTGTTTTTGCATAAGCTCCAGCTTCTGATTTAGCAGCAGCAGCTTGTGGATCTCCCATACTAATAGGTGATTCAGCAGCTACAAGATTTTTAAAGTTATCGGAGATTTGATATATTTTATTATATACGAAATTCTTTGTAGCAGATAAAAGTTTATTTGGACTTATTTCTTTAAGATGTCTAGATATATCAATATCTAAATTCTCTATCATATTTGATATAAGTATTCTGGCACTTTCTATATCCTCATTCCTTGATTTATCATCTGAATTTTCTTTTATATAATTTAGATCATTAACTAAATCAGGATTATAATATAATTGTATATTAGTTTGTTTGAATCTATCTACCTTATTTAAAACATCTACAGCTAATTTTAATCTAGTATTATCCCCATCATATTCTCCGTTTAAGATAGATAAGATTTCAGGAGTTATATCTATATAAGGTATTTCCGGATTTATTTCAGAAGTTATTGTATATTTTAAATCTGAATTTGGAAATGGTAATTGTTTTGAGAGTTCAAATGATTCATTATCTCTATAATTAAATAACGATGACCATGCTTCATAAATTCCATTTTTATTTATTAAAGGCATTGTCATGTAGACTTTATCAATGTCATAATCCATTTTCTTACTTTCTAGTCGTTTCCACTAGAAATCTCTATATTTCTATAGAAGTTGAGACTATCTCTTCACTGTAATTAGTGTTGCGCACTTCGATTTCACTTGAAACCTACGCTTAGGAAACCTAAGACTTACTAGTCGTTGAGCCTCTCTCCATATAGGAGAGTTGGTTGCGGATTATCCAATATTTAAACTTTTTACTGTCTCAAAGTGATTAGCTTTGCCCTATATTATATTACTATATATAGTTAGTATTTAAATCTCTAAGGAACTTCCCGCAGTTCACGCAATTTTTTGGGTAGCAATTTATGACATTTGTAATTTATACTCCATAGACGGAATAATATATGGAGAAATAAGATCTTTAAATATATTTCTACTTTCTGCTTTAATATATAAAGAATAATAACATTCTTTAGTTCCAGGAATTAGTTTTGAACTATTCTCTTTAGTATATCCTTTATATCTATGAATAGATGTTTTTATATTATATGTATTCAACAACCATTCTTGCAATAGTTCATTTTCTTCTAGTGAGAATCCCATAGTATACAAACTTCCAGAGTTACATCCATCATCCATAAACCAGTACGCTAATCCTCTTGGAGTAATATGTGATAACCATTCCTTCGTTACCGTTTTAATCTTGTTAATATATATAATATTATAAATTTCAGTAATTTGAGGATGAGTTAAAGTTTTTGCTTGATAATATGGAAGATATTTTTTTAATCTTTTATCATATCTAGGTTCTTTGTGAATATTATTGCTTAATATAGTTTCTAACATTTTACATTTATGATCAAAATAGTCTTCTTGTTCTCCTCCTTGATGAATAACTATTCTAGCATTTTTTACAGGAAGTTCTATATATAAATCCCCTAATGAAGATCCATAAATCAAATCTAATTGAGATTTAGTAAGAATTGGATTATTATAATCTAATGATGCTTTTTTAGAAGAATTTGAACTTAATCCTAAATCTTTAACATATTTTCTTACTGTTTCTTTAGATATATTTAAAATACAAGAAATTTCAAAATTAGTTTTCCCAGATAAAACTAATTCTTTTATATTTTCTATAATAGAAGATCCTTTTAGTTCTAAATTATTAGTAGAAACATATAAATATTTTGCAACCATTCCTCTACTAAATCCTGTTTCCTTACTAATTTGAGTATTATTTAATCCTTTTTCTTTTAACTTTAAAACTAATTCCTTATTTACTTCTGTTTTTAACTCTTTAAAATTAAGCTGTAGTTCAGATAACTTTTTTGATAATTCTTTTACACTTAAATTAAAAAATGAAGCAATTTCTTCTTGAGATTTTCTTTGTTTTAGTAATTCCGTTATTGAATCTTTGTTTATATTCATAAATATTTTATTTAAATTTAACATAAAACAAAGATAATAATTTATTACATAATCACCAAAAATTTGGTTACTAAAATTTATTTACTACCCTGTAACCAAATCTGATACAAACTAACATAAGCTTCATTACTTTCTGCATCAGAGAATCCTACTACATCCATTGTCATAATAGACTGAAATGCTTGTGCAGGAATACGATTCGCTGTTATTTTTAAACTCTCAATAAATGATCTATATATCTTCTTAGAATCTCTTTCGATTCTTCTATTTATATAATCATCATATTCATCTTTTATCTCTTCTATACTACTATTATTTATAGCTAATTCTTCTCCTAATCTCGAATCTGTCATATTTATATAATCTCTTAACTCTTTAATATTATCAGAATTAAAATTATACCATATTCCTATATAATCGTCAGAAGAATTAAATACATTAACTAAATTCCCTAAATTAGAAAGATCTACAACAATTACTTCTTGAACTATTCCATTATTAGTATCCTGATAAAAATGAAGCCCAGATGTTTTATATACAGCTTCTCCATTTTCATTTAATCTCCATTCTTCTCCATCTATAACTTCTGTTAATATTTCCATTGGAGTTAGTGAAGATATATAATTTTCAGAGCTAGGCTTATTTATAATAATTCTAGTATTATCTAAACTATTCTTTAAAAATTCTATATCATTTGGAAGGGGATCTGATTTAGCTTTATTATACGTTCTTAATAGTTTCTGTCTAAAATACTCTCCATCACTATTAATAATATTCGCAATATTATCTCCAGTTCGTAATCCGAATATAGATTGATATACCTTAGATATTACAGCCTGTGCTCTTTTTATATTTAAATCATGTATTTTTACTCCTTGAAGTCCTTCGCCAAATTCTATTATATCATTGTTATCTATAATCATTTGATATTCAGGCATTCTCGGATCTAATAACATAATATTTTCATCCAATAATCCAATATATCTATTAACAAAATGTTGAAGTGCTAGAATTTCCTCTTTAGATGCTTTAGACTCTCTTAATCTAAACATATCTTCGATTATCGGATGGTCATAAATATTATATTTCTTATTTATCCCATCAATACTCCAAGTAGCTCTAAAAGGTTGAAGTTCTTTTCTGATTCCTTTTAGATTAGTTACTGTAGTATTTAAATTCCTATAATATTTAAATTTATCATAAGTATTTATATCTACCTGTTCTCCAGTAGTAGGATCTAATACAATATCACCAAATTCTATTAAATCCGTAGATATTTCCTGTGTTAAATTTCCTGTTTCTAAATATCTATCTAAACCAGATCTAAGAATATTTCCATTTTCATCAGTAAGAGAATAATAACCGGCTTCATTAGCTATATGTATTAAATCTTCCTGAGAATAATATCCTCTTAAAACATTTCCATTAGAATCAAATAAATTCTCAGATCCATCAAAATAATAATGTTTTATAGATCCATAAGAAGGAATCATTACAGCTCCCATACCAGAGAAAGTTCTTTTAATACTATCAGAGTTCATTTTAGATGCTAACATAGTTATAAAAGAACTATTTATACTTCCGGAACTAAACGGAATTTTAAATCTTAAATCTCTAGCATTAAATAATTCATTATTTAAATTCTCCTCAAACTCTCTTGCAGCTTCTTCCAAATAACCAGTAATTACTCCATCTCCAGAGCTTCCTTCGAAGGCTTTAATAGTTGCTTTAGCTAGAAGTTTATATAATAATGTTTTATTAGCTTCTCCTAATTCTGTAAGAGTTTCTAAGTTATTAGCTTGATTATGTGCTTCAAAATACTTCTTTAAAGTAGTATTTACTACAGAACCTAAAGCTCTATAAGCCGCATCAGCTAAATCTGATGTATATCCATTAGCTGCTAAAGTACTAATAATCTGAGTAGATTCAGTAACAGTAGATAAATCAGCATGGTGATCTGCATCCATTTGAATACCCATGAATTGTGTACCAACTCTACCATAGGATAAAGGAGTATCATCGTATCTAGCATTGGCTGGATTTGTATTAAACGCTCCAACTTTTATTGATGTTCCATTTGCTAGGTAATGTATATCAGAGTATTTAAGAGGTTGATATATATAATTCTGATCTAGTATTACTCTTAATTTTCTTTGTTCGTCTAATATATAACTAGAATCTTCTGGAATATTGTTAAATGTAAATGGAAGATCTTGTTTAGATATAATTGTATTTAATAAATCTAAATCACCATTAACCATATTTAATAGATCCCTCTTAGTTATATAATATCCGGTTTTATTCATAAACTGTACTGTAGCATTTACAGAAGCCTCTCCTTTATCTCCGGAATTACTTAAATAAGGATCTAAAGGATTAGAATTATCTAATGAATAAGAATACTCTCCACCTAGAGCTTTCCATAATTTATAATTACTATCTATTACTACAGTTCTTGTTACATTTCTACTATTCTGAGTATCTCCCCCGTTATTATTAACTCTTCGTTCTATAATATTATAAGTATTATTTCCTAGAGATTCTAAATCAATTATTCTATAATATTCTCCATTATTCGCATTATAATAATATAAATCCTCGGATATAATATCTCTAAGATGACGTTTATTACCATTAAAATCTTGCATTAAATTAATAATAGGAACATCCCATTTTCTATCAGTCATTTTTTGCAACAATTTAACTTTCTCCGGAGATTTTCTCATTCGATAATTAGTTATAGAGAATATAGCACATTTCATTAATAACCCATTACCAAATTCAGGATCTACATTATATCCAAAATTTTTTCTATTATATCCAGCACTAGAGCTAAACATTGAATTGTTCTCTAACACATTCTGAAATGGATTACATTCCATAGAGCCATCTAATACCTTTACATTATCAGTCTCCCCAGAAGGATTAAATACAGGAGCTTCTATATCTTTGATAATTGCTACATTTATAGTTGGAGTTGTTCCTTCTAATGCTTTTTGATAATAGTTGTGTATAGTAGCCTGCATAGCAACCATACGTTTATATTGAGCTAATAATCTATTAGCATGATCCCGGATAAAATATTCCGGATTTATAGATCCATCGGAATTTAAATAATACACGCCTCTTAATTTAGATGGATGTGCATAAGGTTCTCCTACACTTACTTGAAGGAATTGGTTAGATAAGAACCCATCTAAAAAGAAATATTTTTCTAATATAGGATTCAATTTCCCATCTTTTTCTAATATCATCATTCCATCTCTACCAATCCAATTTTTTAGAGAAGGAATATCTTTTAAGAATTTAAATACTTTAGTATCTACTTCAATACCTTTAGATTTTAAATCTTTTTTAAATATTTCTTTTGATCTATTTATAAAATCCTTGTAATAAGAATCGTCTACAGTAGATACTTGATAGATATTAGCCATATTCTCTATAAATGGATTTAATCTAAATACGCTATTACCTTTAGACATTTCCACTTTAGAATAATGAACTTCTTCTATAAATTTAAAATTAGGATCTTCTAAACTTAATTCTCTAGCTATTTGAGAGACTTCCTTCCATCTAGTAGATAAGAGATTATTTATTGCGATGATATTATTATTTATAATCTCAGCTTTTTCTTTCTTATTTTTAATTTTAGGTATAGAATCTAATAAAGAAACACCTAATCTTTCACCTATTCTATAATAAGATTTAAATAAATTTGATAATAGATTAGTATAATAAATCTGTTGACTATTAAAATTCTCTACTTCGATCTGAGTAGCAGATGCAGATTTAATATTCTTCCCATCAAATTTAATATCCTTAGATATTTTAATAAGAGATTGATTAGATTTATCTGCGTATACAGTTGGAAGAAATTCTATATAATTAATTTGATCATTCATTAGATTTTTGAAATAATCTAATATTATAGATGATACTCCGTACTCAGAAACATTGAATTTATTCTTTTGTACTGTTGTTCCATTTGGAGATATAAATTCTGTTTTTAATCCAATTCCTTTTAAATATTCTGGATTATTATAGAATATATTAGATTCGAATATATTAGATATATTAGAATGCTTTCTAACATTATTCTGATAATCTTTAGTAGTATATATAAACTCGTGTATGTTTTTAACTAAATTCATCAATCCTATAGATGGCACATTATCTCCATCAGAGTTTTTATATGTACTTGGACTAGCTTCTCTATTTAATAAATTTATGGAACTAACTGTGGCTTTAAATACACTTGATCTATCTCCTTTAGAATTTAAATTAACCTTTAATCTTGGTCTAATTTTACTTGATGTAAAGAATTTGTTAAAAGTAATATCCTTCATTGTTTTAAATTCTGGAAAGGATTTTTTTACTTTAGATTTAAATTCTCCTGGAGTAAGATTAACTTTATTAGAATCATATTCTTTATATATAGAATCTAGAGTATCAATTGTTTTAAGTGTTCTATATAATAATCCCAAAAGATCTCCTTTTAGATTAGATTCGGCTTCTGTTCTATATTGTGATTTTAATATAGAATATAATTGCCCAGAACTATTTATAAATGGGAGATCTGTAGATAATTGTAACAATTCTAACAACCTAAATCCATTCATAATAGATTCTGATAAAGTTTTACCATTTATAATCGCACTAACTTGTTCTGGATTTGGGATTGTAATACTATCTAATAATTCTTTATTTAAATCTTTTCCAGTTATAGCATCTTCGTTAGCAATATTTAAATGATCATTAATAAATAATGTTCTAGATCCAATGGTGATAGAAATAGAATCATCTAAGACCTTAACTCTAAATTTATTTCGTAATACATTTAAAATAGTATTATCATAATCACCATTTCTAGCTATAGAATCAACATATTCAGTTAAATTTCTTTCCTGTCTAAATAAAGAGGATTCATAAGTTAGATTTGAGAATGTATTTACTTCATACTCTTTACTTTCTGAATTATATTCATATGATATATATTCTGATCCATCCTGTTTATTCATATAAGCTAAGACATCCAAGAAATAGTTAAAACTTAAATCTCCTTGGTTATCTTTAATTATATTATATAAAGATTTAGCTTCTGGAGTAGAGTCAAAGATGTATTTATATATAGACAATAATGCCTTTTTAGTATCTAAATTAAAGTCTAAATTCTTCTTAAATTTATTTATTTTTGATGGATCAGTTTTTCCATCTGTAACAAATAAAGAATTAAAAAATTCTATATAAGCTACTGTAGGATTTAATTTACCTAATTTTAATGAATTATATTTATTAGAAGATTTAATAACAGGATCTCCGATTTTAGATATAGCATTGTTAAATTCATTAACTGTCATATAAGATATCTCATCCCATTTCCCATCAGAGTCTAATAAAGGAATATTTTGTATAATAGCTTTAGTTAAACTAGTAGTCTCTCTATTTATATCGGAATCTTCATTAACTCTAAAATGTTGTCTTAATGCATTTTTAGTGAACGGAAGATATTTAATTTCATTTCTATTAGTAGATTTAATTCCTAATTTAAATGGATCTATTGAAATTAATCCGTCTGTTAATAATACTATTAAATTATCAAAATTCTCTAAAGTCACTAAAGCGTTATATGCATTTAGATAATCTTGATTAGATTTAGATAAAGGAGTGTATAGAACATTATTAATCGAATTTAATTTTGATGTAGGATTATGTTGATCATAATATTCATTTAATCTAGATATAATAGTAGTAAATTCTGTAATATTAAAAGATCCATCCTGATTATATAAAGGAATAATATCTTTTTCTCCTAAAAATTTTGTTATATGATTAAATAATATTTGTTTATATTCTGCAATATTATTATTTAATTCTGAATAAGTTTGAACAATTTTTCCAGAATCTAGATTTAGAAAGGAATTTTTAAATATTTCCCTTTTAAATGTAGAAACAAATCTATTATATAAACTATTATTATTTTGAAATTTAGTAATTAAATCTCTATTAGTCTTTATTTCTTCATTATAGGTAACGTTTTTTCTACTTCTATTTAATTGTTCTACATATTCCTTCGTAGCTAAATCTCTATCCTCCTCCGTCACAGATTCATCTTCTTCTATAGTCTTTACTTCATTCTCTAATGTAGTTACTAGAGGATCTGGATTTTTATATTCTTCCGGAGGTAAAGTTTTTTCTATATTCTTAGTTAAAATTTTATCTAAGGAATTATTAAGTATTGTATTTAATTCCGTATTATAGGAAAATAATCTTATATATTCCTTTATTGCATCTACTAAATTTTCATCAGAATCAATGATAAAATCTTTTTGCAGAGAATTTTTAATATTCTGAAATTGTTGATCTGAAATAGTATCTCCCTGAAAATTAATCCAGGGAGATAGGTTTATTAAAAATTCTGGGCTTCTAGTGTTTGAATCGAAAAATTTACAAGCCATATTTAACAAATATTATATTTACTTCTTATCTTATTTATATCAGATAGTATTGTTTGTATATTCATATTAGATAAAATTAAATTTACTGTATCGGGGATGATTTCAGATTTAGTTACATAGTTTATTAATAAATTATTATTATCATAAGTCAATAATACTTTTGTTATATTTTTTAACATTTCTAAATCTTTAGGATCTGATACCACATCAAACATTTTCCCGAATGTCTGTGACAAAGATATATTATTTTCCTCAGAAATACTATCGTTTTGTTCTATATTTTCTATAGGTCTTGAATATATCTTTAATTCATTATTTTTATATTCTATATAATCTACTTCTGATATTTCGTCTACTTTTACAGGCTGAGTTTTTAATATAGTATTTACTACATCTATAGTGGAATTTATATTACTCTCCGCATCTCTATCCATCGAACCTGTTATAGTTGCTAAGGAGATATTATTAACAAGTAGATAATTTAAATCTATATTAGAAGTTGATAATTTATCTTTTATATTATTATATAATTCTGCTCTATAAACTTCTTTACTCTTTTGTTTTTCAACATCTTTATTAGATACCTCTCTATTATTCTCTACTCTTGCGATTCCGAAATCATTTGGAGAGGCTAAATCCCTAGATGGTTGAAATACAAATTGTGGAGTTTGAATATCTCTATCTATATAATATTGTCCTTCTGGATTTCTTGCTTCATAAAAATATTCCCCTCCAGTATAATCAGTTTTCTTATCCGTTAATTCATAAACAGGGAATGGGAAGATTCCGTTTTTAAATAAAGGATTATAATTAGGAGCTTCTACAGAACTAATGCTTCCGTCAGGTTGTTTATAATTTCTTCTTCCTAACATAGCAAATTCCATAAAATCAATTATATCTAAATCGGTAATTCCATCTTCTTTGTTCCAGTCTTGGAATATTCCCCCATTTTCCTCATTTATAATCGGAGAAGATACTAATAATTCGGGATGGAGTCTTTGATTTATTTTAAATTCTATAATCTTATTTATGAATTTAAGTACATCATTCCCATTAATAGAAGAGGAGTAATTCTCCATTTTCTTAATCTCTTCTGGAGTAGTTTCTATATGTAATCTCTCCATTATCCTCAGAACATGAGGTAGTCCAAATTTAACTTTGGCACTAGGAAGATCAAATGGGTTTTCCGCGTTTCCTTCTTTAGTTGAAAGTGAGGATAGAGAATTAAATAATTTCTCAGCGATTTTGATATGTTTAGAGTCTGGCTTCCCGTTAGCTTTTAAATAATTATAATAATTATATATAGATAACAATGTATCAAATCCTATAAAATCTCCAAAGTAAGATTTATAAAATTTACCATTATATTTAGCTACTCCAGAATTCTTTTTATATGAATTTATAAATTCTCTATATTTAGATATAAAGGATTGGAATGTTTGTCCTTCCGGATTTAAAATGATCATTCTAATTTTATCTCTTCTATCTAGATCATTATCATATTTTCCATTCATTTGGTCTATGTAATAATCTCCATACTGATCTTCTGAGATAATATTATCATTCTCATCAAATATATATTTACTATGTGTAGCAAATACTACTGCTTTGCCTTTGATATTATTCTTATTTATTTCAGCATTTAATCTCTCAGATTTAGATTTTAATATAGGTTCTAATCTAGATTTTTGAGTAGTATCTGCTTTATTATATTCCTCTAAAGTTTCATAATAATCATTATATAGAGTATTTAATCTCTCGTTACGTTGAATTAATAACTCATTCCGATTAGATTTACCGTATCTAGTATTAGTTACTATATAAGGCTTAGAGAAGTAAATTCCTCTAAATTCAGATTCTTTAGATTCAAATGGAACATGTGCAAATTTTTTCTTATCTGATCCTTTATATATAATACTATTAGTAATTCGTTCTAATTCGAAATCATCTCTAAGCTGGAAGTATTTATTAGATTTTCCACTTTCATCCAAAATGAAACTATTCATTATTTGTCCATAGAATTTTTGATATTCTACAAACCATGCTTTAGAAGCTCTTTGTTCTGGAGTATCAGAATCTTTAATTCTAAAAGATTCATTATTAATATTTGGTAATTCTACTATATAAAGCTCTACAGTATTCTCTTCTGTAGAAGAATTTAATATAGGAATTTCATATATAATTCTAATAACAGAATCTTCTTTTCCTATAGATTTATTAAAATATTTAGTTGCTTTTAATACAAACTTCCCGTTAGATAAATCTAATGTTCCAGTATTTCCAGATATGTCATTATATAAATTAGATAAATCTTGTTCAATATTATAATCTTTAAATAATTTATTTCTTCTGGATTTTGTGTAATTATATAATATACTCTTTACTTCTAATATCTTTTCATCAACTCTTTCGAATTGTGTAGGATTTAAGCCATCAATTTCTCCATTAAAGAATGCTCTATGTTCACTATTTGAATCTAATCTTAGCATTATAGCGGAATCTTTAATGCTATAAGTAGTTATATCACCATTAATTTCTGCTTTAGGTTTAATTCTTGTTCTATAAGAATAACATATAAAACTATCAGGAGAATGTTTCTCTGTTTTAGATTCTATTCTTTCTAATTGTTGAATTTCTCTATTAGCTTCTGGAGAATCACTAAATGCAGCATCTAAAACTTTTCCTAATTCTACATTAGGTTGGGGTGTTGAGACTGATGTAGTAGAAGATTCTTTCTTTTGAGGTTCTATAGTTTTATTCTCTAACGAAGCATTAAGAGCTTTCAATCTTAATTCTGAGAAAGATTTAGCAGCTTCATTATTTAATATAGAGGATTGTGTATAACTAATTCTTTCAGATCCTTTAGTAAGTTTAGTAGTTAACCCATTATTTATAATAATAGTACCTTCTTTAGATCTAGTTATAGCAGTATATAAATCTCTAGTAGCTTTTTCTACAAATTCTCCATGAGATCCGAAATTAAATTTCTTATCTACTATAAAGTATTTAGCTTCTGAACCTTGTACTTCTTCAAGTTTAAATTTCCTTATTTTTCCAGGATTCTTTTTTATATAAGTATCTATTAGCTTATATGTATCAGAATTTACATCATCATATATAAATCCTATCGGCTCTTCTGAGTCATGAACTAATTTATCTAAATCAAAAGTAGAAATAGATCCAACAATTTTATCTCCAGAGAGTTTTACGTCGTCTTCATAATATTTTAGACTAGGTACGTTCTCATAGTTAGATAACGCTATTTTTATTCCCTCTTCTAAATTAAATTCTCCTGTAGTATAGTAATTATCTACATTTCTAACTCTATCAGTTAATACTCTTAAAGAATCTAAGTTATCTTTTTTATGGATATTAGTAATTCTTAAAGATGTAGCTAAAGTAGGTGTGTATATTAAATTAGTATCTACATCTATCCCTAAATACGCTCCATCACTTCCAGCATAACCAGATTGTAATAAATCACCAGAAGTAATTAATATCTTATCATTTTGTTGAGCCCATGAAGATAATAATTCTAATTCAAATTTAGATAATTGTGTAACTTCATCGATAAATATCAATCTTTGATCTTGAAATATCCCAGATTTAAAATTAGAAGGAGTTAGATATTTAGGATTTATTCTAACAACTAATTCCTTGTCTTGAGTTTCTAGTATATCTATAACCCTCTCATTCTCCGGAATAGTTTTAGATTGAGGATCATTAAACTGTTTCTTGGCCTTTTCTATTATTTCTGGAGATACTAAAATAGAATTTAATAACATATCAGCGGTAATTGCTGTTAGTTTTTTATTCTTAATAGTATCATTTATAGTGTTCAATCCTTCCGTTTCAGAATAAGATTTTCCAGTAATCGAATTTAATAGATTAACTGTTTGTTGCATCTTAGGTCCAGATATAACAGCACCTTGTTCTCCTAATAATTTATTAGCTAATTTAAATACTAAAGAATCAACACCAGTAGTCTTACCTACTCCTGGTGCTCCATTTATAAATACTGTATTTTGTAGTCTAGATATATAATTCTTATATTTATCTCTAAGTGCTGGATTTGTAATACTATTCTCAAACTCCTTAGTTAACTCGGTAGAGTTGTTCATGAAGTTTATATCTATAATACAAGCTAACGCAATCCTTGCAGCATATTCTTGAGAAAATATAGGAATTATAAGTTGTTTATCTGATCCCAAGGATTCATTCACTATATCTCTTAATGCATTATTAAATGTAGATGCTTTTGTGGTTAATATAGTATGATAATAGATAAATAAATCGGAGGGAGACATCTCAGTTATTTCAGAATTTAAAGAAGCTGGATTATTATAAGCTTCTTTCATTAATTTAGAATAATCATAATTCTGAAATAATTTAGATATTAAATGTTCTTTAGATACTGTATTATTCTTAGATAATTTAGTAGCATTATCATAAATTCTATCTTCTACTTCTAAAATAAGTTTCTCCAATGAAATATATTCTTCATCAGTTAAATCCGAATTATTTAAACTATCTAAATTATAATTAGATAATATATTATCCACTCCTTCAAATAATTCGGGAGCTTTATTTCTAAATAATTTATCCTGATAATTCTTTATAAGAGCTTGTCTAGTTTTTATAGCTGTAAGCTTATGCTCTTTAAGTTTATTACCTTTATTTTGTTCAGATAATTTTTTATAGAATCCCAATTTATTCTTTATCCTCTCTAATTCTTGTATAACTTCAAATGCGGAATTAGATTCTATTTCTGGAAGCTTTTCTGATACTCCTAATTTTTCTCTTACATAATTTAAAGTAGAATTAAATCCATATCCTCCATTTTCAATAGTAGAAGATTGCATCGAAGATACTACTGATTGCAATGCGTTAATCACATTTATTGCAGTATCAAGTTGTTCTAATTTAACCTTTCCTTGCAAAACATAATCAGAAAGTGTATTAGTAGATTTTAATAAATCACTTTCATTTGATAATAATTCAAAGATATTAATATTTCCAGCAGATTCATCTACATTTAAATATATCTCAGATAATAAAGTATTTAAAGGATTCTCTACTAACTGAGAAGGATCTATTGAAGCTTCTGATAAAATATTTATTTCTGATAAAGATGATTTTGTTTTAGATTTATTTGAATCATTTATACTTTCTATAATGATCCTTTTCTCTACATCATTTAAATTAGAATTTTTTAATAGGCTTGCTACTTCAAACCAATCTTTTACATTTTTTAACTCTTCTGATATTTGTATTACCTCTTCTAAATTATTAACTCCAATTTCTTCAAATCCTTCTTTTAAAGCAGCTTGAAAATCCGGAGATTGGGATTTTATATTTTGTAAATCATAATTAACTAATTCCCCAAGACTCTCATCTACATAAGATAAAAGATTAGATACATAAGAAGAGTAATCTAATTCTACCTTATTATCTGATTTTAGATATGTCTTTATATAAGAATATAAATCCTTAGTTAATTCTATTCCCTCATTTCTAGCACTTTCAATTAAATTCATCATTGATCTAGTCCTAAGTTGGGGAATTAGATTAAACTGTAATAATCCTGATAAATTAATAAGAATCTTTCTAATATTAGATATTACTTCTTCTGAAGAGTTTAAATTAGAAAGATTTAAATTATTTTGTATATAAGATTTAACTATAGAATTAGAAATGTTCTTATTTAAAAATTCTTCTATAGATTCTCTTATTACGAAATTTTTATCTAAAGTAGGATCTGAGTTTAATTTATTGTTAATAGAATTAGATAAGGTATCTATTTTCTGATCTATATTAAATATTGTATCAAATATATTAGATATAAATTCTCCAGAATTCTTATATGTAGAGAAAATACTACCTACATCAATTCCAGATCCATCCTGATTTATTGAATTAAAGAAGTTTTTAATTATATTCTGAGTATTTATATCAGATAAATCCGTATTTCTATATTCAAATATATAATCAATCCCTCTTTCTACAGGAACCCCTAATTCAAGTCCTAATTTTCTTGCTAAATCAAAATTACGTTTTGCATCTTCATCAAGATTAAGTAAGGCCTCTTCATCTATTCCTGATAGATATCCTTTTATTTTATTTAATAACGGTAACTTAGATACTATATTTATAATATTATCACCATATTTCTGTGATAATGACGTAAATATTTTATACGCTTTATCTAATTTCTCATTATTATCTTCTCTATAAGCTTTATATCTAGATTTAATTTCCTCTCTTTCGGATTCTGATAAAGATCCGTACGGTTTGCCAAGAATATTTTCTGTATATGTATATATATCAGAAGAATAAATTTTATTAGATATTTCGCTTATATTAAATAAAGCTCTTTTTAAATACTCTTCGGATTTTCCTCCTCGTAATAGTATATCCTTCTCTGTTCTTTTTTGTTGAAGTTCTTCATTTATTATATTTAATCTACTCTCCAACTCTGTTTTATTCGGAATTTCTTTATTAGGAGCATTTAATCGATTCTCTATATCTTTCTTTTCTAGGAGTAGATTTCCTATTTCTTTTCCTAATTGATTATAATCTCTAATAATATCTAATCTTCCGTCAAATTTAATAAGATCTTCTACTCTCCTATCCCTTAATGCTGATAAAGATATTAATTCTTCATCACTAAGGCGTAGATTTTCTTCATTAATAATAGCATCCCACTGATTTATTAACTGTAATGATAGGTCTATTACAGCATCATTTTGGGAAATATCTCCAGATTCTACAGGAGAGTAATTTATATTCTCTCCTTCTATTGTTCTATTAGTAGCAGAAAGATTTTTTGGAGCTACACCTTGTTGTCTTAATCTCTCTAATTCTGAGATTAATTTAGATTTACCTCCATTTCGTAATATGTAAAAGATATTATCAGTAGCTTGTTCCGGAACTCTTTTATTTATATCAGATAAATTATTAGCAGCTTTAAATATAGCCCCACCAATAGCACCTCCAAATCCAGCCATTAGATATCTTTCCAATGGATTAGAGGATAAGAAATCAAAAGAAGCATCTTTTTGTGTACCAGAAATTCCTGTGAATACATCTGTAATAGCTTTAGACATATCCATAATAGCTTCTTCTGACATTTCCTCAATTCCCTCAGCTACAGCATTACTAGCTATTCCAGAATTAGATATGATATTATCTATAGGTTCTTTTACTTTTTTAAATGTATTTATAGCTTTTCTTAACACAGAATTAAATGCCGCCTTATCTGTAGTATTGTTAGCTGTGTAATGTAATAATTCTCTATTTTCTTCAATAAATTTCTTTCCGGCATTTCTTATAGCGGCCCTTTCACTGTCAAACCCTAAACCTTCTAAAGCTTTCTGTCCTATCTCTGTAGATTGTATCATCCAAGTGGTAGCACCCATAGCTAATCCAGCAGTTAGAGCTGCGGTTCTTCTATCATATCCAGCATCTAGAGCATCATTATATACATCCATGGTAGAGGTTCCTGACATATAAAAATTAGCCATGAATCTACCTAAGAAATTATTTCTTATATTCGCTTTATTTATAGCATTTATAACTGCTGGATCTGAGTTAATGATAGTATTATATAATCCTCTATTTTGAATTATACTACCGTCAGAGATAGCTTTTACTACCTCATCTCCATATTTAGCTTTTATAGCTTTTAAAGCAGCTCTTTCAGAGTTTCCTATACCAAGCCAATTAGGGATTTGGGCTAATAATCTCTGTTGGAATAATTGGGAGCCTATATCAGATACTAACCTTCCAAAATTTTCAAAGGTTAATAATTTCTCTTGAGACTTATCCGATACACTAGTATTAAATTGGTTTGCTTTAGCTTCTATAGTATTTAATATCCCAAAATTAGGATTTGGATTATTATTAATAGCTCCATCCAGCATTTTATATAAAGTAATCCCTAACTTAGTACCTTCTCTAAGAACTAAAGCTCCAGCATAAGCTTGACCTACATATGGGATAAATAAAGGAGCGATACTAGCTATAGTTTGTGCTATAGTAGATCCGATACTAGATTCTTCTCCATCATTATCAAAAAAATCAAATTTATTCCATGTAGAATTTTCTCTAGTAATTACATCAAACGCACTTAATACTTGTTTACCACGAACTTCTCTATTACCAAGAGTTTCGTAATAAGGCATTCCACTTTCATCTAATTTTATTTCTCCTTTTTTATGTTGTATTAATCTTCCTGTTTCTGGATCAGTTTCTTGTATATCTCTATCATATTGAGCTAAAACTATCGGAGTTTTAGTTACTGTTCCCCAAAATCCTAAATCCTCTGGAGTAATATCCATCCACCTATTATTCTCAGTATCGAAAATTTTATTTTGTTGAGCCATTTCTCTAGTAGACATACTAGTCATTTCTGTCCCTAGTATAGTATTTAATCCGGTGCTTTGAATAAAAGGATTTTTAGTTTTTATTATATCTAAAGAAATATCTTGTACAGGAGAAAGTTGAGATTTAAAAGGAGACATTATATCATACTGCACTTTTGGAAGATCCTCTTCTGTAAACTGTCCTATAGATAATGTGTTATATGAGGATAATGCTTTATTATAAAATGTATCAAATGCGTTATCATCAAATTTCCCATCGGGTGCAGTAAATGCCTGAACGATCTTTTCGTTTTGTTTATATTCATCCTTTGACTTCAATTCTATATCATTAGGAGTAACCCCATTTTGTAAGAAGTCTATATAAGTTTTATCTTGGTTTGAGTAATATAACCCAAACCAATCCTTTTTTTCTAAATTATCCATATTATTTAAATGCAGCTGGGTTTAATCCTCCAGTTTGTTGTGTAATTTGATTAGTATTTCTTATTACATTTTCATAATCTAAATTAGATTTAGCTGTTTGAGGGGCAGTTTTTCCAGTAAATAAGATTGACATTAACTCATCTTGTACAGGTAAGAATATAGAGGATTTATATATATCATCATCAGGTCTATACCAATGTTCTGGAGGTATGTAACCATTAGCTCTCAACATTTTATTTTCTAGATTAGATCTAACCCTAGCATACATATCCCTAGCCTTATCCTCTAAATCATTATTTAATCTCTTAGTAATACTATTTAATTGAGTTTCCTTTGCCACTTCTTCTGGAATTAGAGATGGGATAACCATAAATTGATGCATATAAGATAATTGACTTTGTGCTGGTTCTCCGCCTCTAAGTATTAAATGATCTACATTATGTGCTCTGTATATATTTAATTTCTGATCTTCTGTAACTGTAGGACCTATAGCAGAAATTTCTCTATCTGCATCTTCTAAACGCTTTAATGCTTTTAAATCTACTACTTTAGAACCTGTTTTAGGATCTGTTATATATGGTAACCATGTCATCGCTACTCTATCTCCTTCATATAATATCTTACTTAAATCATTAGGATTTAAAGTAACTCCAGTTCCAACAGAAGCTCCTGAAATATCTACTAAAGAACCTAACCCTCCGTTAGTAATTATATCGGATAAATAACTCTCATTTAATACTTCTCCTTTAGCTCCTATTAATGGTCTAATACTAGCTTTAGCATCAAAAGAATATTTATCTCCTACATTTACTACATATTTCTGATTTTTAGGATCTGATACATAACTCATTAGAGGGTTAATATCAGTTAATCCTCCTTTACCTCCAGAACCATTTCCTGATTTACCTTCTATATTCTCATCTTTTAATGATTGGGAATAAGAGTGATCAGTTCCGAAGATGAGGATATTTTTAATACTTTCTATAGCATTTTCCCTAGGATCTCCAGTATTATTAATAGCAGCTCTTGCAATTAAAGTATTTCTAGATTGTTGATCTAAATTATTCCATATGTAATTTAAAGCAAGATTAGCATTTTTTCTTTGTGTAGCAACTTCCTCAGTTAATTTAAAAGTTCCATCAGGAGCGGTATTTAACTTCTCACTTACAATAGCTTGTAATCCTTTTTCTAATTGATTAGCTCTAGCTTTATCAAAGTAATAATCAGAAGATTGTTTTTCTACTCCTATAGATTTAACAATCTCTTCTATTCGTTTACTTATATCGTTTATATTTAAACTTCCAGCAACCGTTTGAGATAGGCTATTATCAAATATATAAGCTTTACTATTATTCCTTAGAGTTAAGAGATCATTATTAGTTAATACTCTATACTCTTCTCTACTTTCTGAGTATTGATCTGGAGTAATCATAACAAGTTCTCCATTAGAGTTTTGTGCGAATAAATTTCCAGAATAATCTATTGCTGCTTCTGAAAGTGTTCCTTTAGATAGTGCATGTTCTTTTGCTTGATCAAATATCTGTTTATTATTCTGAATCTCGTTTAATCTAGATACTAATCCTGTATATTGTCTAACACTGATAGGTTGTCCTAAAAGATCTGTATCAGCAAAGATATTACCAACTTGTTCCGCGAAATAATTAACTTCATTAGTTAATCCTTTACCAACCATTTGACCTATAATATCTTTCAACTGTTTCTGAGAATTATCAATCTTAGTATCACCAGATTTAGCAGAAGAATTAGCTACGGCTGATGTCCCTTCTTCTCTTCCAATAGGTTGAAAGAAAGGAGAATACCCAACCCACGGGGCCAGTTGTCCTCCTTCTTGAAATTTTTTAATATTTAACTTCATATTATTTCTTAATTATTCCTCCGAATCTAAATACTTTAGGATATTGTCCGGATAATCCTAATTTTTGTAAATCTATACTTCTCTTTAATCCTTTAAGTTGTAACTCTTTTTGAGCATTAATAATATTTTTATATTCTGGATCTAAGAATAATTTAGTAGGATCTTTCTTGTATTCTTCTTTTTGATATAACGCATCTAATCTTCTCTGTAAATCTGATGCAGTAATAGAATCCTCTGTAGATAATCTAGCATTTTTATATTGAGAATCTAAAAGTTGTTCATTTACTTTTCTAGCATTATTTGTATTTATATACTGCTTAGTTTGTTCTGTTACATCATGTAAGAATGTATCCCAGATATTAGCATTTTGTCCTATCTTCTGAGCTTTTAAATTCGCTAAAGTATTTAAATACTCTGTAGTAGCTAAACGATTTCTATTTGCAGCTTCCTCTCTTCTTATTAAATTATTAGCATTAACTTGAAATGCTTTTTCTCTAGACTGTTGTATAGCTTGTTCATTTGCTAAATCTCCTTGCAATCTTGCTTCTGCTGCATTTTTAGCTACTTCTAAATTATATGCTAATTGTCTATCGGCATCTGAGGTTAGAGGTGTTCTAGTTAATCCTTCTAAATTTGCTGCTTGTTTATAATAAGCTTGTCTAACTCCTTCATTTCCTTGAATGGAATAATTTAAATCCGTAGGGAGATTTATTAGAGAAGGTCTTAGATCTTTTTTTAACGTTTTATATATCTTATTATTAGCTGCTGTTTTTTGTATAGCAGAAGCTAAGGAAGATATAGTAGTTAGAGGAATACTTCCTAATGACGATTTAGTTGGAAGATAATTTTGAGATTCAATATTAGAACCAGTTGAAGATTTAGTGATAGGAGTATTTAAAGAAGATGTATTCATTGGTTTTAAATTAAAATCAAGAGTATTATTATTTAAAACTTCGGAATCAATTCTTCTTATTCTAGAAGGCGACTTTCTAGTTACAACAACTTCTTCTAATATGTTAGTAGGTGTAACTCCCCCATCTTGATATTTAATAACTCCTCCATTTTTAAATTCCTTAACATTTTTATTTGCTTCAATCCATTCTTTAGAGCCTAATTCATATTTATCTCTTTCTTTAAGAAGTTTATTTCGAATAAAGAAGTAGTCTAAAGTACCTCCATCCTTATGTTTTTTAGGTAATCTATCTCCTACATCTTTACTTTTCTTCTTACTTACTGTTTTCTTTTTAGAGGAATGTTTAGATGCGGCTTGATATTCTTGAGCGTTTATACGTTTTCTTAATACTGCATCCTCTTCCGCTTTAATTAAGAGATTTAATATTCTTTCATCGTTTTGATTACTAACACTTTCGTTCGGAGTTGTAACTATTCTAGATAAATTTTTATTTTCTTCTTTATATCCTAATTCGTTACGTCTTTTTGTTTCCTGACCTTTTAAATATGCTAATTGTCTACGTCTTTTCTCATTTTCTAGTTTCTGTTTATTTTTAGCTAGTGTAGCTTTTCCTTCTTCGCTTTCTCTCCATAGCTTAGCTTGAGTTTTTCTAACATCGGATTTAGTCACTCTACTAGCTTTCCCAGAAGGTTCTGTTAAAGGACGTGTTGTTCCAAAAGGTGTAAATTGCATTTGTTCTAGTATAGAACTATTTAATTCCGCATCTGTAGGTCCTTTTGTTGGATTTACAACATTATGTATTAATTGCTCTTTTTGCTCAAGTATTTCAGATCTGGGAGCTCTTAAATTAATTTTTCCAGGAGCTTTTTCAGTTAATTTTCCGTGATATACTACAGTAGGAGCACCTAAAGTTTGTCCGAGATAAATATTATTATCCTCTAATTGTTTCTGAATATTACCACGTCTATAATAAGCCTGCTCTGCTACTAATCCTTTCTGGAAAGATGAGAGTTTATTATTCTTAATCTTATCTAAAGTCTCTGGTGTTAATTCTCTTCCAGCTACTTTAGTTTCTTTTACTTTTCCAACTCCGCGTGTGAAAGGATTATACCATTTACCTTTAGGTATTTTTATATTACTTAAATCCTCGTCAGTTAAATCCGTATATTGAGATTTTAATTTAGTCTTAACAGTAGTTAATTTATCCTCTGTCGACATCTTATTAAATCCCTCTACCTCATTATTTTTAAATGAAATTTCTTTAGTTTTACCGTTAACATTAACTTCTAGAGGTTTAGATAATTCTCCTGCACCAGCTTTTTGAGTATATAACTTCTTCCCAGCAACATTTCTACCGATACCCGTTACAGCATTTAATCCATTAGCTAACAATCTCCAGTCATTTATAGTTAATTCTTCTCCTGACATTACTTTACCTAAAGCAGTAAGAGAAGTTCCTAATCCTAATGCAGTAAATGCTTTACGTAGTATTGGAGCTGCTGTTTTTATTGCTTTAGTCACTTTAGCTCCTTTAGCCACTGTTCCTAATCCGGGAATTAATGTTGCTGCATCCATCCCTAGATTTAGTATTAAGTTCCCAGTATCACTCCATGACCAATCATCGTCACGTTTATAATCAGCAATAGCAGTAGAAATTGTAGATCCTAATCCTGTTGCAGCTCCCACAGCATTTCCTACACCAAACGCAGCGGTAGAAGCTAAGCCAGCTACATCTAATGCTAATGCTGTTAAATCTGCTTTATCTGCTGCACTTAATGATTCTCCAGAGAATACATCTGACATGGAAGCAAATTGTTTATCTTGTAGATCTGAGGAAATTGAATTTCTTAATATTCCACCTTCTTGATATCTAATAGGAATACCTCCAGCAGTAGTTTCTCCTTTAGCTTCATTAGCCCCTAAATATTGACTATTAATATTAAAATACTTAGAATATAAATCAGCCAAAAACTTACTTCCTAAGGTTAAATCTCTCCCTTCAACTGGATTAACATTAAGTTTATTTAAATTAATAGAGGAAATTCCCGGATAGTTTGATGTCGGACTAAATTGTAAATAACCTTGGTTATATTTAAATTCTCCAGGAATTATATCTCCTGTTTTCTTATTAATAGCATAAATACTTTTAGATTTATATGGTCTACCACTACTTAGATAACTCTCAACATTCTGAGGATTATTTATTCCGATAAATTCATAATCTTCAACCGCTTGATTATCTCCTATATAAGGATTAAAATAATCAATCCCATATTCTTCTCCTTCCGGAAGATTTAATAACTTAGCTAATTTATAGTAAGCATTATAACTTTGTTCTTTATCCCAATCTTTCTTATATTTAATATTCTCAGCATTTTTTCTCCAACTATATACTTCTGGATTATATATATCATTTAAATATTTAACATTACTTCCTACATAATCCTTAATCTTTTCATAAGGTATATAATCAGTATCATACCATCCAGATTTTAACATATATGTAGCTGGGTTAGATTCAAACGGAAAATAGCCTCTTAATCCCACAAGATTCCCAGAAGAATCTATTTCTCTTAACCCTTCTTTAGTGACTACTATATTTTTTCCGTTAAAATTATAACTTAGAGGAGCACCTTCTGGTAGATTATTTGTTTTCCTTATTTCATCTTCTTCTTTCTTAATTTGTTCTTCGGATTTAGTAGATCCTTGAGTAGAAGAATTTTGTTGATTTGAATCTCCAAAAATATATTTCCATATATAATCACCAAAACGCTGATTATTCTTCTGTTCTTCCCAATCAAATTCTGAATTAGGATCCCCATTTCTACCTTGAGATAAATCTTCTATAAATTGATCGTACTCCTGTATAGATTTAAAAGGAAGATTCTCATATCCCTTAAATGGAGTTTTATCTTCTGATGATAAATACTCATAAAATCTTCCTCTATTATTTTCTAAAGCCCTAATTACATCATCGATCCTTTCAGAAGTATTTTTCCTATTATATACTTCCTGATTAATCTTTCCTCCCCATACGGAATTAATTAATTCTCTAGGATTCCATGATACATCTATTTTATTAGGTTCTTGTAAAGTATTAGAGTATTCAGTAAGATTTAAAAAGTTATTATCTATAGCTTTAGCTAAATAATCACTACTATATTTATCACCTAAATTAAATCCTTCTGAGTTGTTATATTTAATATCAAATCCACTTGGAGTACTATTAATCTCTTGTATATCACCTTTACTTAGAGCGTCTAAAAATCTATTATATGAAGCATCTACTCCAGATCCTCTTCTTCTATAAGAGTTTTTTAAACTTCGGGAGTCATCAGAACTAACCCAATTCTGGAGTTTTTCTTTAGCTTCTTTTATATCGTATTTTTTACCGTTAATAGTAATTGTCTTTGTTTCTTGCTCTTTTTTATTATAAAGGTCTTGTAATTCTTGCTTCTTTTTATTATATTCTTCTATATTTGAAGGAGATTTACCTCCAGTTTCAAATTTAGGAACTTGTGCCATAGTTAATGATTAAAGTAAAAAATGGAGTATTATATTTAAATAATACCCCATCTAAGATAATTTATTGTCTTTTCTTTACTACTAATTTTCCTCCTCGACGTGCCATTACAGGCTCAGTAGGAGCTTCTGCTTGAGCAGCTTGTCCCTGAGTCATTTCGACTAACGCTGAACATACCGCCAATGCAGCTTGACAATCCTGATTTTGAGTTGCCTGAGCAGCTAATTGAAGAATTTGCTGAAAGATTTGTTCTGGACTAGGTTGAGCCTGAGTAGCAGATTCCGTGGGCATAGTTCCGCCCTCTTGTAAGATTTTTACTTTAAATTTTTCGTTTACTTTCATTTCTTTAATATTTAACGTTAAACTTGTACAAAGTTAGGATTTTGTATATAAAAATCCTATTGTTTGGTAGTATTTAATAATTCTGAATTATTTACCACCTTTTGAACCTTTGCCTTTAGATTTGCTTTTAGATTTACAAGCCATAATGTTTAGGATTTAAATTTGTTAGATATATATGTATTTACCTCATCTATCCTATTTAACCATCCTTTTAAAAATTTACTTTGAGAAGGTTTTCTATCTACTATTGATTGATAATATTCTTTTCTTTGGGAAATAAATTCTTGAAGCAGATTTTTAGAATTGCATAAATTCGCTAATCTAATTGTAGTTGGTCCAATTTTCCCATCTATATCTAAGGATTGTCCTAAATTTGAAATAGCTTTTTGAAGGCATTTAACACCATTAGAAACACCAGCATTAACAGAATGGTCTAATAGATGGGCTGAGATATAAATGTTGCTTATATCATCTATTTTACATTTATCATAAAAATTATCTTTATAGAATTGTTCTACTAAATCTTCTAATTCCTTAACTGTTGTTATGATTTGTTCTCTTTTTAACGGTTTAAATTTATCAATAATCTTCCATCCTTCCCATTTAGGGAAATTAACTCTGGATATTCCGCAGTATGTTTCACCCCCGGAGTCTAAATTATCCGGATCCATCCAATAACCCCCCTCGTTTCTTAAGATCATTGATATGAGAATATGAGATTTATTCATTTAAATATTTAAATTATTTATATTTTTCTATTAAAGCTTTTAATTCAGGATTATTTTCAATTACTCTAAGTCCTTTTTGTATAGCTTCCGAATATTTAGTAAGATCAGATCCGTTATCATATTTACTATATGAATCACTATTATACATTTTTGGATTTTCCTGAAAATATTCTAAAGCATTTTCAAAAGGTTCAAACTTCTCAACAAATTTTTGAGCTTTATTTAAATTAGAAATAATAGTGTCTGGAATCTTATTATCTTTAAATCTTTCCTTTAAATAATTAACAAAATATTCTTTTCCTTCTGGAGTTAGGTGATATTCTTCTCCACCATATCCATCATTATGTATTGTTATATAATTAATTCCTTTTTCTCCAGGTTTTGGTTCTGGTATGAGTTTAGTTAATATTTTTATATAATCAACTTTTCCTTTTCTATCTGGATGATCCAATCCAACAAGCTGATCTGGAGTATATGTAGTACTTTCTTTATAATTTTCAATATTATAATTCATGGCATCTGTAACATCCTTTTTTGTAGCATTTTTACCTCCTAAATATCCATATCTAGAAGGATTAACTCCTAGAGTAGATTCATGATATGATAATGCTATTGCTTTCTCAGGTGTCATTCCCTTAACTTTTTTAGAAGCCTTAATTATATCTATTAAAGGTTGTTTATATATAGGAGGAAGATTGATATCATTTCCATTTTCGTCCTTAGTTATTCTAATAACATCTGATTTATCTTTAATCTCTCTAATTCCGTTACTTTTAGTATAGAGAGCATCTTGAAGATCTCCGAATAGAATATTTAATGCATCGAAAGCAGCTGTCTTAGTGTCTCTTGGATAATTATATCTGATTGCTATTGCCTTATCTTCTTGTTCGGGTGTAAGTTGTCTATTATCAAAAGCTTCTTCCCAATCTTCATTTATATAACTAGTATTATCTCTAAGTTCTTTAGTTGTCATAGGTCTGGTAGATCTATTAATAACTAAATCTCTATATAATTTATGTAATTGTTCCTTAGTATAATCACTCATGTTTTTTAGTAGTTACATATTCCGGATCATTATTATCCTGAATTTTCATGTATTTAAATACAGACTTACCTAATCTCTTATATGCAGAATCGGTTTTTAATTTCTCTGCTTTCTTAGCTTGGCGAATTAAGACTCTAGTATTCTTCCTAGAAAATATTCTCTCTCCACCTTTTATTTTATATTGTACTTTACCGTTAGTAGAAAGTATCTCTAGTAAATCCTCTAAATCATCAATATCATTTTCTATCTTATCTTTAGGAGATTCATCCTCCAAATCTTCTAAATAATCTAATCTTTCTTCAAGTACTTCATCTAATCCCTCAAACTCTACACTTTCTCCAGATCGAATTCCGGAATTATTAGATACCTCTAATACGAATAACACATTCTTTTCAGATATAATACTTGTATCATTAGGCTTCCCTTCTTTATTAGATATTACTTTAAATTCTGGAGAGATGAAGATTATATCTAAATATAAAGGAGTATCTTTCATCCAATAATTTACTTCTTCTTGTACTTCTGGATATATAAATAGAAGTCCTTGATTTTCTGATAGACTTTCTATATGCATAAATCCATGTTCTCTTTCCCAGTCATCTATAGCAGTATCACAGAGGTATTCTTTATTATGTACTTTAACTTTTACAATTGATTTTTTTAATTCTGACATAATTATATATTATTTAAAATAAGGATCCTCATCGTCAGCATAATAATTCTTCATGTTATCTCTTAACAAATAAGATCCTACTTTGGGATTAAATTTAATATCTTCTCTAATTTCCAAGGATTTTTCTCTTTTAGGAATAGTGTATTTTCCTGTAACTATAGAAGGAAAGTCGTATGTATCATTTACTTTGATAGTATTATTATCCTTATCCCATTGAATGGTAAAATTCCCGAAAAGATCTAATCCTGTTGCAAAATGCTGATTCTTATCCGGACGTTCTATATATTTAACAGTTAATCCTTCATTAACTACTTTCGGCTCTCCAGATTCTAGTACCTCTTTTCCAGTTCTATATATTTTTTCTAATCTAGATTTACTAGGTAATTCTGGAAATTTTTCTATATATTTATCATAATTACGTAGAATTTTACCTACATTTAAGGTATCTACCATAGATTGTACTCTACGGGCTATAGGTTGTGGGATTCCTACATATTCAGTATTTTTAGGATCTTTATCTTTGTCAGCATTTATCCTAGCTTTGGAAGATTTTATTAATCTCGAATCCTTTCCTAAATTTAAATAATGTTTAAAGAAAGCCTCTTCAATAGGAGTTGCTAATTCCCTTTCTTCTCGGATTGGAACTGGAGTATTAGTATAATTTAAATATGGAAGACGTATGTAATAAGGAGCACTCCAATAACCATCAGCTGGATTGAGAAAATTATATACTCTCTCTGCTTGAGTTTGTTTTATATTACTTTTTCCTCCATTCTGATACTTTTGTATTAAATAAGAATTTACTCTATTTAAATTTAACATAGCATTATATATAAAAGGCTATATTTAAATAGAATATATTTCAATTCTATTTAAATATACCTACATTACTCAGTTTCTTTAATTACTTTACCCTTATCGATAGTATTATGTAATATCTCCTTAACTAGTAACTTTCCTGCCTCAATAGCAGCTTCATTAGTATCTTCTTTATATAATTCCTCTAATTTCTCAGTGACTTCTAATCTAAGAATCAACTCTTCCCGTTCTATTTCCGCTACTTGAGATATCTTATCCCCTTCCTTTAATATAACAGGAATACCTTTTCTAGATATATCTTCTGTATCTAGATGATGAAGTTCTTTATGTAATTTACCCTCTGGAATTATATTCTTCTCTCCTATTTTTCCACCATCTTTATATTTAAGAATATTTTTCTGGGATTCAGTGTATTTAATTCTAAAGGATTCTAAGAATTTAAATCCATCCTTTCCAAATCTAATATTATTTAATCCTCCAGATTGTTCTAATTGCAATCTATTAGTAAACATATCAGAAGAACTTATTGATCTTGCGGATCTATCTGATGCATCTGTTAAGATATCATCTATAGTATTTTGATATCCTTGAGCTTTATCCATTTTTTTATTAGCTTTTTTCCTGGCTTTATTAGAAAATAATCCATATTTTTTTCCAGATAGACCTCCAGCATCTGTAATGAATTTACCAGTTCCTGTATAAGAAGAGTTATTAGCAATATTTTGATCTACAGTAAATTTTCTAGATTTTTTTCCAAATGCGTTATTTATTAATCCTACAGCACCAAGATTAAAAAAGCTACTTCCTAAAATAGCATCAGCTGTAGTCATTTTATCTGTTCCAATTCCTAATTTTTCTAATCCATTTCCTACTAATTTACCTGCCTTCATTGCTATTCCTACACCTGGAATTGCAGTTCCTACAGTATTACTAATAACATCATATCCAGCATCAAGTCCTTTAGTTATATTTCCCTTCTTACCGGAATAATCCTTTCCAATTAAATTGGCTCCTATATCTAAAACAGATCCTATATTAGCAGAAGTACCTAACCCACTTAAAGCACTTGTAGTTAAGGTAGGAATAACCAATTTACTTAGAGCACTTATAGTTGAAGTAGGAGCAAAATTAGCTTTAAGACTATCCCATAATCCAGGTCCTATTTTAGATAAAGAAGCATTTTGCAATGCCATTTTATTTAATGTAAGAGGGCTGCTAGCACTAATAGATCCTATCAAAGGTCCTGTTGATGTAACTATTCCCCCATCATAAAACTTTTTCATTTTAGTTTATTTAACAAAAGCTTATTTCAAACATTGTTTGTAATGCGGTAATAATAACTCTCTTATCTCCTTTATATTTAACTCTAATCTTTATATATTTATCTCTGGGTCTAGTTTCTTCTATTTTTAATTTAATATTTCCCTTATTTCCTTTTTGATATTTAAAAGGTTCTAGAGTAATATTAACAAAGTCTTCCTGATATCTGGTATTACCTTTAATAATACCACAAGTAGACATATCCTTAATAGGTTGAATTCTTCTTAAACTATACTCAGATAATCTATCATCATAGAATACAATAGCAGATTTTCCAGTAGATTTATTATTACCATCTTTATTATCAATAAATTTTATATACTCATCTGCCTCAGACTCATCGATTTTTCCCTTCTGTACTAAATAAGTATTTTCTTTTAAATCTGGGATGTTAGAGAAATCATACGCATCTCCGATTACTTCAAATGAGACTAATTCTGGGAGGACGTTATTAGATATAATAAAGAGGTTTGTAAAGACTTTATGATATCCAACATTCTTATTTACAACAAACTCAAATTCAAATGGGTCATAAGAAAGAGGTACTCCTTTTGAATCTCGTTCTTTATACCATGAGGTTGGATAGATTTTTTCTTTATTATCAAATATTCCAGCTACTCCATGTCTCCAGAAATATGTAGGATTTTTCCAAGTCTCGGAAGATGTTCTTATATAAACTACTCCAGTATATGTACTACTAGCATCTACTTCTAATTCTTCCATATTTGATGTTATAGATTCGTTTCTCCCTCGCACTAATTCTGCTCGAATATTTAGAGTTACATACTTATTCCCTTCTAGGTATTTATTTCTAATAGTACTATTAGATGATCTTAATATCAACCATGTCTGTCTATTCGAAACTTTATTACCTATCTTATCTTCATGAGTATATAAATAAAAATCTTCGTTATCTGGATAAATGTCATTATTTATAAATTCATATTTAGAGTATTTAATTCTAAATTTATCTGGATCTACATCTAATTTAATATCTAATAACCCTACTGCAACATCTTTTCCAGTTGTAACAGGAGAGGTAAGATCCGGAATCTCTATTCCTTTATATACAACTAAAGGATTATTAATCGGATTTAATATACTTTCCCAACTTACTTTATTCAAATAAGTAGTGGGATCTCTTAATATAATTCCTTTAGCTGCAACAGAACCTTCCCATGTAACTGAGACTTTAGATATATTCTTAGAATCTTCTTTATTATTAGTAAAGAATACATTAGATATATTTTCAGACATTAATGGAATCCATGAATATCTGGTTGTCCACAATTGTAATTTTTCATTATAACACAAATTCCATTCTCTAGAAGTTATAAATTCTCCTACTGGATTTATATCCTGAATATCATCATAGAAAGTAAATAATACATCAAATTTAAATTTATTAAAATGTGTTTTTACATTCCGCAATCCTAAGGTAGTGCTTCTCTCTCTTTCAGTAAATGAAATATTATCATTTAAATATTTCTGAATTTTAAAATCAGATATAATCTCAAATGATTTTCCATTTGTTCTCCAAATCTTTTTAGCAAAAGTATCGACACCATATACATAATTATCTGTTTTTAATATAGAGTCCTTCCACTGAGATCCATATAATTTAGATAATAAAATAGGACGTTCTGGGAGAACATTATTGGAATTTAAATATACTGGATTATTTAATTCTCCAGCTGTTTGGATTCTTTCATTTATTGGTATAAGTCCAACTCCCTTTTCGAATACTACTACTAAATCTCCATACCATTCGATAATAGATGTAATAGTTCCATATTCTTTATTATAATCTCTATAATTACTTAATTGAAATACTCTATAATTATTTTTAAATGCGTCAGATATGAATATATCAGAATACATTATTCTATTAGAAAAATCATTTTTTATATATGGAACATCCGGAAGAATAAAATAATTCTTATCTGATGTAGAACTATTATATCCAGAATTATATACTGTACTTTCAGGAATTTTATACTCTCCAGATGCATTAAATCTAGATATAGGATAAAATGTTCTAGGATGTCCATTTAAAGCCGCTTCTGAGGTATTAGATCCATCTTCACATCGTAATGCTAAATTTATATTAGATAAACATTTTAATGTAACCCAATGTCCAATTTGAACTGCATTAACATCTCCTCTATTTATCAGTTCCGCTTTTTCCAAATCTAAAGCTCCATCTTCTGAACCAGTATAATTATCTCTCCATGTATAAGGATCTACAATAGTATCGTTAGTAGGACTTTCCGGATCTTGGAAGTTTCTACACATTCTATGAGTAAAAATATTTATATAACAATCTCCTCTATAACAAACTAATTCTTCGCCTTCTAATGAATCCCACTCATATCTATCACATATAGAATAATATGGAGACATATCACTAAATCTAGCTTTAAAATAATCGACTAACATGCCTTCATTATATCCCGGAACCATTATATCTACTAATTTACAGTATGATTGTAGTCCTTCAATTCCTACATAAGAACCCCAAGATCCCCGTAATAGGTTTTTTGCTTTAGCTTTATTATCTTCTTTACCTAGATATTTAAATTTATATGCAACTTCGGCTTCACCAGCTCTAGAAGAAAAATCTTGCGTTCCAGATGTTTTTAATTGAATGTTATCATCAATATAAGTTAAACTTATATTTTGATACCAAGATCTACTACTATTACCTTCTTTATTTCTAGAGAAATTCGGAAATGTATAATGTCTATCATCTCCTCTTTGGGTAATATAATTTTCTGTAGTATCGTACGTTAAATACGAATCTCTAAGAACGAATTTAGATCCATTAAATATCTGAGAGTATAATTCATTATTTAATTCCGCTTCCGGAACAATAGCAGCATTTGGTAGGGTATCATTAGAATATAATAATCTATTATTAATATCATTTTCTAAAATACTATCCCCATTACTATTAGCTATGAAAGATTCAGTCATTCCTAACGGTTTACCGTCTCCACGTTTTACTGGAAGAACAGGGATCTTAGAATTTAAATCTAATCCTATAGTTGCTCCTTGACAATATACTGTTGGAATTCGTTTTTGACGTACAAAAAAGAATCCTTTAGTATATTTTTTTAATTCTTTTATTAAATTCTCAGTATCCTTCCAAGTAGAATAATCGGAGTTATTTTCTGAATTCTTAAATATGAATTTAATACCTACTGGTTTGTTATATCCATCATAAGTAGAGTTCTTTTCAATACTTAATTTAACTACACCTTTAGCATTATCCAAAGAAGATTTTATAAATCCATTCTCTAAAACTTCTATATAATTTCTATCTCCAGGAAGTTCGGTATCTTTATTCCAATTATATATAGATTCAATTTTTTCAGTATTCTCAATTCCTAAATTCCTTCCCCGGATATTAAATACTGGAGACAATGTAAAGTCATTCATTATATATACTATTCCAAATCTATATATATCTTCCCAATATCCTACTCTATGATAGATATTATATACATTATAATACATTCCGGAGGTTTCTCTACTAGATCCAACTGGTGTGTAATACCCATTATCTAATGATATATCTCCAACCTCATCTTTTGTATAAACTTCTGGAATAATACGCAAGGATAGGTCAGCTAATTCTTTATACGGAATAGTTGTTTTATTTACATTACTTAAAAATAATCTATTTTGTACTTGAGCCTGAGATTTAGCATTTTCTACAATACTATATTGGATATTAATATCATCTAAACTAATTTCTGACACAGGTTCTATACCTGTTATAGTAACAGTACATACAGTATTTATTACAGAGAAGCTATTAACTAATTTATATGCTTTTGTAATCTCTGTTCCATTTTCAGTACTAGTGGATCTTGTATAATAGATATTTAGATAATCATAAGAATCGTCTATATTAGTTATAGTGAATCTAATAGTTTTATACGCATTAGTATCTAATATTCCACCTTTTATAGTTTTTATATCACTAATATCTCCTATATAAACAGAAACAATTCCTGATTCAGCAACAAAATCAGTCTCGTTTCCATCAGAGTCTTGATATTTAAAATAAAATACATAATTCCCAACCTTTAATTCCCCTCCAGATTCTACACCATCAAATCTAATAACTGGAAGAGTTTTTATAGTTTTATATAGTTTAGTCTCTCCGTCTAAGGAATTTTCATCATATATATTAGTATCATTATTCCCATTTCTATCTATAATTTTATACATTCCATTTTCAGTTGGAGTAAAACGGGAATTTATAAGTCTTGGGGGATTTAAATCATCATTAAGTATAAGATTTACGCTTCCGTCATACGATTCTTGAATCTCTATATCAACTGGATTATTTATACTAAAATTTAAATCTTTAGTACTAAAATCAACTAAATCTCCTTTTCTATTAGATGTAATCAATCTTCCTTCATTATTACCTGGATTACTAACTTCAATTTCTTTTTTGCTATTAGTACGAACCCATTCTCTTGGACTTAATGCTTGTCTTGGTGTATATTTAAGAAAAGGGTATTTAGCGGTTGCTTCTGAATATCTACTTTTAACTTCATCTGTATTTATATTACTATTATTAGAACTTATTATAAATAAAGTATCTATATTTTGATCAGTAATATAGATTTCTTTTTCTTTAAATATTCCAGTATCATTATCTATAGGTTCAATTATTTTTAAAGTAGCAGGAATTTCAATGTCCCCACTTTTTATTACATATCTTCCATCAGTAGCTTTAAGATATCTATTTCCGGATAATCTTAAATTTCTAAATGGATTATATTCATATGCTAAAAACCCTTCTGTTTGAAGAGTCTTATACATAATTTCAAATGTAATATCAAAATTTAAGGTTAAAAAAGGGGTCATATATAATTAAGCAAAATTAACTAAATTCTCTGGTTTACTAAAATTAGACCCAGTTATATTTCCTCTTACCTGTAATTGTTTGCTAAATACCAGATCATCTGGATTTCTAAGGTTAGCATTACAACAATCTTCATTATCTGATAAATTTCTAAAAGAATACCAGTCAATATATCTAGATTCCTGATTACTTGCTCCAAAACCCATTCCTATCAGATGAATGTTATTATTTAGAATACTAAAAAGAGGATGTACTTCAAATTTATCTACTCTCTTAAAATATAATTTTTCATTATTAGTAGCGTACATGTTATCTAAATCCTTAGACATATATGTAGTATAACTACTTGCTTCGAGATATATGTTTTTAACTTTATTTAAATTAGAGGAGGTTAAAGAAGAACTAAATATATATCTATAAGGTATGCTAGCTGAAAAAGGAGCTTGTGTAGTTTCTATTGGTTTGTAATCTTCTAATTTTGTTTTATCGGGGCCAGTATCTGTACTTCCATATCCAATATAATACTTATTATCCTTTAATGAATTTATATATGTATTTATTATTGTAGTAATCCTGTCATTTAGAGGTATAGTACCATCATCTGTTTTTATATTAATATCTACTGATGAAAATGATCCAGTTAATTTTATCTTTCCTTCTAATGTAGTATCATAAAGATTATCATATTTAATTGTATCAGGATTAGGTATAGTATAAGGATTATTAGATGCTCCAGATACTTTACTTGCTCTATATAAATTATTAAATAATGTATTAAATTCTGACCTTATATTATCTGCTGACATATTATTTCCAACTCTAGTTCCGTATATATTACAAATACACATTGTATTTCCATCAAATTCTATTATAACAAAGGTTGATGGATAATATTTAGAAGAATTTTTATTAGGATAAAAATATAATTTATTACAGGTTCTACTTCCCCAGTCATTTACGAAAGCTTCTAGAGAAGTACCAAGACTATCTCCAGCAAATGCTAATATCCCTATTTTATTATTCCCTAGTCTTGATTTTATTTTATTTACGACTGTGGTTGGAGAATTTTCTGCGTCTACAGTGTAATCTCTATTATAACCCCCTTTATTTGGATCTTTAGTAACCCACTTAGATGATACATCCTCATCTACAAAAATATTATCTACTCCATCCTTAACACAGATCCAATCTCCACGTCCATCATCGTTATGATAATAAGGTATTCCAGATGATACTTGTAGTCCATCCCACCCTAATAATCCTACAGGTTCCCATTTATTATATTCTATTTTATCTCCCGGAATATTTGTAGTATATGTTCCTGATTTTACTTGTTTATTTAGGGTTGCAGTTATAGTAAGCTTCCTAATATTTTCATCATCCTGAGTTTTATCATCAGTTATAACAGCGGATGGAAAAATTAATGGAGTTCCAGAAGTAGTTAAACTATAATTAGATGTATCAGATGAGTAAATTATACCAGCATCTAATATCCCAAAATTAAGTTTATTTACTTTTCTAAGTTTATACTCTGAACTTACTGTAACACTATTTTCTATAGTAGTTTCATATAGCGTCTTGTGTTCCCCTTCTTCAATTAAATCGGAAGCTGATGACAATGAAGGTTGTAGTATATTATTTTTTTTATGGATAATAGTTGGTCCAGTAATACTCTTTTGGGATAAATCTATAGCAGAATCCGATACTACTGTTATATAATTATCTATTTTAAGTGTTGAAAAGTTCTTAGTATCTTCTGTAATAGCAGAAGTATAATAAGAATTAAATTGTCCATTTGTGAAAAGAGTATATAAAGCATTATATTCCTCAACCCCAAATTGGTGTTTTTCTGTATCCTTATTAAAGCTCAATCCACATATTCTACATATATAAAAATTATTATATCTTAACCTAGTATATTCAGAATTATATACATAATTATTTTGAGTACTAAAATTCTTATATATTTTAGTACCATTTCCTAATTGAGGTTCTATTTTATATATCCACGGTAATCTAGGATTAGATATAGAAGGCTCTTTAGTATTTATATTCTCTTGAACAGTTTCTCCAGATACTATTTTAAAATAATCCTCTAATCTTGAAGAATCCAATAATAAATAGTAATTGGTACCGGAAGATTCTAAATAATTATTTTCGAAATTTGTAATAGCGGAATCTATATCTTCCACCTCCTTCCCGTTTTGATAATAATAAGGTTCTACTTTTAAATCTTTATCAAAACAATCTATAGAGAAATTATAGGATCCTGAAATAGATTTAGATAAAGGGTATATAAGAGATGCATTTGCGGATACATCATAAAATTCTATATACATCACATCACACTTATTTAATCCGTTTGATGTTCCTCTAACAAAGAAGTCTGTAGTAATAGTAACCCTTTTAACTTCTCTTCCTTCTATATTAGTAGTACTAGTAGTAGAATATCTCCATATATTAGATTCTTTACTAGTTAATAGATCTCGATAATTTAATACTGTTGTATATTTAAGATTCTCAAACCATTGGAATCTTGAATATGGTTTTATAGTTATACGTGTATCTTTTTCTTTACTTAATTTTAATAAATCATGTTTAATTGATATTACGGGTTGTGGAATATTCTCTCCGGGCTTTAAAATAAACTCGGGATCTATTTCTGCATCCTCATGGGTACCTTCTTCATCTTTTTCTATTCTTACTCCATATACATTATTATAACTATCACTTTCACTATTAATAATAAGCTCTACATCATAATCATCCTTACCATTTTCAGTTACATCTCCTATCTCAATATTAAAAAAATCAATAGGTTCTATCTCTAATACTATAATTAAATATCCATTAAATCTAGAACTATATGTATTATATAATGAGGGATCCTGAACTGTTTTTAATTGAATATTACCTCCAAATGCTTCGCCTTCTGTATAAAAAAACTTTCTAACTTCGTTTGTAAATACATTAGTTTGATCTTCTATATAAGTAATAGATCCATTTTCATTTACAGTGGCAAGATGTAATGAAAAAACTCTCCGTTGAAGTTTCCCGTTATTGAATGTAGTATTATAATTTTTATAAGTTTCTATAAAGTTATTTATCGAAGAGCTACCAGTGCTAGGAGTTATATAAATTAGAAATTTATCCCCGGGCCTTAAAACCATTCGTTGCAATAAAGAAAAATCAGCTTTTAAATAAGTAATTTGTAATCCTTCACTCTTCCCTTCTGGATATAAAGTACTATCAAGTATAGCAGTATCTATATCATCCATAGATAATTCTTCCGAAGATATATTCCTTTCTGGAGATGGAAATGAACCTAATTCACATTCTCCAGTAAGAGGATTCATCGATGCTATATATATAATCCCTCCATACTGCTTTATTCCAAGAGGAATAAAATCTTTCTTTAATGCACAAGATTCAACTCTCCCATTTCCAGAATCATTCTGTAATATAAACTCATTACCATCGAAAGTAATCAATGTCCCATTTAAACAATCTGTTAATACTGTATTCGGAACTACAGTATCATTCATATCCATTAATAATCCTCCATTAAAGGAGTTTTGAGCTATTTCCATATTAAAATTCCGTTAAATCTTCTCTAGTTATATTATCAATTTTAGTAAACTCGTACCCATCAAAAGATCTTTTTAAGAAATATTCTGCATCTTTAGTAGAATAATTCTCAAAAAATACCTTATATCCAGGAATTCCGTATAATTTAACTCTAAAGAAATGGTCATAATTTAAATTAAGCAAGCACTCATCAAGCACTCTATATAAGCATACATCTCCAAAATTAAACGTAATATTTCTTTTATTTAAATAAATAGATTTAAATTTCTCCTCAGTTAATCCAAAATAACAATACCCCCACCATTTAGTTCTACGCTGTCTATATAAAAACCTCATCTTAGTAATCATCTTACTAATAGCGTATCTAATTTTGTGAGCAATACTTTGAAATGTAACTCTTCCAATGAGAAATTTAAACATCTTACCATCTATTTTACTAGATAAATAAACATCACTATTATTAGATATTACATAATATAAATATCTATTCCCATATTTAATAATAGTAGTTAAATCTTCTATACTAAATTCTGGGAATTTTTCTTGTAATATCGGGAGATAATCCTTTAAATACTTAATCTTATTAGCCATACTTATTACCACTATTTACATTATCAAAAAATTCTCTAGTTAAGGAGTAATTTAACATTACTCCTCTAGTTAAAGTTCCTTTCTTACCTTTCTCATAGAATAATTTAATTTGTGGGTATTTATACTCAGAATCAAAATAATTATACATTGTATTTGTAGAAGTCTTTAGATGATTTAAAAGTTCTTCTCCTTTAAGTATTTCAATCCCCAAAATCATTCTTTTTCTGGTTGTAAATACGAAAGTAGTACTATTTCTGATAATATCCAATATTACTAAATATAAAAAGTAAATATAAATCCTACAACACCATAATCGGAGTTCTGCACCATTTTTATAATTCTTTTTAAGCATTTTTCTAGATACCTCTAACTTCTTTAAATCGAATTTTTCAAACAATTCAGGTGCGGAGAATGTATAACTAAGAGAAGATATTGTTGTATTATTATATTTCATTACTTCTCTGGTTTAAATGATTTTCCGTAAGATTTTCTATCAAAACTAGTCATTACATCTAAAATCCTATTCATATCGTTTTGAGATACTTTTTCCGGAACTCTAGCTCTTTCACATAACCTAGCCCATTCTAATTTTATATTCTGAGCCATTTGATATGTATTAGGATCTCTAGTTCTAATAGCTTGTTTATATAAATCTGTATAAGCACAATATGCTGCAATTGCTTCGGCCTCTTTAGAATTTATATAAGGAAATCCTTCTTCATCTAGAATTTGTTTCCTATATAAAACTAATACATTCTTATAATCCTTATCAAATAATAAAGTATTTTCCCTCATCTGGTAATTTAATAATACTCCATAATCATATAATAAGGATTTATTATATTTCCAGTATTCTATATATTGTTCTATGTAATTAGTAATAACTTGAGGCCAACGTTGTTTATTAGATGTTTTTTGAGAGTCTATAAAATTCCCGAATACTGCTTCGATACTAGTAACATCACATGGGAGTTCTAATTCCCCGTTTACAACGTCTCCAACAAATTCCTTTATCTCAGTTTGTTTATTTCCTATCTTATCATATGCAATCATTCCTGAGGATTCAAATTCTAATTGGTCTATATTTAAACCGTAATTAGTTTGAATATATGTATATGCTGTGTGGAAGTTTAAATTCTTCATATATATTAAGCTTTAGCTACTTGATCATTTGGTAGGTTAGGTGCACTAAGGCTACGGTACCATCGTACCTTCTTTTCTGTAATCCTTCTCTTAATATCATTAGTCAAGAAGTTCATATTAGATACCTCTTCTGCATTACAACAAGTAAATTGTTCTAATTGTCTAGGATCTTTAAATACGGCTATTATAGATAATGTTTTAATCAACGGAGCATTAAATATATAACAATCATACATCCCATTTTCATTAGGTGCTGTATCTATATAAATATAAGGCTTTCTTCCTAACCACCTATTATATTTATGATACTGATAAGATATATCAGTATAAATTTTAAACGGAGTATTTCTATCAACAGTTCCGAAATACTGAATTGCATCAACTCCTAAATCTGTAACAATTTGAGGTATTTCTACATGAGGAATATTAGTCTCTCTAACATTTAAATTAGAATTACATAAATTACAATTCTCTATAGGTTTACAATCTACCTCTAAACAATTAATAGATGTAACTAAATCCTTAACTGGAAGAAGTCCTTTTAAAGCATATTCTTTTATTATAGTTAATCTCTCATCTACTATATCATCTTCTAACTGTTCAACAGATAAGGATATATTAGATGTAATACCTCTTAATCCTGATAAAATATCGTTTAAAATCGCAGAGGCTAATTTATTTAATTCCATATAGTATAATATTTAAAAAGGCAGATAAGAATATTATTATCTTACCTGCCTTTTATTAAATAATATATTTTCTTATATTAAGCGGTTACAGTTACATTAACAGTTAGTACTGTATCTGATCCTTTTTTATAAATTACAGCTACAGCAGAATCTGTAGCAGCTTTACCTGTAATTTCTATTCCTTTAACAGTTACTTTATCAGGATCATTAGAAGTTACAGTATTGTATTCGGAAAGCTTAATATCTACATATTTCTTCTCTCCTACTTTTAATGCCATAGTTTGAGTAGTTGACTCTCCAGCTCCATTATCAGAAGCAACTTCGATATCATCCACAACTACTCCAGCAGCTTTTACAGCAGTTTCAAAATTGTCTGAGATAGTAGTATTAATCCAGAAAACAGCTTTAGTAATAGATACTAATTTTTCACCTACAGCACCCATACCAGTATGATCTCTTTCGCATTCATAATCAAATACATATTGATTATAAGAAGCTCCCGGTACAATCTTAGAATCATCATTATCCTGATTAAAGATACCAGTTCTGAGACTAGTCTGGATCTGTACATTTTTCAACATAGTCCAGTAAGTACCAACACCTTCTTTAGCAGTTTGAGTATGGCTACCAGTTAAGATAGTTCTGTATACTGGTTCTTTAGGATAATAATTACCTAAAGCAGCAGTACTAAAATCTTCTAATTTCTGTACTTCTAGTACATTAAATAACTGGAACTCATTAGCAGAAGTTACAGTAATTTTAGCACCATCAAGATCAGCTTTAAACCGAAGATTGTTATAGAAATTACCTTGTTTATTTATAATTTCAGCTAATTTTGAAGCAATATTAGAAGCAGTATCAGTACTAACTACATCTAAATTAGCATAAAACATTCTCCGACGCCTATCATCCATAGTTTCAGCAAAATATGAATCAGCAGATCCGGAAAGCTGCATACCAATAGCTAATCTAATATGATTTATTACACCAGCAGTTGTGGGTTTAACAGCATCAGTAATAGTAATTTCAGATATAGATACCTGAGGATTTGAAGCTGATGTCTTATATATCTTCCCACCTTTAATATTTGCAGTTTTATAATCTCCTACACGAAGAACCCTAAAACCTTGTTCACCACTTATCTGATTATCGAACTTATTAAGTCCACTAAGCGAATCTTTCGCACTATTAATAATTACTTCATTTACAAATTCAAACATGTTTTTAAATTTTATTTGTTAGGGGAAATTGGTGGAGCTATTGTTTGATTAACTATAGGATTAGTATTTAATCTAGGATCTCTATGTCTCTCTAAAAATAATTTCACCATAATATTTATTATCTCATAACATACATATTTAGGAAACTCTAAATCCTCCAGAATATCATCTTCGCTCTCTAAATCATTCGGAGTTAGGATTAATTCATTTGGATATTTAATATAATCTATAGATATATCTGAAATACTTATATCTTTATTATCTCCATAAAACAATTTCATAACAACAGGAGTTCCGGTTTTAATTTGTCCGGAATCATCGTTATATATGTAATAATAAGGTGTTTTATATGAAGGTTTAAAATAATAATTATTTAATATTCCAGGATATTTATCAGATGTTAATCTTCTCGCTCCCTTTTTAATTACTGAATTAGAATTACATTTAGAATTAGGATTATTAAATGTAATTACACAATTTTTAAGATGAAAATAATCACTAGGTAGAGTAAATAATATCTTATCTCCTTTATCTATTATACTTCCTCCAGATAAAGTTGCTGTCATATTTAATACTCTAAGATCATCATCCTCTTGTTGATTCATATCACAAAAGTTATATTTAGTATTTATATACTGAATAACACTTTTATAATAATAATAATTAAACTCGTCTAAGAGCATACTGGGAGCTTTTTGTTTTTCTAATTCTATAAGTACTGCTTGATAGACTTGTTTTAAATTCATATTATGTATTATTTACTAGCTTCACTAGTAGGTTTACTTTTATTTTCTAATGGAGTTTTTTCAGCATCTTCTAAATCTTTTAATATTTCAGAATCAGACTTAGAACCATCCAAAAAACTTTGTGTTGAAGATACTTCATTTTTTGCTTTTAAATCCTCAATTCTTTTATTATCCTCAGAAATAGCTTCTATAATTACATCTTTGTCTTTTACAGAAATTTCTTGAATCTCTCTTAAGATCCTATCAGTAATAAGTTTATTCTTAGGATTTTTCATAAAATCAATACAAGAATCAGCATCTCTACCTATAATATCATTATCATTATAAGTATATAATCCAGCTTTCTGTCGTAAAATACCTTTCTGTTTAGCATATGTAAATGCTATTAGGTATTTAGTATCATTACTTTCGAATAAAGAAATAATCTTGTCAGCATCTTTCTTAGCAATTTCTGTTAAGAATTCTTCTATTTCTTCATCATAAGCATCTTTTATATATTTACCTAAAAGCATTGCTCTAATTCTTAAAGCATCTCTTGAGGCGTTGAAGATATAATTTAATGCTTTATTTAATTTCCTTGAGGCCGTATTACGTTTCTTAGTATCCTCAATAATACGTTCTACATAATAAACTGCTTGAGGTCCGATTTTCTCCTCCGGTCCTACTAACATCTTACCATTTTCATCAAATTTCCCTTTATTATCAAAAATAAGATCAGAGAATTTAATAGCTTCCCACTGCTTTGCTTTTATAGGATTACTCAAATCAAATTCATCCCCATCTTTAATAAAAAATCTATCAGTAGTACGAACGAAGTAATCCAAAGGATTATCATCCTTACCTAAGATAATATTTCCGGATGAATCTACATTTCTAACACAAGAAGGATACTCTCTTGTTAATGGATTTTTAACTGGGGAAATTGACATCCCAGCGTGATTAGGACCAAAACGGCTACGTAAATGTATTACCGTATCTAATTCTTCTTTTAAAGCAGTTACACTTATACTCATATTCATTGATCATTAAATGTTTAAATTTAAAATAAAGAGGGTTGTTAGCCCTCTTTATATTTATTATAGCGGATTCTGTCTAAAGATAACAGAACGATAGGGTGCGTATACTGATACGCCGCTGTCATTGATATTTAAATAAGATCGTTACTCTTATTTGAGCAAATGCTCCACTATGTCGCCATAGTGATTAGACTATATCTTTAACTTAATCTTTGATATATTTAAATACAAATCCATGTGTTTTATTTCTAAAACCTTTAAGAACCTCTCTACATTTAGGATGTTCTTTTGCACATTCCGCAACTGTTCTCCAGATTTTTATTAAATTTCCATCTAGATCATATTGTCCAACTTTACAACCTTTATCTAAAGAAGATGGTTCGTATTTTTTAAAAGTTGGTTCGGTGTAATGTGTCCATAAGGAATTTAAATATGGGATTCCATTTTTAATTGCGAGCTTTAATTCTTTTATATCTGCTTTTGTTTCCTTTATACAAAGAGTTTGATTTAAATATGTTACTATTAAATCTCCATCTAATGTATATCTAGAAATAGGTTTTTTCTGTGTATTATCAATATTAGATTTAATTACTCTCCATATATCGTTTTTGTTTTTTATCCAGAAAGATTGTTTATAGAATTTACTCTTCTGAATCGCTTCATCCATAGAATCTCTTGATAATTTAGTTTCTTCTACTATTTTATTCACAGATTCCCAGACTTTTATTATATTTCCATTTATATCACATTGATATATTTCAGATCTAATACTTTTAGTATATTCTGTTACATCAAGTTTATCAACCTTTTCTCTAGACCAATAAGATTCAAATGCAGAACGTTTATCATTTATTGCCATTTTAAACCTAGCTGGATTACATTGGAAATGTTCTACCGCAAATTGAAATCCATCCCATTCTTTTACGAAATTTCCTTCAAGATTATATTGATATAATTTTTCATATACAGCTCCTTTTAAACCTCCTAAAGCTACATTATATGTATCCTTTCTTTTCACAAAGTCTAATGTAACTAATTCAGCCTCTTTATTATAAGCTTCTTCTTCTGTATCAAAAATAAAGAGTATAGCTCGTTTGAAATTTTTATATCCATACTTCTTTACAGCATTTTGGAAAGGTGTTTTTGGATCTTTAATAACTCCTCCAAGAGAATGTTTAGTAACTCCATTTCCTATATAACCGTCAAAAACATCAGGATCTTCTGTCTTATGTACTCCAATATAAATTTTGTTATTTACTAAGCACGTTGTGCAATAAACGATATATTTCATTATGTTTGTATTTAAATAGTTTTACTTATCAGTTAAGTTATTTCCCATTTCCCTATCACTTGATAGGTACGTCACAAAAGACTAGTCGTTGAACCTAAATTATACCTGTCCTATTAAGGCTCTTAGTATAATCCTTGGCTGCTGATTGTCTAAGATAGAGTTTCCAGCAATTAAGGAAATTGTTTTCTTTAATATTACTATTAAAGGGGATCGTAGCTTTAAAATTTAAGATTTCAACCCCAGTAAATCATTTTCTTTTTATTCCTCCTGACCGTTTCCGTCAAGAATCTTCATGTTTCCATGAAGTACAGACTATATTATCACTCCTAAAAGTGTCTCCTCTTTCGAACTTACTTAAGTTCTATGCCTATTTAATAGGACTTACTAGTCGTTGAACCTTTTTCTTTATATAAAGAAACTTGGCTGCGGATTGTCTAATATTTAACCTTATTACTATACCGAAGTAGTTACTTTCGCCATATAATTATCACTAATTATATTTAGTAGTTAAATCTCTAAAGATATTCCCGCAATTTAGGAGATTAGGATCCAAAATGATTCAGATCCCGCAACTGGTGTGCTAGCGGTTCCTCCTGAGATACCGTCGATCCCGCCTCAAAGGCTATTTTCTTATATTTTCATATAAGTTAGACTATATCATTAACTTGTTATAAGTTTATTCAATATATTTAAACACAAACCCTTTACAATGTGAAGCAGTTCCTTTAAGAACCTTGCTAACATTAGCATATTGTTTTCTACATTCCCTAACAGTATCAAATGTTTCTAATAGATTTCCTTCAAAATCATATCTTCCTACTTTTCTTTTTTTACATGGATTGAAATTTTTGGGAATTTCTAATTTATCTACTTTCTCCCAAGACCAAAAGTATCCACCACAACTTTGATTTAGATTTATAGCATTAGATAATCTATTTTGTTTTAAATTACAAAATTCCTTAGCTTCTTTAGAATTTTTAAAACTACGTAAAAAATTACCTTCTAAATCATACTGATAGATAGGGTCATTACTTCTTTTTCTTTCTTGAGATTTTATTGGATAAACATCAAATTTTCTATCGGAAATATAATATTTAGATATTTTAGTTCCTAATTTTACAGCTTTCTGTATTGAACTAAGATTAACATCTAAGTATCTAGCTGTATCAGACATAGATTTAAATTCCATGAAAAATACTCCTTTAGAAGTATATAAATAAGTTGATTTCTTTTGTAAAATAGGTTTGTTAGACAGATCTAGTTTATCAACTTTTATATCAGACCAATAAAATTCTCCACTCATACTTCCATTCAATACTGCACGCCCAATTGCAGCTTCATGAATATGAATATGATCAGATGCCTCTTTAATACTATTAAAAGATCGTAAATAGTTTCCGGATAAAGAATACTGGTATATAATTTTATTTAATAATGGAGGAGTATCTCCGCCTAATGTAATATTATATGTATCAGATCTTCCAATGAAATTTTCATTTACTAAAAATCTTTCAATATTTTCTGCTTCTTCTCTTGTATTACATATAAATAATGTAACTCTAGAGAAAGCATCAAATCCGTATTTCTTAACAGCACTCTGAAAAGGAGTTTTTGGATGTAATATACTAGATGGTTTATATATATTTACCCCATTTCCCAAATATCCATCAAATTTATCAGGATTCTCTGTTTCGTGTATTCCAATATAAATTTTTCTGTTTTTATTATTTATCGTTAGGTATACTATAGTTTTCATATATTGTGTTTTTACTTATACATTAAGTTATTTCCCATTTCGGAAGTAGAACTTCCTACGTCTATCCAGACTAGTCGTTGAACCCAATTTTGGAGTTTACATAAGTCTTACATATCCCAAAACCTTGGCTGCTGATTAGCATGTAATATTTATATTATTTAGCTTTCCAGCAATTAGAGAAATTTATTTTTCTGCATATCACTATGCAGCGGCGCAAGCGGATCTATTTACGCCAATTACATCAGTTTTAATCATATCACAGCCCTTGAACGTCCAAGATTCAATAGCTGGTTTTCCGTTAGCTAAGTCCGGAGTTAAGTCAAGAATAAATCCGAATGCTTGATCAGGATATTCTATATTTAAAGCCTTATCCGGCATGAAAGTAATCGTATTACCCTGATATTCATAGCTAACAAAAGTATTACCTACTTTAACACCATCAACCGTTTCACCTACTTTCTTCTTCATACCAGAAGATTTACTATACATCAAAGTAGCAGTAGGAGTCCACCTTCCGATTTCATTCATCAAGTTATCACCAATTTGATTCCAGAGTAAAGAGTTACAGATTAATACGTAATCATTACCAGTTAAATTCTTTGCCTTAGAGGTTAAGAAACTTAATGCTTCTTTGAAGTGTGAAGTAAGTAATTGATCGAAAGAGATTAAGTATGCGTATCTTTCTATTTGAGGAATTATCAATTTTTGTTACCCTAAACAAGTTTACTGTTTAGTTCATGTACTTCATTTAATACATGTTCAGACTAGGTCTTCATCCAAAATTTTGGATGCTCTCTGTTCGTGGATTTATAACTATTCGTTCTCTTGCATTATTTTATACTGTAAGGATGGAAGAATATAAGGTCGAAGAAGATTACTTAACTTTCTTCCCTCTTTAGTTCTACATTTTATATAATATTTAGTAGATCCATCTTTCATTACTTTTGCAATTTTATACATTTTAATTCCATACGTAGAAAATAACCAAATTATATTTTCAGTATCTTCTAAAGAAGTATATGTATATAAATGAAAGCTATGAGATCTAATTTTTCCGGTTTTCTTATTTCGATCAATTCCGTGACTTCCGTCATCCATCCACCATAATGCTATAGCTTCTGGAGTTAAATAACTTAATAATTGTTTAGAAAATACCTTAATTTTATTCTTATAGATCCATTTATATAGTATTCTAAAATACCGATGGCCTTTAGATAATTTATATTCGTCGTGATATAAATCCTTTCTATGATAAAGTTTAGGTTCTTTACAATTTAAAAGTTTTGAAATTAGTTTAGCTTTATATAATATATAATCGTATTGTTTATGTGAATGTGATATTTCTAAAGCTATTCCGGAATTTGGATTTAAATGTCCATCTCCTAATATTAATCCTATTAATAATGCTTTTTTATTTCTTTCCATACGAAGTAATTATTTTACATACGAAGTAATTTTATTTAGTTATAAATCTAGTCGTTACACTCGCCCATTAGATAAATTAAAATCTAACTGCTTGGCTCGGCATTGGCATCTCAGCTTTTCGCCGAATTAAGAGAGTGTTTCATAATTAATTACTTAATTAAGCGGCTAAATTCCAACCGTCTCCAATATAAACGGGTCTCTGCGTTTGCGGATCCACGATGGTAGTTTTTCCGTTGGCATCCACTGAACTACGTGCCCAAAGATCGTGTTTAGCTTTAACTTCTAAGAAATTCTCAATAAGAGTCTTCTCCATTGAAGTCATAGTAAACAATTTCTCACTTCCTTTAGTTTCCGTATCACTAATTTTCAAGAATACATCTTCATTAGCTAAATAAGCCTGAGATGCATCAATATCATTTCTATGTAAGGTCAAGTAATTACGATGAACCTCCATATTAGACTGATATTTAGTCGTTCCAAAGTCGTGATAATCAAACGGATGAGCATTTGATAAGAAGTGAGTAGTCATACCAGGTTGACACGCAGAAGTATCAAGATACGACATATAATCAGTATCGATTAATCGAACAGTGTATTCATAATATTTATTACTTCTCCAAATTGGACGAGCAGTAACATAACACTGTTGATGTGATTTATCTATCACGAAAATATCATGTTTATCGTAGTATTTTTCTTTAAACAACATCCGAATTTCAGTTCCTCCAACACCATCGCCTTCTGGAACAGCAACAAACGGAATACGTTTAATGAACCTATTCTATTTAAAGAACTTAGACTATATCATTTACTTATTAGTATGATATTTAAAGATATAATCTTTATAATATCTATCCCCCATCTGGATATTCTTTAATTTATTTGATGGGATATTGTATTTTTCTCTTACTTCTTTTATAGTATTTAAAGTCTCTATATAATTCCCAAATTTATCATACACATCAATTATCATTCCATTAGAATAACATTTTTGTGGAACTTTAGATACTTCTGTAGTAGATATGTAATAATCCTTATACCATCCCTCGTTATAAGATAATATATTCTGAATTTTAGCCCATGAATGAAGATTTATAACCTTCATTACTTCTTTCCCTTTAAATCTTCCTATATAATTTCCTTCTTTATCATATACATAATAAATAAGATTCTTACAACTTATCCTAGCCTTCGGAATAAATTCATCTACTAACTTCTTAGATATATAATATTGATTCTGTACTAGAGACTGATTTTTAATAGCTTTACTTATATCTAATATTCCTATATATTCAGCACATTCCTTTTCTGATTGAAACTCATTTAAGAGCTTCCCTTTTTTAGAATATAAATATACAGAAATAGGTGGATTAGATTTCTTACAATATTTAATAACATCTATCTCTGGTTCTAATGCCCAATAAGAATTAAGAAATTCATATTTCCTATCTATAGCATATTGAAACTTTTTAGGAGATTGTCCATAAAAATCATATGCCTCTAAAGAATATTCCCATTTCTTTTGTAACTCTCCAGATGTGTTAAATTGATAAATTGTTTTATATGAATTTGTATTTAAATAATTGTAAGTATAATCCGCTTTTAAATACTCGGCATTTATTAATTCAGATTCTTTATTATATGCCTCCTCCAGAGTATCATAAATATATAAAGTAGTTCTCTCAAATGCTTTTGTTCCATACTTTTTAACAGCATATTGAAATGGAGTTTTTGGGTACATATAAGTACTTGGTTGATCTATATAAACTCCACACCCTAAATATCCATCAAAAGTATTAGGATCATTTGTCTGATGCACTCCAATATAAATTTTATTTAACTCTCCAACTTTAGATTTTAAATTTTTAGTAAGATATACAATATATTTCATAAGTAATTCAGTTTTTTAATCTTATTTAAATAATAAGATTTACAGGTTTCCCCTAGTCGTTGAACACTACTTTCATCAAAGTCATGCTGCTGATTGTCTCTAGTAGCAGTAAAGATTCCCAGCAATTTAAAGAATTTATTGTGAACCTCATTGATTCACATCCACGTCCCATTCGATAGCAAAAGCATCAATACTCTTACGTCCGGGCTTAGGAATATCTTGATAAACCATATTTTCAATTCTCTCAGTTAAAGCTGATACAGTATGTCCGGGACATAAAGATGCAGCTAAACCTACTCTATGAGTAATTCGTCCCAAGAATTGGGAGAAGTCATGAAAAGTTCTTGAGCCATTCATATTAGCTCGATTTGAAATGTATTCTGCTACAAACATTTTAAATTAAATTTAGATCTAATCCTTTAGGTTAAGAAAACTTTTTAAATCTGAATTTTCTATTTTATTACCTTTACCTGTTGATAGATTAGATGTGTTATTACTACGTTTTTTATTTTTAAGTTTACTTAATTTCTCTAGTCTATTCTTTAGGTACTCTTCATCGTTAAGTACATTATTATAATGTTCATGAATAGCTTCAATTAGTTCGTCTCCATGAGTAGCATAAAATGCTAATTTAAATAATGTATCTGGATTATCTAAATCACTTGCAAGTTTTGTCCTTCCCGTAATCTGGGGTTTAGTTATATAATCCATTGTACTATCTATATCTGATTCTTCAAGGTCAAAACCTCCAATAGTCTTAATATTTTTTCCAGCCTCTCTAAGAGTACCTACTATCTTATTTAATTCTTCCTCAGATAACTGAGAGTCTTGTTCTTCTTTCTGTTTAGCTTCGGCAGCTAATCTTTCTTCTTCTGCTTTATATATCTCACGTAATTTATTAACCTTTTTCTCAAAAGATTCAGAATTTTCTTTAGCTTTATTTACTTCATCAACTAATTCATCTTCTGTTAAAATATCTCCGTAATTATTTTTTATATATAAAGCATATATATCCTCATCTGATAATTCATCTACCTTATAAACAGCTCCTTCATTTGCTAAATATTCCTCAATTCCTTTCTGTTTGTAATAATTTACTAAAGATTCGGAGTTAAGATTATTTTCACGCATAAATGTAAGAAGATTTATCTCATCATCGTCTAGGTTATAATCATCTTCTTCTAAATTAAGAAGTTCTATTTGTTCTTCTCTGCTTAACTCAGTAAATGGGACACTGTGAATTACTCCGGTTTCAGTATCCTCTATTTTTATATTATTAAAATCTATTCCTCTAGATTTAAGAACAGACTCTAATAAAGATTGTTCGTCTATAACAGAAGAAGTATTCTCCTCTGTATTAACTTCCTCTTGGGAAGTATCTTTTTTACCATCCACATTCTCCTCAGATGATTTTTGAGGAGTAGATTCTTCGTCTAATGAGTTGAAGATATCTAAATCATTTTCATATTCCATATACAATATTTATTACAGAAGTTCTATATATTCCCCAAACTCTGCTAAAGACTTCTTTCTAATATTAAAAGGAGTAGAGGAAATAGTTTCTTTAAGAGAATTTTTATATTTATCATCCAATTCAAATGATTCCGATTCTACATTCTCTTCTAAAATTTTCATAATCTCTAAATCTCTTTTAATTGTAGATAAAGTTAAAGCTTTTTGGCTCGGAACTTCATAACAAAATAACATTAGACTTACATAATTAGCCGGACGCTGTGCATCCACTTTAATGTCAATAGGCTTATTTTCAATAATCATAGTTCATTAATTTTTAGTTATTCATCCACAAAAGTAGATAATATTTGTATGTAATACAATAAATAAATAAAAATTTTATTTTTTAATTTTATACGATTGTATCTTTATCTTATCTTTAAAACAATCAGATGTTGCAGTAATTTTACTAATATAATGATTCCGGAATCCTATTGTACTATATCCGAATTCTTTTCTTTTCCTAAAATTATACCAATATATAATATCTCTATAGTCTATTATAGTTATATTTATATCAAAATCTAAAGAATCTATAGTAAGATATAATTTCTCATTATTAATTTCCAGAGTTTCATGTAATGTAATACAATCAATAGATTTAATTATCGGAATACAAGTATCTTTTATTATTTCAATATTATTTAATATAGTATCTCTAATTACTTTAGTTGTGTTTATATTAGCTTTAATTACATTGTCTAATTGTTTAATCTTTAAATCTTTTTTCTCTAATTCCGATTTAAGTAAAGAATCCTTTGATAAAATTATTCTTTTAAATTGTTTCTCTGTTACGATATGTACTTGTTGAAGAGAATCTATTGTACATAATTCTGAGGTATGAATATCTTTTAAATCTCTAATTTCTCTAGATTGTTTATCTACTAGTTTTATTAAATATATTAAGGATATGATAAAGATTCCTAATGTAATATATTTAATTAGTATTGTTTTCATTATTATTAGATTTATTTATATTCTTTCTCCATATAGATGTAATAGTGTCAGCTCCTAATAGAGTAGTACTACATATGAAGAGCATATCTACTATTTCTGGGGATTCTGTTACTTTTATTGTGCACCATATACATATAAATAAACAAACTACCCACCCAAAAAATCCACATACTCTCTTAGAACTTAATCCTGAATGAGCTGTGAACATCTTAATAAAGAAATTATTACAGTTCATTTTAGAATCTGATTATAATATTATATACTTATTCACCTTTAAAACCAGGAAAATATTTTTTATAATTTTCTGTAAACCATTTAGCGAGATCTTTTTTCATTTTGATCTCTTCTCCAGTTTTCATGCTTTCTTGTATAGCCGCGTCTAATGAATATGGAGGTCTTGTATAATCAATTAATTTTCCTGTTTTCTTATCTTTTTGTACAGATGGATAAACATATCCATGAACACCATCATCACTCCATCCCATTTTATGTGTTGCAATTGATAAAGGATCCACCCAGTCTTGAATAAATTCTCTATTTGGATCCTTTAATCTATTGATAAAATCAATATTTTTTATATTTTTAATTGCAGTTATTAATTTAGATGTGTCTGTAATATGTGATAAATCAACTGGCATTTTGTTTAATATTTAAATTTGTAGTATATTTAATTTAGACAGTATAAGAGTTAATAATTCATTATTCTCTTTTACATAATCTAATATACATAATATTTGTTGGGATTGGGGACATTTATCACATCCTTTACATTCCCTTAAAGAATCTTCCATATTATTAAGCGTCTATTGTTAAATATTTTATAATCATTCTGGGATTATTGTAATCTATATTACCTTCTTGTATACCTCCGATTTGTAGTCCAATAGAATCTAATGGGATAGCATTAACATTTCCAAAATCCCATAAAAGTGCTCTTATACTATTTGATTCATTAATATGATATAACTTATTATTTATATATTCTATTGCGAAAATATTAGCTTTTCCCATATCTCCTCCATATATTATAGGATGATTAATTGGATCAGCATTTCCATTAACGTCTTGTACTACTATTTTAATTGTTGGGTTAGTAGTATCTGTACTTCTTAATATACTTAAATACTTTCTATCATTAGTATCTGATACTAAAAGAGTTAATAAACAATTATAAGAATTTTCAGAACTTCCAATAGCAGTAATAGTATATTTAAAAGAAACTCTCCAATTATTTTTTCGATTCTCGAATAGATTAGCTATTAATATAGATGAATAATCTTTCATAAACTTAGCTCCAGTTCCACTATGCGAAATTGCTCCTACTTTTCGAATAAGTGAAGTAACAGAAGATGTAGTTGTATTAGATACTCCATCATATAAAAAAATCTGAGATAATATTTTAATTATATCATCATCTGCTGGAAAATCATATAAACTATAACTACTAAGTGGAGTAGGATTGGCTCCAGAAAGAATAGCTCCATCTTTATGTATAAAATTCATATTTGTACTACTAGAAGATCCTAATCTATTAGCAGCATCTTTAAGAGTTAAAAAATCCTTACTCATATTTCTAAGTTTTAGTTCCGAATACTATCCAATCTATAGTTTTTGGATCTTTTCCTCCACTATACAATCCTATATATGTCTTTGTTACACCCATAACATTACAAGAATATCCAGCTTCATTATTTCCCCGAAATGAACATACAGCAGTTCTTGGTATATAATCTCCTTGTAACGATACTCTAGTTTCAGTATGTCCCTCACATAAAGTACTTCCTATCTCAAATACCAAAGGACCTAATGTCATGACTACATGACCTGGTCTAGTTATATCATGTGTAGTCTCTAATATATTATCTAATTCCGTTATAAACTCCGCCATAATTGATTATTTACTGATAATCCTATTATTAAAAATGTTACAGTTTTATCATCTTTTCCCCCCAGAGAAAATGTTACTCCTGTAGTATTTAAACTAGATATACTTATAGCATATCCTTGTTCATCATTATTTTTTAATGAAGCCATTCCGGTAATTATCCCACTAAATCCTTTTAATGGTACAGAAACAACATCATACCCAGGACAAGTAGTAGTTCCATAAGCGATTCGTAGTCCTTTATAATTTATATATGTAACAGGATCTACCATTTCCACGGAATAGTCCTCTAAATTATCTTCTGTTAAAAATTCAGCCATATTTAATCACTTTCTCCTATTATTAAATAATAAAATTCTTTAGGATCTTTCCCTCCGAGTATGAAAGTAGCCGAGGTATTAGTATAAGAGGATAAATTTACTGTATAACCTGCTTCATTATTATTTTTTAAACAACAGAATACTCCATATACTGATTTAAATCCGGAATAAGTAATTGTTATACCTTTTCTAGTTATAGAAGAATATCCTCCAACCATTCTGAGTCCTAAACCTTCAATTCCTCCAGATCCAGTAGAATCTAAAGCTCTATCGTTTACAGTTAGATATTCTGCCATATTATATTATTTTAGCCCTTTGTTTTAATCGATGTACATCATCTTCTAAAGATTCGATTTTGTCTTTTATTATATTTAATTCTAAGGAATCTTTTTTAATAAAGATTCTATGTAAAAATGTTTTAATTTTATTTAGTAACATATTAATTTAATTAATATCCTATAGCTAACCAAAAAAATTCACTTCTGGTATTTACTGGAGGAGTTCCTACTAATTCTACTGTACATGAGGAATTTGTGAAGGATTTAATGGTTAAAACATCTCCTTTAGACCAATAACCATAATAGTTATTAGGAGTGAGTTGCACTACACAGCATTTAGTAGGAAATGTTTTTGGATACGATACTGTTGCAGTCATACTTCCAGTATTAAGGTTACCAAGCCCTGACTGAATTAATATCCCCCCCCCTTGTAAGATATCTGCTCTTGTAGGAGTTGCTTTAGAAAATATATTATTTAAATTATCCTTTGTTATAAATTCTTTTGCCATATTTAAAATATTGTTGTGTAAGTATTTCCTTTTTGATTTAAAGTTGTTCCGTAAAGAGTTCCTTTATAATCTATGATCTCCAGTTGTGGATTATTTGTGTTTAAAACTCCTAAAATCTCTCCGGTGTAGATATCCATAAATCTGTAATTAGGCGAATTAGATCCGGCTGATACTTGCAGGCATAATCTTCCATTATATCTTATCGCTCTTGCAAAATAGCCGTTATTCATTGAACTGGTACCAAATGGTACAGGTTTGAGTGATGAGGAAGACAGCGGGTCCCAATAATTATGTATACCTATAGTTCTTCCTGACTGTTCAGTCATTACAAGAGAAGAGTATGTCGCTTCGTCTGATGACAGAGGTGTCATGTCCAGCATCCATAGATAGCAAGTAGGAGATACATCAGCCCCCTTTGTATAACTAACACTACCATTTGTACTGTTAACCTTGATAGCAGCCATATATCTGTAAGTACCGGAGGCATTAAAATAAGCTTCATGGGCATTTCCATTTCTTCTAACAAACCCGAAACTTCTCGGATACTTAAAGGTAGATCCTGTATAGGAACCTATAGGATTTAATCTTCCATTCCCTATCCTATACACTCTGTACTGAGTTGTGGAATTGGAAGAACTTCCTGCACTACAAAATAAATAATCCCCTGACAGAGCGACAGTGTGAATAGCATTCCAGTAAAGAGTGGTATTTGTGCCAAGAGCTATAGGAGCTGTTATGATTTGTCCGTCAATTACCACTCCGAATGTGATATTATTAAGATCCGTGCTAAAGCTAAAAGGTATTCTGGAATCAGATCTGTTTGACACAATACCTATACGGCAATATCCATTTCTCGGAGAAATATAAGTATTTAATGTTTGTATATTATCAATTTGCTTCTGTACTTTCGATAGAGGTATGAATTCCATAGAAGAATAAGAGGTTAATAAATCCTCTCTTGCTCCTCCGGAGATTGCCTGAATTTTAGCTACAAATTCAGTCCCCCCACCCCACCTCCACCTCCACCTATAGAAGATCCTAAAATATTATTTGTTTGTGCTATAGTAGCAAAGTCTTCTACTTCAATTTCTTTGTTTCCTGCCATAAATTCTTTAAATTATTTAATTCCTGTTCCAAATATTTAATCCTTTCCTCAAAGGCTTCTTTTTCTATTTCCCTTAATCGATGCTCTTCCTTAAATGCTTCCTGTAAAATTATAGGATATCTTTCATATGAAAAGGTTAATATTGAGTTATGTAATTCTCTAGTTAATTCTGGATAGTATTTATTCCAGTATTGAGCAGAAGTCCCAATAGATATATCCTTTTCATCCATCCAATTATATTTAAATCCAGGAGAATTTAATACTAAAGATAATACTCCAGTTATAGCTTCTATATTGTTTTTATATCTAATATCAGATACAGAAGTATCACCAGCTCCAGCTAAATGAGCTGTGTGTTTGGTAAATATTATCTCATCTTGACTATTAATTTTGGCCATTATTGTTTCAGGTGTTTCTCCGGAAGAATTCATTAATGTATCTACATCAGCCCTTAAACTAAGAATATTCTGTTGTAATGGAACTAAATCAGATAGATAAGATATTTCATTATCTCCCCATGTAATTCTTCTATTAAAAGTGCTAGGTATATTAAACACGTTATTAGTCCCCTCTTTATTTGGAATCCATACTCGAAAATCAGTATCCATACCTAGTATCGACCAGTTTATTTCTTTTGTAGAAGGTGCAGATAATTTAAGCATTCCGTTTATCTCACAATCTCCTTTTAATCTTATATATCTACAATACACTTTTTCAGAATAGACTCCGTATATATCAGAACCTAATAAAGTATCAAAATATATAGGATCTCTAATACCTTCTAAACACCCTAATCTTAATCTAGGAGATAAGGGTGCAACTTCATCATTTATACCTAAATAAGATTTATCTAAACATTCTCCAGTCTTAGGATTTGTTTCTCTAATACTATGTAAATATAAAGAATCTTGAGTTTTTAAATATAAAATATCCCCAACTTCTGGAAGTTTTTCTAATTCTCTCTTTCTTTCCTCATCAGTAGTTTTATCTAAATACTCTTCTAAATCCCTATCTAAAACATTCCCATCGATAGTAGCAACTATATTACATCCAGAAATTGTAAAAGTACCCTCATCATAAATCCATTCTAATTTTTCAATCTTAATTCTTCCTTTAGATATTATTTTAGTAGTAGGAATTAAAGTACTTACATCAATCCCTTCCTCAGAATTTTCTGGGATTTCTACATTATATCCATAAGAATGCTTCTCAAAATATAAATAATCTCCTATTTTTATATTATAAATCCCATTTATAGATATCTCATATTTAATAGGAATAACTTCTCCAGATTCTCCAGATTCTCCAGATTCTCCAGATTCTTCTTCATCAGGAACTATTTCAGATATACTAGATACAATTCCTTGTGGTTCAAAGAAATAATTAGTATTTAATCCTCTAGTAATAAAATCCTTCTCTTTAGATGAACTATCCCCAAACGGGCCTTTAGCAGAATTTCTCACTATTAAATTATCTACTTCTAAAGTCCATTCGGAATTTATATTCGCTAATCTATATCCAGCCATTCCCTCTATGAAATTATCAGATATTATTCCAGAATTAAGAACAGCTTTATCTTTCACATATATATTTCCATCTACCTCAAAATTATAGTTATAAGTTGGGGGATATCCTATAGATATATATTTTCCATTTATATATGTGATACCTTCTTTAGAATTAAATTTAATTCCAGAAGTATTAGTATCTAAAACTATTTCATTATTATTAACTACTATATTTAAATAATCTTGTTGATTTTTTACCTGCAACCCATTTGGACCAATTACATTAAGATCTCCGGACCCATGGAGATTATTTTCTAAATTAATAGTCACTTTATCTTTAACTACTCCTCCAGAGGATAGATTTAGATATAATTCTACTAAAGTTCCATTGTTATTATAGTAATGAACTTTATCATCAGAATTAAAATAAACAAAATCAGTAGGTAAGATTGCAATATTATCTTGGTTATCTATAATAACTTTTAAATTCCTTTGAGCAGTTCTGATTTGTTCTAGAGTAAGATTTTGATTATAATTGATAGCTAAATAATCCTCAGAAGTTTCTACGTCGTCTCTATTAGATAATACTGGATATAGCACTCCATTTATTTGAAAATAAATTGAATCTTCTGATTTTACAAAATACCAACCATCAGCAGCTCCTATATCATTTTTATTCTGAACAATATTTATACTATTAGTATCATCAGTAGTCTTACATACCTTTCCATTAGAAATAAGATCTAAAAAAGAATTTCCGAATCTAACTTTTACATTACCTTTTCCATTAAGAATTATATCGGTATCAGCAGATCCAACCATTAAATATGGCTTTCCTAGAATCTTTTCTACTTTAATAAGTTCTCCCATAAAAGTACTTTATTATATTTTACAAATATAATAATTCTAGGTAAAGAATCCAATAATTAGTATATAATAAAAAAAAGAAGAGAATCTCTTCTCTTCTTTCATTTTAGATAGTTAATCTCTATCTTCTTTATGTTTATGTTTTAAATGCTTCATATAATGATAGAAAGCTTTTCCCTCTGGAATAGCTTTATCACGTAACCATAAATATGTAAGCTTAGCACACATTTGAATATCGTCTTTACATAAATCCTTAAATAAATGATAACAGATATTTAATGCATAATGCCAATCATGTTCATTAAAATCCTCAAACTCAACTCCGAATTTTTTAGCGACTTGTTTTGATTCCTCATATTCAAATTCAGCTTCTTTTGCTTTATAATCTTCCATAATACATTCAAGAGCTTCTTCACATAAATCTTTTGTGAAATGAGGGCCATTAATCATTTCATAGAGTTTAAATTTAATTATATGATACATTTCAGGACATTCCTCTTTTAAAGATTCCATTGCATCAATAAATTTATCCTCTAAATCTTCAAATAATTCAGAATCATCATCTTCATCATCTTCGAATAATCTAGATCTTTTATGTTTATATTTATATTCTTCATCATCTTTCTTAAACTTCTTATTAGTTCCTACATATTCCTCATCACTTCCCTCATTCTCATCATCTTCTCTAAATCCTCTATATTTCTTAGATTCTTTAGCTTCGTATGGATAATGTTTCTTATGGGATTTCTTTTTACTTCCCATCTCCGACATCTCCCGTAGTAATTTCTTCATTCCTTCGATTGATTCCATTGCTTATAATTTTAGTAAGTTCTTCAATTTTCTTTTCTAAAGCTAATATCCTATTATCATCAGAAGAAATTCGTCCAAGTGAAGGATTATCCCCTAATAATTCTTGTTCTACTTTTTCACATTCTTCTACTATTTTATTATATCTATCTAAAGATTTAAGTTGATTAGTAGCGTCAGTTTTCCTTACTCTGATTTCCTGTAATACATCCTCTTTAGTGATACATACAGTACGTGTATCAGCTCTAGCTATAGACATATCCCTAGTTACAGTAAATGGGAATTGAACACCATTAAATAATGCGGTAATAGTTAAACTCTGAACCGGTTGATTAATTCCGGTCTTCTGCATAAGAGTTTGGTATACATTATTTAAATTCTCTTTAGGAGGTTCATTAACAATAACTGTTTGGACTAATCCTTTTATATAAGTTAAATCCTTTTTAAATTGATTATAATCAATTAAATATAAAACATCACCTGGTTTTAATTCTCCGAAATTCATAAGATATTATTTTATTTAAATATTAAACATTACGCACCAGGAGTAGCTGCTACAGCAAACTCTAATGCTACATTTCTTGAAAATTTATTAAATGCTCCATCTGGACATCCACCGCAAGTATTAGTAAACGTTTCAGCATCATTTAAAGTAGTTGTGGTAGTTATAGTAGGAAGAGTACCTACAGAAGGAGGAGTAGTTAATTCTAGAGGAATAGTTATAGTATACTTCTTCACAGTAGTTTTAAGAACTGAACAAGAAACAGGTCTATAAGTTATCGTGTGCACTAGCGAATAATTTAATAGAAACACATTAGAAGTACCTACTCTAGTTATAACAGGATCTTCGATAGTAATTGTACTGGAAAATCCTTCTCTACATATTAAAGATGGGAATCTTTCTACTATTTGGAGATAAGTAACTCCTTCATTAACGAATCCTTTATTATTTATTACACTCATAACAGTATTGTATTAAATAAGGGAGATTTCTCTCCCTTATGATGTTAATATTTAAATTAAGCAGGAGTTACAGTTGTTGAAGCCGGACATCCACACCCATTATTGCATCCGTATCCGTTATTATATCCATAAGGATAAGCTTGGTAAGCAGGAACTGGTCTCGGAGGAATTATACATTCGAGATAGTCCAATTTAGCGGTAATAGGATTAATTAAAGCTTGTAAAGCGTTATATTGCTGTAAGGTCTGAACACTGTTATTCAATTCAGCATTTCTAGTTTGAAGAGCTTCGATCTTGTAATCACACATCATGTCTTTAATAGACTGGAATCCTTGGTTAATAGCTATAGTCTGTGCATCTATTTTAGATCCTACATTAGCAAAACCTTGGTTCATGTTATTATTTATATTACAAGTTTGTTCCTGACAACGTAATTGTTCCTGATAACCTAAACTAGTTAAATTTAAATTAACAGCATCTATTGATCTCTGAGTAGAGCAGCAACATTGATTAATAGCTTGTTCTATAGAACATCCAGTAGATTGAACAGTACTTAAGATAGCACTATTAGATGCACAGATTTGATTGATTATATCTTTCTGACCAAGACCTACAGTCTGACCAACCTGATTAATAGCATTCTGAATTGCGTTAGTATCACAATTTAACTGAGTAGCTAAATTCTGTACAAAATTCACATTATCTCTAGATGCAGAATTAATAGCAGTTAGTAAGTATTCATTAGATAATGCTGACTGTACTTCCGGAGTTCCAAAACCAGCACCGAATCCATTACGCCCAAAGCCACCAAAACCACCATTACAGAAAGCTAGGATAAAAATAAGCCAAACAGCCCATTGACCTCCCCAACCATCATTATTATTTCCATCTTTAGATAAAGCTAAAAGACCTGCTAAATCATTTATTCCACTACCAGACTTTCCAGCTTCTGGAATAAAATTAAAAATATTAGGCATTCCACTGCCCATTTCGGTAAAATTTGCCATAGATTAAATAAGTTTAAATTAGACATAAAAAAACTATCTTCGCGCTCTGATTGTTTTCATAGCACAAAGATAGTTAATATATGATTCATTTAAACGTATTCTCTATCTGTAGCTCACACATGTGATATTTTAATTTAAATTCTTTATCGTAATTCTTTAGATATTCACATTTATTTACAGCTCTTATTATAGTAGAGTGATGTTTATTATAAATCTTAGATAAACGATAGAAGGAGATTTCATATTTAACGTGTAAGAAATAGAATAAGATACTTCTAGCATCTGTATAAGATCTAAGCTTTCTATTATCTCTTAATTCTTCTATCGTGATATTAAATATATTAGATATTATACTTTCTAATCTGTTTATTATTTCTTCCATAGAGATCATATTTAAATTTTATATATCCCTAGTATCAATAAGTATATATAAGCTGATATGTCTATGGAACGATATTTATATTAGTAAATATAATATATAAGGTTATTATATCAATTTCTGTATTAATGAGGTTAAATCATTTAACCTAGTATTTAAAGAATCAATCTCTTCTTTAAATCTCTTCTTTTCCTCTTCTCTCAATCTATGTTCTTCCTTTAAAGCTTTTTGTAGTACTACTGTATAACGTTCGTAAGAGAAAGTTTTTGTTCCATCCTCCATCTCATGTACTAATTCCGGGATTTTATCTTCCCAATATTGTGCTGAGGTACCTATAGAGGTAGTTGTTTCATCTTTCCAGTTGTATGTAAATTCAGGAGCGTTGAGGACTTTATTTAAAGTATCATCTGGTAAAGAATTAAAATTAGATTTGAATCTTATATCTGATGTAGATTGTAACCCTGCTCCAGCTGAACATACTACATGCTTCGTAAAAGTAATCTCGGATTGAGAATTAATTTTTGACATGATAGTAGCAGCTGTCTCGGCACTTGGTATAGAAGGCTTGTTACTTAAATCATTATAACTTCCTGATGTAGCTACGGTAGCAAATGATGGTTTACTTGTAACTTCACTCCAAGATGGCCAACGAGTCACATAAGCTGAGGGTGCAGCCTTTAACAAAGCATCCCAAGAAGCTTGTAGATCACTAATACCAGATAAAGGATGTGTGTGGCTTGATGGAGTGAAGGTACTTGGTTTACTTGTTATCTCAGACCAAGAATAAGAAGGCTTACTTGGTGCTTTTGCCCACGCATATACATCAGATGC